CCTACTAACACCCCCAGTCAAACTCCAACAAACACACCTACTCAAACCCCTACTCGTACTACAACACCAACTCAAACACCTACTAATACACCTACTAACACCCCTACTCAAACAGCTACTCAAACTAGAACACCTACACAGACACCAACAAATACAGCTACTCAGACACCAACAAACACACCTACAAATACAACAACACCTACCAATACTCCTAGTCAAACTCCAACAAACACACCCACAAATACAAACACCCCTACCCAGACCGCTACTCAAACCCCAACTAATACTGCAACTAACACACCTACAAATACACAAACCCCTACTCAAACTGCAACTAATACACCAACACAAACTAGGACTCAAACTCCTACCAATACTCCAACTAATACAATAACTCCTACAAATACTGCAACACAGACCCCAACTAATACTCCAACACAAACTCCAACTAGAACTACAACTCCTACTCAAACCCCTACTCAAACTGCAACTAATACTCCTACTAATACAATAACCCCTACCAACACTCCTACTCAAACTAGGACTCAAACTCCTACCAATACTCCAACTAACACTATCACTCCAACACAAACCCCTACTCAGACATCAACTCAGACTCCTACTAATACAGCAACACCAACAAACACGCCCACACAGACAGCAACACAGACTCCTACCAATACTATAACTTCTACTCAAACCCCCACAAATACTCCTACTCAGACACCGACGAACACTGCTACTCAAACTCCAACTAGAACTACCACTCCTACGCAAACCCCAACTAACACCGCAACTAATACACCAACTAATACTCCAACAAACACACCTACAAATACAATAACACCTACAAACACTCCTACAAGTACTGCAACGCAGACCCCAACACAAACACCAACCCGTACAACAACACCAACAAACACTCCAACACAAACCCCTACTCAAACTGCTACTAACACTCCTACTAATACGGTAACTCCAACAAATACTCTTACACAAACACCAACCAATACGCCGACTAACACACCTACTCAAACTCGGACTCAAACCCCTACAAATACTCCAACTAATACGATCACTCCCACACAGACTCCCACTCAAACCTCAACGAATACTCCTACCAATACTGTAACACCAACAAATACAACTACACAGACTCCGACTAATACTCCTACACAGACTCCAACCAAAACTACTACACCAACGCAGACTCCTACAAATACTCCGACACAAACATCAACACAGACTCCGACTAATACTCCTACCAATACCATAACCCCCACTCAAACTAGAACCCAAACACCTACTAATACCCCTACTCAAACAGCAACACAAACTCCAACTAGAACCACCACTCCTACTCAAACCCCTACTCAGACTTCCACTAATACGCCAACCAACACTGCAACAAATACTCCTACTCAAACAACAACACCTACCCAAACCCCTACTCAAACTCGGACTCAAACTCCAACTCAAACACCTACTAATACCATAACCCCTACCCAGACTTCTACTAACACCCCTACCCAGACTCCAACTAGAACTACTACTCCTACTCAAACACCTACAAATACTCCGACACAAACATCAACACAAACTCCAACCAACACTACAACCCCTACAAATACACCAACTAACACTCCCACAAATACCCCTACTCAAACAGCAACACAAACTCCAACTAGAACTACCACTCCAACTCAAACACCAACTCAAACTCCTACTCAAACCGCAACGCAGACTCCAACTAATACGATCACACCTACAAGAACAGCAACTAATACTCCGACTAATACCCCAACTCAAACTCCTACTAACACCCCTACCGTAACTATTACAATAACCCCTACACAGACATCAACGCAGACTCCTACACCAACTCAAACACAGCAAAATGTCTTTGATTGCCCGGTAGATACAACCAATAACGTACTAACATCTAGCGGATTATCACCTAACGAATATTACGTAAACGTAGGTACAACTAATGGAACAGTCTGTATTGATGTAACCATTATAGACGGTAGTAATGATACCTGCAATTGCGTGGTAATATGGTACGGAGGTAGTATTGTCAGTACAGTCAACGTACCTGTTAATGCATATCCAAACGACGTAATACACGCTGAATTTAATTACGTTTATAACTCAGGAGTAGGGCAGCAATTATTCGTACAGCATGTAACATCTTCCGCAATTTGTGCATGTGATACTACACCAACCCCAACTCCAACCGTAACTGCGACACAAACAGCAACTCCAACCCAAACTCCTACAAATACAATAACTCCTACCCAGACTCGAACTCAAACACCTACCAATACTCCAACTAATACCGTAACACCAACCAGTACACCGACACAAACATCAACACAAACCCCTACTCAAACTTCTACTAGAACAACAACACCTACTACCACACCTACACAAACTCCCACTAATACACCAACTAACACTCCAACTAATACTGTAACACCAACAAACACAGCTACTCAGACTCCTACAAACACAAGCACACCTACTCAAACTCGGACTCAAACTCCAACTAATACACCTACTAATACAGCCACTCAAACACCTACAAGTACAGTAACACCTACCAATACAGCAACCAACACTCCAACACAAACTCCAACGCAGACATCTACAACAACTAACACACCTACAAACACACCTACAAACACACCTACTCAAACTCCAACCAACACTCCTACCAATACCATAACTCCTACACAAACTCGAACTCAAACACCTACCAATACTCCTACAAATACAATAACCCCCACTAATACCCCTACTCAAACCTCTACCAATACACCAACTAACACTCCAACAAATACTACAACCCCTACTCAGACTCGGACTCAAACACCTACTAATACACCTACAAACACACCTACTCAAACTAGAACTCAAACTCCTACTAACACTCCCACAAACACTATAACTCCTACTTCTACAGCAACTACTACACCTACAAATACACCTACTCAAACAAGCACTCAAACTCCTACTAATACTTCGACTTTAACACCAACTGCTACATTAACTCCAACTAATACCCCACCTTCTGATTCTCAAACTCCTACTCCCACTTCTACTCAAACCCCTACCAGCACTCCTACACAGACTCCAACCAATACTCCTACTAACACCCCAACTCAAACTCGGACTCAAACACCAACTCAAACTGCAACTAATACTCCTACTCGGACTACAACACCTACCCAAACCCCTACTCAAACTAGGACTCAAACTCCAACTCAAACTAGGACTCAAACTCCTACACCTACAGCTGCTGCTTTCCCTACCTTTCAACAAGCCGGTACAGGAACTGGTGTAGCAGTTACAGGTAACTTATCAGTACCTTACCCTGTAACTGGTCTAGCTTCAAACGATCTTTTTGTTCTAACTGTTTCTGTGAGAAACCAAACAACAACTGTAACAACACCTACTGGTTTTACTCTAATTAACGGACCTATAGCAGGAGGAACTACTATAAGACATTATAATTTTTATAGAAGATCTAACGGAGCAGAAACCGGTAACTTAGCCGTAGCTTTTGGAGCCGATGCTGCAGTAACTAAAATAGGTAGAATGGTAAGGTATAGAGGAGTAGTAACAACCGGCACTCCCTACGAAGGTCTAAATACTGCTTCTGGAACCTCCGGTACAGCTACAATGCCTTCTGTAACTACATCAGGAAATAACAGAATGGTAGTTCTACTATGTACATCGGCAGATGATAATACCTGGAGTGACTTTGCTGGTGGCACTAACACCTCACCTAACGTTCTTGCACAAGATGCATTCTTCGCAACAACTCAAGGTAACGATAGTTCCCTAGAACATCAATCCGGAGATCAACGCTTACCGGCTACTATCTCAGGTAATACCAGTACGGTAACAGGCGGTGGTGGAGGTAACGATGATTATGTAATAACAGGATTTGCTTTAATACCAGGGTAAGAAGTATGAGAAAAACTATTTATATTAAGTAAAGTATGGCAATAACGGCAAAATACAGATTTCAACTAGGATGCCCCGGAGGACCGTGTGCAACACCTACACCTACGCCTACTACTACTACCACGAGCACTCAAACTCCTACCCAAACCCCTACTCAGACACCAACACAAACCCCTACTAGAACAATAACTCCTACTAATACTCCTACTCAAACTTCCACTCAAACACCTACTAACACTCCTACAACCACACCTACCAATACGCCAACACAAACTCCTACTAGAACTACTACACCAACTAACACCCCTACCCAAACTCGAACTCAAACTCCAACCAATACTCCTACGAATACTACAACACCTACACAGACAGCTACGAATACACCAACAAACACACCAACACAAACTCCTACTAGAACTACCACACCTACTAATACTCCTACTCAAACTTCCACTCAAACACCTACTAATACTCCTACTCAAACTAGGACACCTACCAATACTCCGACTCAAACTCCAACCAATACAGCAACAAATACTCCGACCCGGACAACAACTCCGACTAACACACCTACTACTACACCTACTAATACACCAACAAACACACCAACACAAACTCCTACTAGAACTACAACACCTACTAATACACCAACAAACACACCAACACAAACTCCTACTAGAACTACAACACCTACCAGTACACCTACTAATACTCCGACTCAAACTCCAACTAACACAGCAACAAATACTCCGACCCGGACAATAACTCCAACTAATACCCCTACCCAAACCAGTACTCAAACCCCTACCCAAACAACTGGCGCTACTCAAACTCCTACTGCAACACAAACTCCTACCAATACCTCCACAAACACTCCTACTAATACACCAACAAACACCCCTACTAATACCACAACTCCTACCCAAACTAGAACACAGACTCCAACCAATACACCAACTAATACAGCTACTAACACTCCTACCAATACATCAACCCCTACTCAAACTCCAACACAAACTCCAACTAACACACCTACTAATACCATAACTCCTACTCAAACTAGAACACAGACTCCAACCAACACTCCTACCAATACCATAACACCTACTCAAACCTCTACTAATACCCCCACTCAAACCCGGACTCAAACACCTACCAATACACCGACCAATACACCTACAAACACAACAACTCCAACTCAAACACCAACCAATACACCGACTAATACACCTACTAATACCATAACTCCTACACAGACTAGAACACAAACTCCTACTAATACTCCTACTAACACTATAACACCGACTAATACCCCTACTCAAACTCCAACTAACACACCTACTAATACCATAACTCCTACACAAACTCGAACTCAAACACCTACCAATACTCCCACTAATACCATTACTCCAACACAAACATCAACACAAACCCCTACTCAAACACCTACTAACACTCCCACAAATACTATAACTCCTACTCAAACTAGAACACAAACTCCAACCAACACTCCTACCAATACCATAACTCCTACTCAAACTCGAACTCAAACTCCAACTAACACTCCCACAAATACTATAACTCCTACTCAAACCCCTACCAATACCCCTACCAATACTCCCACAAATACTATAACTCCTACTCAAACTCGAACTCAAACTCCAACTAACACTCCAACTAATACAATCACACCTACTAATACCCCTACACAAACTCCTACCAATACTCCCACAAATACTATAACTCCTACTCAAACTCGGACTCAAACTCCAACTCAAACTCCCACCAACACTATTACTCCTACACAAACTAGAACACAAACTCCAACTAACACACCTACAAATACCATAACACCCACTCAAACTAGAACCCAAACACCAACCCAAACCCCCACTAATACAATCACACCAACTAATACCCCTACGCAGACTCCAACACAAACACCTACAAATACCATAACTCCTACACAAACTAGAACACAAACTCCAACTAACACACCTACTAATACCATAACTCCTACACAGACTAGAACACAAACTCCAACCAACACTCCTACCAATACCATAACTCCTACACAAACTAGAACACAAACACCAACACAAACACCTACTAATACCATAACTCCTACTCAAACCCCTACTAATACGCCTACCAATACTAGAACTCCTACACCGACTTCACCTTCGCAGCCTATAAGTTTATCAACACCGCAACTAGACGCTTGTACAGCCTGTAGGTTAACCACCTATAGCACAACTGGTTATGTAGCTCCAGGAGATACTACTCCTAATATAAACGATGTTGTATACTCAAACTCACCACTAACGACACCTTTTAATGGAGCAAGCCAATGGTTCTTAACAACTTGGGGCGGGTCTGGAGTGTATTCTATCCAGATTAACGCATCAGGTCAAGTAATCGGTATAACAACTTGTTCTACCTGTCCTTCTCTTACCCCGACCCCTACAGCTACCGCAACCCAAACCCCTACCCGTACACCGACACCAACCTTACCGTGTTATAATCTCGGTACCCTTTATTTTGGAGGAGATTGTACTACAGCCTGCTCTCTAATCCCAGAAAATGCTCAAACCTACTACTCTAACTGTCCTAGCTTATCCGATGGATGTACCTTGTACGTTAATTCAAACTGTACAGGTACTAAAAATGAATATGTATCAAACGGAACCAACTGTTACCTCGTAGGTTGGGACGGAATACCAGGCTACGTATTATCTCAAGGAGCCTGTCCAAGTAAGACTCCAACACCTACACCTACCCGAACCGCTACGCCTCCAAATACGGTTACCCCCACCAAAACCCCCACCCAAACCCCCACCCAAACCCCCACTTCAATACCGCCGGAATTTGATGTAGATGTATATCATAGATTTGGATCTAATAGTGCACCTAACAGTGTAGACGTGTACTGGTCCAACAATGCAGGAGCTAGTTGGAACTTCTGGTTTACACACGGAGTTACTGATGTCTGTACCTTCATGAACACTATACAAATAACCTCAGGACAATCAGTTTCTGTTAGAGTAGAGGACGTTAACCTAGCGACTGATATATACTACAATGCAGACCAAGGCACTGCAGGTACTTGTCCGCTTAATACCGCTACATACTGTCCTAGTACAACACTATTTACAAGTGCCGCTGTAACAGGTAATACATTTATTAACATTAATACTTATGTGAATCCAATGTTCGGCACATTCCAGTACTGTCCATAATTTATTTGAACTATGCTTGAATTACTACATTATAGAAAACATAACGAAGTGAATATCGAATCAGGTAGTATATACTATACTACACCTGATAATACAAGATTTACACCCTTAATGCACGAAGGATTTAAAAACCTAGAAGAAAAATCCGCAGAAATTGTAAGCCAGAATGGAGGGCATATATTAGAAGTAGGATTCGGGCTAGGTATCAGCGCAACTAAGTTTATAAATTCCAATATTGCTTCATACACTTGCGTAGAAATTAATAATACGATCTATCAGTATGCTCAAAATTGGGCTGCAGGAAAAAGTAACGTTACTATCATTAATTCAAGTTGGCAAGAAGCTTTTAGTACTCTAACAACTAAGTATGATGGAATATATTTTGATAATCTAGATGCTGATCACTCACAGTTTTACACAACCGCAAAGCTAGTACTGAATACAGGATCGATAATTGCAACCAACGGAGCTGGGATCTACCTCGGAACGCAAAACATGAATATCGATAGTAACGTACCGGCTCCACATCTGTATGACAACACCTTTACAGAAGCAGTGTATCAGAACCTATTAGCTAAGGGATTCTACAAGGTCTATTGGCAATACTACAATGGCACAGATTACGTAAAAGACTTAAATTAACTAATTATAATAAATGGCTAACACGCTTCTCATACAAGTATCTACCGTAGGAAATGCAGCCGGGCCTTTCAACCTGTATTATAACACAGAAAGCCCCGGAACCCTGCTCGCATCTGGAATAACTGCTCAACAGTTAATAAACGGGTACATGCTATATGACGTAACACCCGCAGCATCAAGCATACTTATTGTTGATCCGGGAATATGTAATACCATAACCACCTTAACCGTTAACTACCCGAGCCCTACAGCAACACCTACCCCTACCCTTACAATAAGTCTTACCCCAACTAAAACTCCTACCCCTACCGGAACTCCACCGGTAACCCCTACTAACACAATAACACCTAGTCAAACCGGAACATTACAACCTGCAACTCCTACTCCTACCGCGACTACAACCCAAACACCTACCCCTACTAACACAGCTACACCACCCGTAACTCCTTCCGCAACAGTTACACCATTCCCTACACCTTCTATAACAAGAACAGTATCCCAAACTCCAACTCAAACTCCAACTCAAACTATCACACCAACCGAAACCCCTGTAACGGCGGTTACCTTAAATGCAAAACTAAATAACACTCCCCTGTATGATGCAACCCTGTACTACTCCATAAACGATACTGTAAATTTTACAGATATAGGAACATACTTTACTAATACTGCAAACTATAGTCCTATAGGAACTTTCAACGCTCAAATTGGAGATACAGTAAGGGTATATGGAGCAGATTACGGAACTACTTCTCAAGCAAGTAGCTGTTACAGCACAGATCCAAACGATCCTTGCGCTTTTACCTGTTATACGGGATCTTTTGTTGTAGATAGCACTAATTTTAATCTATACATCATTATAAACGTGAGCGCTGGCGGATTATTTACGTATTGTTAATTAACATTTCTTAGCAAAAAGATATTTATTAATATATGCCAGTAACTACCGCAACACCTTTCTCTCTTAGCTTTAAGTCTGAATCTACAATCTATCAGACTCAAGTTCGCTGTCATATAAACGAGAACGAATATAATCTAAGTCAGAACCCAAGTGTAAAATCTGACTCGTCAGGATCTTTAAGATCTGAGTGTACTGGTTCTGAATTTCAACCCTACGTAACAACTGTAGGACTTTACAATGAAACCAACGACCTTCTTGTTGTTGCTAAGCTAGCAAAACCATTTTCCATGCCCACAAACACCGACGTTACATTTTTAATTAGATACGATACTTAATATGTGGTTATACCAAGATAAAGAAGTTACAGAAATACAAGATTTAGGTTCCGATACTTACGGGTTTATCTATAAAATAGAAGATAACAAAACAGGTAAGATCTATATCGGTAAAAAAATCCTATTTACAAATAGGAAAAAGAAACTTACAAAGAAAGAATTAGCAGAGATAGAGCCTAAGAAAGGACGAAAACCTACTTTTAAACGAGATATTCAAGAAAGTAACTGGAAGGATTACTATGGTTCCTCAAAAACTTTACTAGAGGAAATAAATAAGCGAGGAAAGTTGGATTTTAGAAGAGAAATTCTTAGATTATGTAAAACTAAAAAACAACTTACATACTGGGAACTTCATTTTCAATGTATAAATCAAGTTCTACTAATAGATTCTTACAATGATAACATACTTTCAAAATTTTATAGAAAAGATTTAATTGATTAACTAATAGTTTATGCCAAAAATATTTGTTTCAATCGCCTCTTATAGAGACCCAGAACTACTCCCTACTCTTAGAGACCTTTTTGCTAATGCTAAAAATCCTAATGATATACACATTGGTATTTGCTGGCAAAGAGATGCTTCAGAAAGCTTAGAAGAGTTTGAAGGAGACACGAGATTACGAGTTATCGATATTCCCTACAAAGCAGCAAGAGGAGCATGCTGGGCTAGATACGCTATTCAGCAACTCTACGACGGAGAAGATTACTATATGCAGTTAGATTCCCATCATCGATTTGTAGAAGACTGGGATGAGAAGTGTATACAGATGATTCAACAGTTACAAGCTAAAGGACATGCAAAACCTTTACTGACCGGTTACATCTCTTCATTCAATCCTAGAAAAGATCCGCAGGAAAGAATACAAACTCCCTGGAGAATGGTATTTGATAGATTCATACCAGAAGGTGCAGTATTTTTCTTACCAGAATCTATCGATAATTTTAGAGAGCTTACAGAACCTGAACCGGCGAGATTCTACTCTGCACACTTTATGTTTACAGTAGGTAGCTGGGGTACTGAAGTTATGTATGATCCCGAATACTACTTCCACGGAGAAGAAATTTCATTAGCTGCAAGAAGTTTTACATGGGGCTATGACTTATTTCATCCACATATGATTATTGCATGGCATGAATATACCAGAGAAGGAAGGACTAAATGCTGGGATGATGACCCTATCTGGGTTAGGAGGAACGATCACTGTCATGCAAGAAATAGAAAACTATTTTCGATGGATGGAGCGGTTTATGTTCCCGAGGAGTTTGGTAAGTACGGCTTTGGTCCTGTTAGAAGCTTAAGAGAATATGAAAAATATGCCGGTCTAGAGTTCAAAACTAGAAGAGTACACCAGGATAACTACAAAAAAGGATTTAATTACCTTGTACCTGATTTTAATAACGTAAACAGAACCGAAGAAGACTTTGAGAGTAGTTTAGTAATAACCTTTAAACACTTCCTAGACGTCTGGCATGAAGAATTACCCGAACGAGACTATCAGTTTATAGTAGTAGCGTTACATGGCGAGAACGACGAAACTCTATTTAGAAAGGACTTAACTCCGGAAGAGATTTCACCTATTGTTTATAACGAAAAGAATTTCAAAGTCTTTCCAGTAGAAGCTCAAGGTATTACCAAACCTAAACAGTGGGTGGTATGGCCTTATTCAACCTCAAAAGGCTGGGGCAAACGTATTACTGGAGATATAAGATAAACTATGAATATTTTTAATAGACAAGATTGGATCGATAACTTAACTTCGCTGCATCAAACTCTAAGTGAAATTAACTTAGAAGATTACGTACAGTATATAGGAGATGATAATTTCCCAAATTCTATAGATAAGGAATGGTTTACACTAGAACCAGGTAAAGACCACTATAGACTGCTAGCATATATCTCACAGCAAACTGACAATACGAAGATATTAGAAGTCGGAGCTTTATTCGGAAACTCTGCTCTAGCTTTTAGTCTTAATCCTAGCAACCTTATCTACTCGTTTGATACACAAGATAGAATATCTCTTAAACAGAGACCTGCCAATGTCGTATTTACTAAAGGAGATATATTTAAACACCCTGAAATAATACTTACTTCTAAAATTATACTTGTAGATACTTGGCACAACGTAGTAGATTTTGAAGTACCTTTTTTCGATTTTCTAAAAAAACACCAATACAAAGGGCTAGTTATCTTAGATGACATAACAATGACGCCAACAATGTACAACTGGTGGGAGTCTATTGAGGAAGAAAAACTAGACGTATCTAGCATTGGACATATAAACGGAACAGGATTAGTATTTTTTAAATAAAAGAAACAACTTAACAATGGAAGATTTCCTAGACAAAGGCTGGTGGCAGACAGGAAGAGCAAACGCAGTCATACAGCAACACCCTAACATTAGAACATTCATGGCCGAACTACTATCGGAAGTAAAGCCTTCTTTAATAATCGAAATAGGAACTTCCTATGGAGGGCTTACCGTTGCTCTATGTGAGATTGTAGAAGAACTTGGATTAGACCTAATCATAGACAGTTACGACCCTTACGTTAGGCAAGGACTCCCGGAAGTTGTTGAGCAATACAAGTTTAATTTTTTAGAGAAAGGAATCGGATCACCGGAAATTGATGAAGAAGTTGCTTCTAAGATACGCAATACCGCTGGAAGAGTTCTTGTTTTATGTGACGGAGCTAATAAAGCTTATGAATTTAATACATTTAGCTCTGCATTAAAGTCCGGTGACGTAATTGGAGGGCATGATTATGCAGAAGATCAAGCGGATTTTGATAATAGAGTTAAAGGAAAATTATGGAACTGGTGGGAATTAGCATATTCACATATAGGTAGTAGTATTAACGACAACGGATTAGTAGATCTCCCTAATGATCTTACACAGAAAGGAAAAGAAGTTGTCTGGATGTTAAAAATGAAACCGTAAATAAACTATGGCAGATATAGTATTAATAACAGGAGCCAGTGGGCTTATAGGAAGTGAAGCAGTTACCTACTTTTCAAGCTATTTCGACAAGGTAGTCGGAGTAGATAATAATATGAGAAAGTATTTCTTTGGAGAAGAAGGTAGTGTAGAAAAAAACACAGAACAGCTCAATAACACAATACCCAACCTACTTAATATAACCTCAGATATCCGCGACTATGATTCTTTAGAGAAGATATTTCAACATTACGGAACAGATCTGAAACTTATAATACATACAGCAGCTCAACCTTCTCATGATTGGGCAGCTAAAGAGCCTTTCACTGATTACGGAGTAAACTCCACAGGCACTTTGAATCTACTTGAATTAACTAGAAAATACTGCCCTGAAGCTGTTTTCTTATTTACTTCTACAAGTAAGGTATACGGAGATAATCCCAATAAGCTACCGTTGATTGAACTAGAAAGACGTTGGGATCTACCACAAGAACATCAGTACTACGAAGGAATTGATGAATACTTTTCTATAGATAACACTAAACACAGTTTATTTGGCTGTTCTAAAGTATCTGCAGATATATACGTTCAAGAATACGGAAGATACTTCGGAATGAAAACAGCAATTTTTAGACCCGGCTGCTTAACCGGAGGTCGACATAACGGCGCCGAATTGCATGGATTTCTAAACTACCTTGTTAAATGCGTACTCAGAGGAACAGAGTATAAAATATTTGGATATAAAGGAAAACAAGTTAGGTGTAATATACATTCCTATGATGTAGTTACCGCCTTTCATGAAGTTTATAAAAATCCGAAAGTAGGAGAAGTTTATAACCTAGGAGGAGCTAGAGATGCTAACTGTTCTATACTGGAAGCGTTCGATATAACCGAACAACTTACAGGAAAGAAAGCGGTCTACAGGTATGTTCCTGAAAATAGAATCGGTGATCACATCTGGTGGATCTCTGATACAAGGAAGTTTAGAAAAGACTTCCCTGATTGGAAGTTAACATATAATATAACCAATATTCTTCAAGATATTATAAACAGTCAACAATGATTACCAAGTGGTGGTATGAAGGTAGAGATGGTTCTCAAGGTAGAACGGACGTTAAAGCTCTTATAGCAGAGCAAAACTACAGAGCTATAGATGTAGGAGCAGGGATTTATTTTTGGAGTTACCCAGAGTGCAAATACGTAGCTGATGTACTTACACCTTCGGAGTTTAAAATAATGGGGGAGGGTATAACAGCTTTTACTATAAACCTACAAGACAAAAGTACATGGAACGAACTATTAGAGTATGTAGCTCAAAATGGTAAGTTTGACTACTCTATATGTTCCCATACACTAGAAGATATCTACAATCCTGTCGAAGTTATACGACTACTAGAAGTTATTTCTAAAAAAGGATTTATAGCTATTCCTTCAAAATATGAAGAACTTACTTTTCTCTACGGTAATTACTATAGAGGAAATCCTCATCATAAGTTCATATTCAATGTTATGAACAACAGACTTCAAATCCTACCAAAAACCGGATTTACTGAAAAAAATCCTCGCTCAGATGAATTAGCTAAAGGCTACTCAAAAGGAATACAATTAGCAATATACTGGGAAGATACTGTAGACTGTGATCTATTTGGATTTGTACCAGTAGTTGGATCAGATAACTTAATACATAAATACTACGAGATATTAGAACATGAAGCCGACGCTTAGAATTACCCGCTGTAACTTTCCAAACCAGTCAATGATATACTGGTTTACTTATTTTAAATCTATTTTAGAACAGAAATACGACGTAATAGTAGATTCGGAAAACCCCGATTTACTCTTCTACTCTAATGTTTACTTCTCTACCGATATGATAGACGATGTAACAGGTAAGCTAGCTAGAGGGCAAGATAGTTACAGTAGTAATGTGAAAAAAATCTTCTGTTCCGGCGAAATAGTTTCAAACCATCAATCAGTACTAAACGAAGGAAGTAATTATTTTGCCATAGGACCTCAACCTGAAGAACATCCAAGGTATCTTAGAATGCAATTACATAATACAACAGCGGCATGGGGCCTCTACGAAGAATCAAAGCTTGTAGATACTCCTTACAGCTGGTTATTGCAGCAAAGAGACGGAGATACCATTTTAGCTAGAAAGAAACACTTCTGCGGAGTAGTACAAAACTCCAGCATACCTCCCCGTATTGAGCTTTTTAATAAATTAACCGACTACAAGTTCGTCAGAGCATCTGGTGGCTGGATAACTAATGTACCACCGGAAGAAGCAACCGCAAGATACATGAGATTAGACGGTGATAGTTATAAGAGCAAGGTAGAGTTTCTAAGCAATTGTAAATTCTCAATACAAGTGCAGTCCAGCAACCTACCCTACTTTACACATGAGAAGATGATACATGCTTTTGCTGCCAATACAATACCTATCTTCTATGGAAATAGTCAAATACTCGAAGATGGTTTTAATCCTGAAGCTTTTATAAACTGTCATGAGTACGATACTTTCGACCAGGTAGTAGAAAGAGTTAAAGAGATTGATAGTAATGATGAGCTGTATAAGCATATAGTAACACAGCCCTACTTTGTAGACAATAAACTACCAGATTACTTTAATCCTGAGTATATTTTAAATTTTATAGAAAAAGTTTTAAACGCCTAGTATGGTTGGACCAGTCAAATATTACTTTACACCGATGTCTATACTTGATATTGGGGCTAATATAGGAGAGTTCTACGGACAATCTGTAGGGTATTTCCCTGACGCATACTACTATTTAATAGAACCAAATCCCGAATGCGAAGAAGCACTACAGTCTCTAGGAGTTGATTATTATCTAGGAGCAGTTAGTGATGTAGAAAAAGAAGCAACCCTTTTTATCAGCACTCTACAATTTAGATGTACAGGGAATTCTTTTTATCGAGAGAAAACTTATTTCTTTGCAGAAGATAAAATAAAACAACACACCTTAACAACTACAACTTTAGATATACTTTTTCAGAATAAAGTATTTGATTTAATTAAAATTGATACTCAAGGATCTGAACTAGACATACTAAAAGGCGGTAAGAATCTTATACAACAAGCTAAAGGAGTTATATTAGAATTAGCAAGAGTAGAATACAATACAGGAGCTCCACAAGGATCTGAAGTTACTTCTTATATGGAAGAACTAGGTTTTATAAAAAGAGAGAGACTAGGGACTAATTTTAACCCGGAAACACGAGAGTTAGTACATGAAGATTATTTATTCATACGAAAAGACTTTATTGTAGAATGAAAGAACTAGCAATTATCACAGTATTTTTTAATTACCCGGAAGATAGGATGCCTATCTTTCTAGAGAATGCTTTAAAATACTACGACAAAGAAGACGTACATATTGCTCGCTTTAGTGGCTTGCCTGAAGATGCTTCATATTATGAGAAACTATGTGCATATAAAATAGATTACCTGCTACCTTACCTTAAAGAAAACATACAGGGCAAATATAGATACCTACTATTCATGGATGCTTTGGATGTTAATTTCTACAGAGATCCAAAAGATCTTATAGAGACTTTTCACACCTTTGGAAAGTCTATTATGTTTTGCGGAGAAAAAGAACTGTGGCCTATAAACAGTTACACACATCTATACAATACCAAGGAAGTATACGGTCCTGCTGCATTCTTAAACAGCGGCCTTTATTTAGGTGCAACTGATAGCATAGTAGCCCATCTAGAAGATATAATACACCAGAACTATCCTGAGAGAGTGACAGATCAAAGTATATGGTCTATACAATATTTACTTAAAGAAGATATAGGAGTGGATCAGAACTATAAATTATTTTTTAGCACTCATAAAGCTAAAGAATTTGTCAATATAGAAGGAAATGAAGTTGTTTTAAAGAATATAAATCCTTATTTTGTACACGATAACGGTCCTTACGGAGACGATACTATTAAAATAACCCATTTACTATGACTTATTTCTTCACTACCTTAGCAGTAGGAGAGCCATACTTTAGTAAGAGTTTGGATTTTTACACAGCAATCCACGAAAAAACTCAACAAGGATACTTTAATATTACAACCTGCGAAGAAGATTTTAAAAAACTTCCAGATATTGTAGGATTACCATACGAGGAGTTTAAAGAAAAATATCCGAAATTAGACATAACAACCGTAGAGAGCTTTAATGCTCGTTCTCAATTTCCACTGCACATGGAAGGATACGGTTTTACTTTTAACTTAAATTTAAAAGTTTTAGCTTTAAAAGCTTGTTTAAACAAAGGCATACCTTTTGAATATATTATCTTTGCGGATGGAGATTGGGGACTACACGACGGTTTTGCTGAGGAAAAACTCTTTACTTTTTTTAATAACTTGGAAGTTATGGACATAGACGTAGCTTTTGAGAGACCAGCTCAAATAGGTAATTACAAAAGTAATGGATTAGAGAATTGTTTTTTTGAAGAAAAATTAAGAGACTATAATGTTCTAGAACATGAAATTTGGGATGAAGCTCATGTAGTTAATGAACAGTTTTTAGGCTTTAGAAACAATTGGAAATTTAGACTCTTTGTACAAAAGTGGGAATCGATGCTTTGGTATAGTATTGCAAATAATATAAGAAATTACCCCGACGGATTTGAGATCGGTGTAGCCGCTCTAGAATCTAAGATGAATTGGAACTGGCATATGTTTGTACCTTTGACAGAATGCTTTTACTTTTACCCTAAATATCATGATACGAAGTATATAAAATTTTAAATTTATGAGAACAAAACTAGTAACAGGATACTGGATGGATATTGTTGAGAAAGGATATACCGGAGCTATGCCAGCAAGGAAATCTAGATACCTAGGCTCTATAATTAGCCATTGCCGTGGATTTCAATACCCGGTAGTATGTTATACTCACGCCAGAAATCTAAACGAGCTTCAGACAATTAAGGAGGAGTACAACCTTACAAATCTAGAGATAAAAGTAAAAGAGCTTTCAGAGATAAAATACTCAAGACAAATTAGAGGACTACAAGATAATAAAACACAGGAAGAAATAGAAAGATTCTGCTTAAGCGGAAGACCGCCAGAAGTTATGTGGGGCAAGTTTGATGTGATGAAAGAAGAGTGTACCGACGACGTAGACTATGTTTACTGGGTTGATGCAGGACTTCAATCAAATCAGATATTCCCCTACAGACATTGCCCCGATAAAGACGCACCAGATCTCCACCAGCATCCTTACAAACAGTACAACTTTACGTTGGTGTTTAATCGAGAAATGCTTGATAAACTTACCCAAAAATCTGACGGGAAGTTCGTAACACTGGTGGGTACTAATCCACAAGATGGATATCATTCTTTCCAAGACTATTCTCCTAAGCCGGGAAATTATCCAATCGCCGGATTTTTCGGCGGTGCTAAAGAAGTTGTGCGTGAGTATTGTGACTTATTCACACAAGGTGTAAATAAACATATTGAAGCAGGTATATTGTGTTTTGAACAAGCTATAATGAAGTATGTTACAGATACAATAGAGCCTTCTAAATTACAACTACACGTATTTGAAACTCACCAGACCGGTATTGATGTAGACACTTTTCATTATAAAGTATGGGATTCATCTCTAGGCCTACCTAAACCTATCTTTCGTATTTGGGAAGAAATTTTAGAAAACTGATGAAAGCATATATAGTACTACAATGCATTTCAGGAATAGGCGATCAATACACCAGTATGCTTTCTGGCTGCCAGATATATCAAGACTTAAAAACACTTGGCTATGAAGTAGAGGTAACCTGGGATGTGTTGAATCAGTATTTCCCCTCAGACCTACCATTAGACTGTTTATTTGACCAGAGCTGCTTTGAAGGAAATACCTCTTACGGAAAAGAACCTCTATTAATTGAGAGGTATAAATTACTACCACAGCTTCAAAATTCTATTAGGATTTACGTATCGGAAATTACACCGGAGTTAGAAAACTACCAAGCGCAGATATATAGCTACTCTTGGTTCTACCGTAAGACTGTAGTAGAACATAAATACGATTGGTTTTTCGATACATCTAAGCAATTCCTAAGCCAGGAAGTTCTGAATAAAGTTGAACTATTCCGAGATAATAAGACTAAAATAAAAGGAGTACATTTCAGAATACAGGATATACACATAGGGAATACCTACGAAGAGTTAAATAGAATACCAGCATATATAGCACCTATCCGGAAAATAAAAGAGTTTATAGTAGAAAACATGGAACAAGACATAATGATCTGTTCTAATAATAGACTTTTTGTTGATACAATAACTGCGGAGTACCCTAACACTTTTCAAAATCGCTTTACTCACGACATACCGTCTTACTACAGTTACAGTTACAAAAACGCTCACACAAGATCAGTTTCAGATTTTATAGAGCATGCTCAAGAAACCGCAGCAGAAATGGCTATGTTTAAGTACTGCGATCAGATATTAACCTACAATACTTTTCATTCTTCTTATCTTAGCTATGGAATAGCACATAATATACACCACGTAGATTGGAAGACAAAATTGAGAAATTTAATTTTATGAATAATAGAGTTACAATAGTGACAGCTCTCTGGAATTTAGGCAGGGGAGAAATTAGTGAAGGCTTTAGACGAGGTTATGACCACTACTTACAGCGCTTCGCGGATCTTATGCGAACTGATGCTAATATGTTTATATTCGTTGCACCGGAAGATGAAGAGTTTGTATGGCAGCATCGAGAAAAGCACAACACAACCGTAATGGTTCGCTCTTTAGATCAAATGAAAACTTGGTTTGAATTTACTGAGATAACAAACAATCTCCGTCAAAAACCAGGATGGGTTGAGCAAGCTGCATGGTTAGCAGATTCTCCCCAAGCTACATTAGAGATGTATAACCCAGTTGTGATGAGTAAGATGTTCTTACTAAACGACGCTAGCTTCTTTAATCCTTTCAATTCAGAATATTTTTTCTGGATTGATGCAGGAATAACAAGCACCGTACATCCGGGGTACTTCTACCACGATAAAGTATTCGATAATTTACCTAACTACTGTAATATACACGGTAACTTTATTTTTTTATCTTACCCGTACATCGGCGGAACTGAGATTCATGGCTTTCCTAGAGAGCAGATTGCTCGCTACTGTCAAACAGATTACGTAGAGTATGTAAATAGAGGTGGATTTTTTGGCGGAAGAAAAGACGTGTTAAATGAAATAAGTAGCGTATACTACGGATTTCTTAGCACTAGCTTGAAAGAAGGACTTATGGGAACCGAAGAAAGCATCTTCACAATAATCTCCCATATATATCCAGAAATGGTGCATAGGTTTGAACTGGAAGGTAACGGGTTAGTATGGCCTTTCTTTGAAAAACTAAAAGGATATAAACCAGCTGTCGATGATAGAGAAGTTGCTCTCTACGTAATAACCTATAACTCTCCTAAACAGTTTGAAAAACTCTGCGAATCGTTTAGTAAGTATGACAATAATTTTTTAGCTAAGACAAAAAAATACCTATTAAACAATTCAACTAATAAAGATACAGATATAGAGTATTCAATGCTCTGCGATCAATACGATTTTGAAGAAATTAAAAAAGATAATATAGGCATCTGCGGAGGTAGACAATTTATTGCAGAACATTTTGCTCAAACCAGTTATAAGTACTGTATCTTCTACGAAGACGATATGGTATTCTATGAAGGATCTGAAGCTGTATGTAGAAACGGGTTTCAAAGGAAGATAACAGACCTCTTTAACAAGGTAGTTGAGATAACAAAGAAGGAAAATTTTGATTACCTTAAGTTTAACTACTCTGAATTTTTTGGAGATAACTCCACACAATGGTCCTGGTATAATGTACCTCAACACGTTAGGGAAGAACTATGGCCTAACAACTGCACATTACCCGTCTCTGGTCAATCTAAAAATGCTCCTCGTACTAAGTTCAATAGCATTAAAAACTATGCTAACCTAAGCTACGCTGATGGAGAGATTTACTACTGTAACTGGCCTCAGATAATGAGTCAAGAAGGAAATAAGAAAGTCTTTCTAGATACAAAATGGCAATACCCTTATGAACAGACTTGGATGAGCTTTGTACATCAAGAGATTATAAAAGGTAACATTAAACCCGGAATACTCCTAGCAAGTCCTACAGAACATCACAGATTTGACCACTACGGTCCTGGTGAACGTAAGGAACACTAAAGAGTAGATTCTGGCAAATAAAATGGTTATATTATAGAATGGAAAATAAGAGACTGCTTATAGGACTCCTTGAAACTGTTTTAGGTAAAGGTAAAAAAACCTCTAAGGACAACTATGCCTACCACTGTCCTTTCTGTAACCATAGAAAACCTAAACTAGAAGTTAATGTCGCTCTAACAGGCAAAGGTGAAAATCCCTGGCATTGCTGGGTGTGTGATATAAAAGGAAAAAGCCTTGAATCTCTCTTTAAAAGACTAAAAGCTCCAAGTGAAAAATTATTTGAACTAAGGACATACACCCGCGGAGAGAGTGGGGAGAATCAAGAGAAATCAACGGATAAACGAATTCTAGCATTACCTAGAGAGTTTATACCTCTGTATAAGGAAAATGAAGCTAGTCACACTTACAGACAGGCTATACACTACATTACATCCCGCGGTATAACTTTAGAAGATATCTGTAAATATAATATAGGGTACTGTGAAAAAGGTAAATATGCTAATAAAATTATAATCCCTTCCTACAGTAAAGACGGACTTATAAATTACTTTATAGCTCGTTCTTTTGAAAAAGACCCTGCTCGAAAATACGATGCTCCGATTTGTAATAAAAACGAGATTATCGGATTCGAAAATTTAATTAACTGGAATGTTCCGGTAATACTCTGCGAAGGAGCTTTCGATGCTATAGCAGCTAAACGAAATGCTATTCCTCTTTTTGGTAAGTTAATACCAACTGCTTTAAAAGCCAAGCTAAACGAAATACAAGTTAAGACTGTCTACTTAGCTTTAGATAACGATGTTTTAAAACTTACGCTAAAGTACGCACAAGAGCTCTTAGATCTAGGTAAAGAAGTTTACTTAATTGAATTAGAAGATAAAGATCCTAGTGAATTAGGATTTACAAAATTTACACAACAGCTTCATAAAGCTACACCCTTAACCTTCCGAACCATATTATCAAAAAAATTACAATTAACATGAGCATTCAAAAAGGACAAAACGCTTACTACCATCCGGCTGTAAGAAGAGTGGTAGAGGTAAGTCCTCACGCCAAACAAATAACCCTGCACGACCAGAGGTATTATCAAAGAGACGCAGGAGTATTTTACCCATCCGTAACCTACGTACTGTCTTACTTCCCTAAGAATAAATTTTTTGAGACATGGATGAAAGATGTCGGACATAACGCAGACATCATAATGAGAAAAGCAGGAGACGAAGGAACTCAAGTACACACTGCTATTGAGAGATACCTATCAGGAGAAGAGATTAGATGGATTGATGAAAACGGACATATTAACTATCCAACGGATGTTTGGAGAATGATTGGTAAATTTGCTGATTTTTGGAACACGCATAAACCAGTCTTGATTGCGAGTGAATGCCACTTATTCTCAGATGCTTATAAATTTGCAGGTACTGGAGATATAGTATGTCAAATAGGGGAAGAAAATTGGTTGATCGATATTAAAACTTCCAATAGCTTACATAGAAGTTACGATTTGCAAACCGCAGCCTATGCGACGGCTTGGAACGAAACACACAATATGGAGATACACAGACGCGGAATACTTTGGCTAAAATCCACAAAGCGAGGACCGGACAAGCAAGGCAAAAAGTTACAAGGAGATGGATGGGAGTTAAAAGAATCCGGTAAAACTCTAGCTGAAGATTTTGAGCTTTTTAAATTAGCTTATAAACTATTTGAACTTGAAAATGAGGAATTAGTTCCTGCAACAGAACTACTACCAAATGTTATTAAGCTCGAGAACTAACTATTTATTATGAGAATACTGTCTTATGATAAAACTCGGAACCATTTTATACGAGGTAGCTAAAAATAAAAGAGCTATACTATTTGCAGGACCGGCAGGATCCGGTAAAAGTACTATTATTAAAAACTACATTCCATCTGAATTCCAAGAATACGTCCTAAACCCAGATAAGTACTTCGAGCCAGAATTAGAAAAAATAGGCGGTGGAAGTATGAATCAAGGAGCATTCACATCAGATCAGCTCAGTCAAGCATCTAAAGCTATGCAAAAAGCTCAGATAAAGACTAAAGAGGATTATAAAGAAGCTGTTCTCAGAGGAAGACCTGTTATAATGGACGTTACAGGAGGTAGTAAGAATACAACTACTAAGAAGAAAAATGAACTAGAGAATGCAGGATACGATGTAATGATGGTGATGGTTTATGCTTCTCCGATGACAACTTTAAGGCGTAATACTTTAAGAGATAGAAGCTTAAAACCGTCTATCGTGCTTCGCAGCTGGAAGGATGTTACTAATAACATTGACCATTATAAGCAAACTTTTGGAGATTCCAAATTTGCCATTGTCAATAACAATGACCCAGATGGCGGACCAGATACCTTTTCTGCAGATAAAGTAGAACAGTTCTTTAAAATCAACCCAAATTACCAAGAATTATCTCCAGAACAAAAAACAGTTCTTGAGAGAGAGTTTCAAGGTATGATAGATAAAGTAAACCAGAACGATTTTACAGCTTTTGATGAACTAGATTCGAAAATAAAAACGTTTTTAAATATAAAGAAATGAATTTAACGGCGTTTAATCTAGCTAAGAGCATTGTAGAAGATGTAACTTATGAGCTAGGACCTTGCATATATCCCGGAGGATTCAAACCTCCACATAAAGGCCATTTTGAAGTCGTTAAAGACCTAGCCTCTAGAGGATACATAGATCAGGTATATATAGTAATTAGTCAAAAAGAAAGAGACGGTATAACAGCACAACAAAGCTTAAAGACTTGGGAAACTTATTTAGAGTGTAACCCTATTCCGAAAGCAAGTGTTGAGATATCCCCATACCCTAGCCCGGTAACCTATGCTTATAAATTTATAGAAGCAAGACCTCAACAAAAACCAATCTATCTAGCCGGAGCTAAAGACGAAGTAGAAGATCAAAACTATTTTAAATCTCTACAGAAACGTTTTGGAGATCAAATACTTACCATTCCTGTAGAGGAAAAGTTTGAAAGAATATCAGCTACAACAATGCGTGAAGCATTGAGGACAGGTAATTACGATAAATTTAAAGAATGTGTACCTGAAGCAGTCAACGCTAAAGGTAAATCTCAACAGCTATTTAAAATGCTAGCAGCTACTATTAAAGAAAGCTACGAAGCAGGTTTAGAGAATCCTAGAGATTTAGAGATACAGAAATTTATAAAACACTGCTGTGATTTATTAGAGGTAGATAACATGCCCGGCATCGAAACAATCTCAGACCCAAGCTTTCCTAAGCAAAACTTTACCTTCGGGCATTATAATCCCGAAACGTACGAACTCTGTGTCTATACCGGTAATAGAAACCTTGCAGATATTTTTAGAACTCTAGCTCACGAGCTGGTACATCATAAGCAGAACGAATTAGGGATGTTACAAATGGGAGCAGGAGATACAGGTAGTGATATTGAGAATGAAGCAAATGCTTCTGCTGCTATGATAATGAGAGACTACGGACGTAAAAATCCACAGATATACGAATGATCAAACTCAGAGACATATTAAAAGAGGTAGCCACGCCTGTATATTCATTCGAAAGAGTTAAATTACAGAAAGAAGAAGAGTATTACGTAGAAGATGCCGCAGAGTATAAAGTGAGAGGCTATATTAAACCCGAAAGTGCATTTCATACTATACGGGAATGGGAAAATATTTCAAGAGAGTTTCTAGAATTACAAAAACAAGGTTACGACGTAAGAGGAGGAGAAGTGGGAGGAGATAAAAGGCTAATACAGTTAGTTAATAAATACTTTAGTTACCAACTGTATATAGAAACTGAATTATACGACAAGCATACGAAGAAAATGGTTCTAGACTTTATAGAAGATTTTATAAACCATAGAATATGGACTATAAGAGAAGAGTATGGGAAGTATCTTGTCAATATTGAAAATGATAAAATTGCATTTTTTTATTCTAGAGGAAACATAGAACCTTATGTTTTACTAGATGAAATGTTTACAGTAGATACATACGGCTCTGCAGATATAGAAGCGGTAGCTTACCACTGGACTTCTAGAGAAGGATTAAAGAATATTGCTACATCTATACAGACGCAAACTACATTCTCTATATCCTGCTTCACTGCTCAATTTAAAAAATTCTTTAGACCAGAAAGCAATATACTCGTTAAACTAAAAGGTCATTTAGTAGCTGCATTTCAATCTGACGTAAAATCTTTTGCTACAGATAAAGGGCATAGAGCTGCAAACTTATTCAGATTTTCTTTTCCAGAATATGAAGAGAATATATGTAGAGATTGGACAGCTTGTAAAAGGGATGTAACTCATTTATGGAATGAAATTATACTAACTCCAACAGGCATCCTAAGCTACGAAGAGATTAATGCAGTTGCAGAAGGAGTTCACGACCCTGTAAAGCCTGGTATTCTTAAGAAAAGATTAGGTAACCTTTCTTGTTCTAGAGTTAGAGCTGCAAAAGGTAAATTAAAAGATAAAGGAACACATTACGCAAAAGCACTTCAGAGATACTTAAACTACCACTGTCAATGATTAAATTAATAAACATACTAAAAGAAGAGATATTAGATACGGAAAGCTTTAAAGAGTTCGCTCAAAAACGTCACGATGGTGCAGAAAAAATAGCTGATAATGCTAAAGAGAAAGGCGGTCCTGCTATGTTAACCTACAACCACTTCGTAGTAAAGCTTCCTTATTACAAAAAAGCAAACGAAGGTAAATTTGACGTAGAAGAAGGAATTAAGGAATACGGAGAATTGTTAGAAGAGCTTAAAAAAGCAGGGAAAGACGTAGAAATGGGAATGACAGAATTTCAAAAATTAGTAGGTAAGATAGAAGTGTTAGGTGAATTAATTATAAAGAGTAAATAAAATGATTAAGTTAATAGACCTTTTAGAAGAACAATACGGTGGCGGTACATACGCTGTTCCATCTAATCATAAAGCTTTTATGAAAAGTAGCAAAGGCTTCGGATGCCACGTATGTAAATACTACTCTAAAGAAGATGGTAAGCATCTTTGTAGCAGTAAGCATTTTATTAAATGGAATGACAATAGTAATGTCATGAAAATTGATGACCCTTCAAAATGGTGTTCCGATTGGTTTGAACCAGCAACATAACTATGAAACTACAATTACTAGAAGCTAAGTTTGACCCCACACCACTGTGGAGTAACCCTATTTTAAAGTACGAGAATCCATCTTACGACTGTTTAGATCTGTTCGATACAAACGGCTATAATTTTTCTAAACTAGAAGAAGATTACGCTGAAGTGAACAGTAAAGTAACAACCTGGAGACATAAAAAAGCTCTCTCACAGGAATGGTTTGTAGCAGATCAACTCTGGGATGGAGTACATATAAACCATGCTGCTATACTAGAGAGAAAAGGATATGCAGGAGAAGCTTTCATTCAGCTCAAGAAATGGTCGGAAGAATTACCAATTGTTCATAAATTAACAAGAATAAAGAGCAAGTGGGGCATTGATTTTGCTTTAGACTATGTAGATAGAGAAGGAGTCGTATTTGAAGTATTCCATTACGAATGGGACGACTTCAATTATTTTAAAGTTCAAGAAGTAAAGACAAAAGTTGAAAATGTAGTTTTAAATATAGACTGGGATGATGCTGCAAAATGTCTATGGAATAGACGAGATGAGTGGATGAGCCTACCTTTCTTTCAGCAAAGTGATTGGAAGTGTGCTTATTTTGGTCTCGGTCCTGAAAAATTTAAAGAAGTAATCTGGAATGATTAAATTACTAGATATATTAAAAGAAGCTGAAGAGCAGCAGTATAAAATTTACTGTGATATGGACGGAGTCCTAGTTGACTTCGACAGAGGCTATAAAGACCTGACACATATGACTCCTAGAGAGGCTGAAGCTCTCGGCATGGATAAGTTTTGGGAACCTCTAGATAAAGCAGGAATAAAATTTTGGGCAAATTTAAAATGGATGCCTGACGGAAAAGCCCTATGGGATTATATCAAACCTCATAACCCCGAACTACTATCAGCACCTTCAAATGAAGAATCTTCTAAGATAGGAAAATACGTTTGGGTAAAAAGAAATCTCCCCGGAGTGAAGTTAATCCTTAGACGAGCAAGTCAAAAAAGACAGTTTGCAAATACAAATGCTATCTTGATAGATGATAGAGGTAAGAACATTGATGAATGGAGAGAATCAGGCGGTATAGGTATTAAACATACTTCTGCTGCTGACACAATAAAGCAATTAAGAGAATTAGGAATTAAATAAAATAAGTCTATGAAAGAGTCTATGTTGAAAAAAGAATTTACCCACCGCGACGTTCAACGTATGCGTAATTTAATTACGGGTAAGACCGGTGAGAAAACACGTGTGCAGATTGGATACGAAAAGCAGATTGCTGACTATCAGGAAGGAGACGTTTGGGAAGATAACGGCAAAGTGTGGACGATCAAAAACGGAATTAAGCAGAACATAACTAAATTTGACGAAATTAAAAAATTAGTTATAATGCCCCTGGCTTGCCCTTGCTGTAAGAAAGCAATGAAAGTAACAGATTTGAATAAAAAAATGTACTCAATACACGGCAAATGCTTTGACTGTGTAATTGATATGGAGCATGAACTGAGGAAGAAAGGCGAATATGAGGAGTATGAGAAACGAATGCTAAACGCAAATAAAGACTCTCTAATAGTCGATCTAGATAAAGCTCTAGATACATGGCTGTCTGATAAAGAAGAATATCTAACCGAACAAGGAGATATAGAAGATTGGTCTGAAACCTCGTCTAAATCTAAAATGTACGGAGAAGCAAAAGAAATACTTCAGAAGATGCGAGATGCCGAGCTTTAACCTATTTATTAAAAAACCGTAAATATGCCATATTCTATCGATCAAAAGAATAAATGCGTCTATAAGAAAAAAGCCGATGGAACAAGAGGCCAGAAAGTAGGATGCACAAAAGGCGATCTTCAAGATTATATTTCTGCATTAAAAGTTAATGTAGACGAAAAGAAAAAAGTCTTAAACGAAATAAAGCAAGTCTTAAAAGAGAACGAAAATATTCAAGAAGCTCCAGTCCAATTAGCAAACAATATTGAGTTCTACGTAGTAGAGAAGTCTAAAGATCCAATGGATGACCCAATGAATCTTTCATTTAAGACCGATCCAATTGGCTTTGCTAATCAAGTAAGAGGTGGATTACTTCCCGAAGATATTCACGGATTCTACTTGGATGAGAACGAAGCAATGAATGCTGCTCACGACTTAGTACAAGCTGTATACGAAACAGCTAGAGGTCTAGAAGAGAAGAAAGGTAAAGTGACTGAAAAAATTCATAAGAAGATAGCTCATATACAAAAAGAAGTTAACGCACACCTAAAAGCTGCCAAGTCTGATCCTGTTAATGCAGAGAACTACGAAGCACAGGTAGAAGCACTCCTAAGTCAAATTAAAGAGTTGAGAGCTAAGCATAGTATAATTGAGAAGTCTAAAAAACCTTTGCAGGAAAAAGAAGTAGAAAAGAAAAAGCTTAACGAAGATCACGAAGTGTCTATGGCTCAAGGTAGCTTAGAGACTATCATTCGTCATGCTAATGAATTACTTGCAAAACTAGGCAACCAAGAAAAAGACATACCAGGCTGGATTCAAGATCATATATCTAAATCGGAGAACTACATTCAACAAGCTAACGATCAGTATCACGAATACGGTCCTGAGCAAAGTAAGGTTCTACCTGAAGCGGGTAAAGATTTTGATAAAGACGGTGAAATTGAAAAGCCTTCAGAAGAATACAAAGGTGTAAAAGATAAGGCAATTAAACAAGCAATGCAAAAACAAAAATAATGGATCAAGCAGGAACTTTTATCGGGACGCTAATGCAGTCTAGAAATCAAGCGCATATATTCCATCTACAGACTCAATCTCACGCAGCACATCTAGCTCTACAGGCCTACTACGAAGGTATTGTACCTTTGATTGATGCTTACGTAGAATCATATCAAGGTATGTATGGAATACTGAGAGGCTACAAAATGGCCGGAACTTTAAAAGAAGATGATTCTGCTATTACCTATTTTGAAGGGCTCTGTAAGTTCATGAGCGCTATCAGACCTTCTCTACCTAAAGATTCTTACTTAGAAAACCAAGTAGACACTATTGTAGAATTAATTAATTCAACAAAGTATAAACTTAAATTCTTACACTAATGGCTGGAACTTGCTGTCATAGATGTGGGCATGTGCACGAAAAAGGTACTTCATGTCCTAAACCTTACCTTACAGGAGCAAAAAGCTGTAAGAACAGAGCGAACGAAGGTATGGATGAGATGTTTGTAGCTCCTAGACAACACCAAACCTACATGCCCGATGAATGGAACTACCCATTGTTAGTTCAACTATTCGACAAAACATTCGGACTAGATTTACAAGATGAAATAGAAGGTAAAATAGTAATGCTGTCTGACTTAAAGCGAATACTAGACCAATACGGAGCAACTCACTTCCAGAGTAAAGATATAAGTGGCAATCCTATATTGCCAAGGCTAGTAAAAATGTTACAAGACAAAGGACATATTGTGTATGACGGTAAGGAAGCCTTTGAAGAGACAAACGAAGAGAAGGTAAAAGGTAGCGACGGAAAGCCTTGTTGGAAAGGCTATAGATACGCCGGTACTGAAAACGGAAAAGATAAATGTATTCCGGTAAAAGAAGAATTAGATGAGTTAAACGAAGGAGAATTTTGTCCTGCTTGTTTAGCCGAGTATATAAAAGAACATTGGAATGCTTTACAGGAAGCGGAGTATCGCGGTAGAAACGTACCTCTAGGTAAGCCCATGCAAGGGGATGTTAAGAAATTTAAAGTATACGTGAAAGATCCAAAAACCGGAAATGTAAAGAAGGTTAACTTTGGAGATCCTAATATGAGAATAAAAAAGTCTAATCCTGCAAGAAGAAAATCTTTCAGAGCAAGACATAATTGCGATAACCCCGGACCAAGAACAAAAGCAAGATATTGGAGCTGCCGTAAATGGTAATTCATTATGAAGATAAAACTCAGACATAAAATTAACGAAGCACCAGAAGATCAAACAGTTCCTCAACCGGTACAGCAGGTATCGTTTGAAGAAGATCCGATGAACTACATTTTAATGAAGTATCCGTCTTTAAAAGAGACGTTAACTATGTTAATGTCAGATGCTTTTAAAGATTACTTAAACGGTATATACGTAGTAGCACCTAGACCCACAACCTTCAAAATTGTCTTACACAATAATCAAGAATTTATACTAACTTGGACCGGTAAAACTTACAGCTGTAAAGTAGAAGGTAAGAAGTACTACCTATCTTTCTTAAGCGATAAACAAAGAGCAACAGCAGCTATAGCGCAACTATTAGAGTTAGGTGCACCGATAGGTAAGCCAGGTCCTGAGAAAGAAGAAGGAGCAGCACCTCAAGAACCGGAAGAAGAAGAAGCTGGAGGCGGAGAAGAAGCTGGAGGTGGTGAAGAAGAGACAGGAGGTGAAGGAGAAACTCTAGAAGAAAGTACTTCCAAGAAGAAGGTAAACTTAAAACTACTAGTAGAAAACCTACAGATACTGTTAGAACGTAACTTAGATGCTGCGGAACTTACAAGGATGAGTAGGTATATTCCTAGAATTAAAAAGATTTACGATAAGGTCGAAAAAAAAGACCCTTTTGAATTAGCCGACGGACAAAAAGTAGTTCTTCAATTCGCTAAACCCGAATATAAGAAACTGTTCAGTACTGATCCAAAAAATTATCCTAATCACGACCCCAAAGAGCCTGAGTTTTTAAACCAAGCCATTTCAGACGCATTCGCTCAATCCGTAGAAAATACACCTTTTGAACATCCAAATAAAGTCTTTTATTTCAAAGATGACAAAGGAAACAAATATACACTCAGAGACTTAAAGAAAACACCAGAGTTCGGCGGATCAGGCGGATCAAAAGCTGATACAACGGAGAGACAGGAGAGAGGTCTTATCGATATTATAAATTCTATACCTGGCGAAAAGACCATTATCTCTGCAAACGGCTCAAAACTGGAAGGTGTTCTTTCTGCAGAAAAAGTAGAAGGTAGAAACGTAAAAGGTGTTGAACCTTACTCAGACGTAAAGCTAATAGTTAAAGGTAAAAAAGCTCCAGTTCTAGTATCCGCTAAAGGACCTTCAGCCCCGACTTTAGGAAGCGGAGGAATAAAAGGAATTACAGCTTTAACAGCCGACAATCAAAACCCGGCAATTAAAGAATTTGTAGTTAAATTCTACAATGATGCTTATAAATGGTATAAGAAGATAATCAACAAAGAAAAACTACAAGGAAAAAACTTATATAAAAATCCAGCTATACAGGATGTATCTAGGAAAGTACCTGCCGATATCGTAAAGACGTTGCTAGTAGGTACACCGGAGATGGGAGGTCCTGTATCTTACTACTATATAGGAGAGATGGACGTAAAGCATGAAAAAGTCGGCAAGAATACAATTAAGCTTTCAAACGGTGATTTTATACCTCTTTCTTCTTTCATAAAGAAAAAAGGCGATAAACTTTACGCTCACATTAGAAAAAGAGATGGAGATCTTTTCTTTACCGACGAAAAACAGGATCTAAACGGTACTAAAATTCCAAAGATATTTGCAGCAAGCCGAGAAGGTGGAGGAGTACAGTCTCGCTTTGGTATGGTAGATAAGATAAGAGGAGTTGAGATTTAAGTTGGAAGTCTGAAAGTTTTTTGCTATCTTTATAGCAAAACAATATGAGTGAATCAAGTTACATAAAGAAAGTAAAGACGCCCGAAGGGACCGTACTATCTCTTTATCAAGAGCCAGGAAAAAATGCTAAGCTACATTCGTTAGCTGGACCTGCAATTAAATACCCTAAAGATTCTAAAAAGAAAGATGTCTATGCTATCTACGGACGTGAAATGTCTAAGAGAGAATGGCTAATCTTAAAGAATGATTCTAAAGTTATTACACCCCTTCCAGACATGCTTTAAACTAAAATCCCTGCTATTTATAATAAATTAGATAAAATGGCACAGTTTGACTTTTATAAATTTGTTACTGAGAATAGAGCTACTGTAGCATCTAAACTGGATGCTGGTAAAAAAGCTTTAATTAAAGAAGCAGAAGAAGAAACAGACGATTGGGAAAAAGAAGACGAATTTAGCTCTGATGAGTTTGAAAAAGAGCCTTCCAAAAAAGACGTAAAAGCTGTTGATAAACAACTCGGCAGCGACTCTGATAAAAGAACTCAGTTAGCTAAACTAACTAAGCAAAAAGACGAACTCATTCAGAAGTTAAAAGCAGGAGAAATAACAATAGACCAGTATAAGCAAATGATCGGTACAATCCCGCAGCAAATTAAAACTTTGACTGCAGACTTAGCTAAGCTAACCGACGTTAGCGATGAAGAAGGAGAAGAATCTCTAGAAGAAGGAGATGATGTAGCAGAAGCAATTCCAGGTCACTTAATGTACAGTAACGTTATTAGACCCGGAGATACAGCTTCTTTCTTTGAAAAATACGACGATACAGACCTAGCAGGTCCAGGTGTTGAAATGGCTATTGATGAATTAATTGAAGATATCAAAGGCTTAATTCAAAAGCAAATCCCTTCTCATGATCAAAACGCAGCTAGAATAGCTGTAAAGAAACTATGGAAAGAGAAGATAGATGCTTGGAAATCAAATTAAATTTTAGTGGTAAATATTAAAAAATTACTATCGACTAAGAACGGCTTTTATCTAGCGATAATTGCCGTTTTAGTTATTATAATACTGTTGCAAAAGTCCTGCAAAAGCGATATACCTTGTCCCGAAGGAGGAAAGCCCATAATAACTGTAAAGATAGACACGCAGTATGTAGCAAAGAGAGTAGAAAAGCCTGTATACATCCCAGGTGAAACAGAGTATCTTCCAGGAACTGTAGATTCGTTCTATAAAGATGTAGATACAGCAGCGATACTTAAAGATTTTTACGCAACAAGAGTTTACAGAGATACTATAGCTATTGACAGTATAGGCTATGCCTACATAACAGATTCGGTAAGTAAGAATAAGATAGAAAGCAGATGGTTCAGCGCAGACTATAAAGTGCCGGTCATTACAAAAGAAACCACAGTAGTAATACCTCCAAAAGCAAAAACCCAATTATACGCTGGCTTCGAGGGAGTTGTAAATAAGGACGAACCAATATCCTATTTCGGTCCTACTCTAACTCTAAAGACTAAGAAAGACGGAATGTATACCTTAGGCGCAGGCTACGATCTCAACGGAGGTGTTAGTATTAAAGCTGGTATACTATGGAAAATAAAACTCAAGTAAGTCAGCAGAGCTTAAAAGAAGCTATAAGGCAGGAGCTAATACGCTGTGCCCAAGATCCTGTATATTTCATGAAGAAATATTACTGGATTCAGCACCCCACCCGCGGTAGAATGCAATTTAATCTCTACCTATTCCAAGAAAAAGTACTAGGTGTATTTCAACAAAACGAATACAATATTGTCAATAAGTCTAGACAGCTAGGTATCTCTACTCTAGTATCTGCTTATGCCTTATGGATGATGCTTTTCAATAAAGATAAGAACATCCTTGTTGTAGCAACAAAGCAGGATACTGCTAAAAACCTTGTCACTAAAGTTTCGTTTGCATACGACCATCTTCCTAATTGGATTAAAGAATTTGCAGGTGGTACAGAATTTAACAACAAACTTAGTATTAAGCTAGCAAATGGATCTCAAATCAAAGCAGTTTCTGCCGCATCAGACTCAGGCCGTTCAGAAGCTGTATCACTACTCATACTTGACGAAGCAGCGTTTATTGATAACATCGAAACTATCTTTACAGCTGCTCAACAGACTCTTGCTACCGGAGGTCGATGTATTGCTATATCTACCCCTAACGGTACAGGTAACTGGTTTCACAAAGAATTTACTAAAGCAGAAATTGGTGAAAATAAATTCACTGCTATTAGACTTCCCTGGACAGTACATCCTGAAAGAACTCAAACCTGGAGAGAAGAACAAGATAAGATACTCGGTAAAAGAGAAGCAGCCCAGGAATGTGATTGTGACTTCACAACATCCGGTGCAACCGTAATTGAACCTGAGATACTAAAATGGTACGAGAGTTTGATAAAGCCTCCTGTAGAGAAACGTTTTATTGATCATAACTACTGGCTTTGGGAATACCCCGATTACTCTAAAACATATGCAATTATAGTTGACGTAGCTAGAGGCGATGGAAAAGACTATTCAACTATTCAAGTAATGGAAGTTGAAGAAGCCAAGCAAGTAGCAGAGTACCGCGGACAGCCCGACACAAGAGACTTAGGTAGATTAGCTGTCAGCGTTGCTACAGAGTGGAACATGGGACTTCTCATTATAGAAAACACCGGTATTGGATGGGATGTAATACAGACAGCCGTCGAATCACAGTACCCTAATCTATACTACTCCCCAAGATCGGATATAGCTCTAACTAATGTTGAGCTGTATTTAAGCCGTTTTGATAGAGGAGATGGAATGGTTCCTGGATTTTCTACAAATCAAAGAACAAGACCTCTTGTTATTTCGAAATTAACTTCGTATATTCATGATAAGAGTTGTATTGTACAGTCTAAAAGAACGCATGAAGAATTATCTACTTTCATCTGGAAATCAGGTAAAGCTCAAGCGCTTGAAGGATATAATGATGACCTCGTAATACCGATAGGTATTGGGTTATTCTTAAGAGATACAGCTCTCAGATTTAGGCAAACAGGTATTGATCTTGCAAAAGCAAGCTTAGGCAATATGTCCAAATCGAACTACGGCATGGAAATAATAACTCCCGCTTTAGCTTTAGAACGTCATCCATGGAAAATGACAAATCAGTTTGGACAAAACGAAGATTTAACTTGGTTGCTAAAATAATTAAATATTTATAAGTAATATGGCAGAGAACAATATCTTTAAGAGCCTTAAAAGACTTTTTTCTTCCGATGTAATCATCAGAAACGTCGGCGGAGATCAGTTGAGAGTTGTTGATACCGATAGAATACAGACAAGCGGTGTACTACAGACAAACTCTCTTGTGGATAGATTTAATAGGCTATACACAACTTCTAACAGCTACGCATATAACTACAATATCATTCAGAATTTCCAAGCTCTGAAATTCCAACTTTATACAGACTATGAAGGAATGGATACAGATGCGATTATTGCTTCTGCTCTTGATGTTCTAGCTGACGAGTGTACTATTAAAAACGAACAAGGTGAAGTTCTACAGATTAGATCTTCTGATGAAAATATCCAAAAGATACTTTACAACCTTTTCTACGACGTAATGAATATTGAGTTTAACTTATGGTCGTGGATTAGAAATATGTGTAAGTATGGAGACTTCTTCTTAAAGCTAGAAATAGCTGAGAAGTTTGGAGTATATAATGTAATTCCTTTTTCTGCTTATGTCATTATAAGAGAAGAAGGTGCTGATCCGAAGAATCCTTCTTATGTAAGATTTAGATTCGATCCTAACGCAATTGCATCATCTGTAACTACCGGCTATACTCCGCTATTCAACCAAAGACAAGGCTCTACTCAAGAGATAGTTTTTGAGAACTACGAAATGGCTCACTTTAGACTTCTAGGTGATGTTAACTACCTACCTTACGGACGTTCATACCTAGAACCTGCAAGAAAGACTTTCAAGCAGATGATTCTAATGGAAGATGCGATGTTAATACATCGTATTGTGAGAGCACCGGAGAAAAGAGTATTCTATGTTAACGTAGGTTCTATTCCACCGAATGAGGTTGAGAACTATATGCAGAGAATGATCTCTAAGATGAAGAAAACTCCTTACATCGACCCGCAAACAGGTCAGTACAACCTTAAGTATAACATCCAAAACATGCTTGAGGACTTCTTCATTCCAGTTAGAGGTAATGATCAATCAACTAGAATAGATACAGCTAAAGGATTAGACTATAACGGCATTGAAGACGTTGATTATTTAAGAGATAAACTATTTGCAGCTTTAAGGATACCTAAAGCTTTCTTAGGATATGAGAAAGACTTAACAGGTAAGGCAACTCTTGCTGCTGAAGATATTCGTTTTGCACGCACTGTAGAAAGAGTACAGAATATAGTAGTAAGCGAGCTTACAAAGATAGCACTAGTACATTTATACACTCAAGGATACACTAATGAGAGTTTAACTAACTTCTCTCTATCCTTAACACCTCCTTCTATTGTATATCGTCAAGAGATGATAGCTCTATGGAAAGAGACAGTAGATCTAGCAGCAGCGTTACAAGAGAATAACCTACTACCTACTGATTGGATTTACGACAACCTATTCCAGTTCAGCGAAGATAAGTTTGATGAATTAAGAGACTTACTGGTAGCCGATAAGAAGAGAGCTTTCCGATTAAAGCAAATTGAAGAAGAAGGTAATGACCCTGCAGCAACAGGTCAAGCATACGGTACTCCTCACCAGATCGCAGCAATGTATGGCGGCAACGCTAACTACACTGCAGGTGCTGGGGATGTTCCTCAAGGTTACGATGAGCTCAAAGATGAACCTAGAAAATCACCAGGAAGACCGACAGAGAAAGCATCATTTATCGGAACAGCTGCAGACCCACTTGGACGCGACAGAACCGGCCGTGCTGATCTACCAGGTAGTGATTCCAATGGCGAACAAGGAGGTATAAGAGCTAAGTATCAAGGAGGATCCCCTTTAGCTCTAGAAAATACAAACACAACAAAGGTATACTTACAAAATAAAGCGGTATTTGATGCTATAAAAGGGAGAAAAGTTAATCTTTTCGAAGAGAAAAAAGATAGCGGTCTTTTAGACGAATCTAATTTAAAAGACGATATCGGGTAAACCTACATATTTATAATAGACTAATACTGTGAAACCTATTATGCAACAACGTATTAAGCACTCGAAATATAGAAATACTGGTATTTTATTTGAGCTTTTAATAAGACAGATAACATCAGACATGATGTCTTCAAGAGATTCTAAAGCAGTAAGTATATTAAAGAAGTATTTTAGAAATACAGAGCTTTCAAAAGAATTAAATCTATATAACACTCTACTTAAGAATTACCCTTTATCAGAGACTAAAGCAGAGATGCTAATTTCGACTATCTGCGAGCAGAGCAAGAAGTTAAATCAGGAAATTTTAGAGAAAGAAAAGTTTAACTTAATACGAGAGGTTAAGAAGCATTACAACTTAGACGACTTTTTCAAAGCTAAGATAAACAACTACAAAGTATCCGCAGCAATTTACACCATACTTGAAGCAGCAAATGCTAAAACAGTGGTCGATACAGAACAGCTTATGGTTAATAAACTAACTGTATTTGAGCATGTAACAACCCCCGCTGTTAAAAATATAGAGGATCCTTCAATCACAGATTTTATCCGTGAAGAAAAAGAAATTAAAGCTTTAAGCTACAAGTTCTTAGTTGAGAAATTTAATGAAAAATACAATACTCTATCCAGCGATCAAAAAGAGATACTGAAAGAGTATATCAACAACATATCTGATACGGTTAAGCTAAAAGCTTACTTAAATAATAAAATAGAAGAAGTTAAGCAGACTCTACTCCGTCTTAGCGGTAAGGTAGAGAATCCTGTTACCGTTATTAAACTTCAAGAAGTTTTAAAAAATATACAACCTATTTCTAACAAGCAGAACATCAAAGATGATCACTTGATTAGTTTGATGCAATACTGTGAGCTTGTAAAAGAACTTAAAAACACAGTTAGTAAGTAATGAATAAAATTAAACTTACCAAGGAAGGTCTTTTTAAGGCCATTCATGAAATAATTAAAGAAACTTCTTTTACTGGCGGTAATTCAACTGCTGGAGCTACTGCGATGACCGGACCTGGTGAACAGACTTTTACTCCTAAAGCTTTTAAGAAGAAAAAAACAGAAAGCACCTCAGCTCCTTTTAATGCTAAATTCAAACATAGCACTCATCCTGGAGCTAAAGCTATGGACTATAGAGAGCTGTGGGAAGCCGCTGGTAAGATTCACATCGGTACAGACACTAAGACTGACTCTAGTATTTACTTTGAACCTTCAACAGGTACTTTCTCTATTAACGTAATAGATGGAGCTGGAAACAGAACAAACGAATTACAAGTTAATACTATCCATGATGTATTAAAGAAGTTTCCAAACTGGAAATGGACAAAAGAAGGACAAGCTCATTTTCCTGAGGCATTAGATGAAAGTGAATTAAAACCGGGTGTGAAATATGACTATAAAGGAGACAGCGGATGGATATCTACCGGAGGGTCTAGTGATCCAAAAGATTGGAAGTTTTTAGGCGATAAAGGTAAGTATCCTTATCTATCTGTTAAAGCAGATTTAGTTCCTTCTAAAAAACAACCTGGGAAGTATGATGGTGCTTTTGATTTAGGTATGGGGAAAGGACATCATATTGATGAAGCAGGTATTAACGACCCTGTCTTAATGGCAATAAGAGCTAAAAAAGACGCTCCAAAACCGCAAGTACGGAAAGTAAATCCTAATCAAGCTAAGATTGCCATGCTGCTCAGAAAGAGAGCAGAGATTGAGAGAGATATGGAGCAAGAAGCAGAACCAGAAGGCGGTCCCGTAGCTGATAAGTACGGTGACATGCTAAATAAGATTGATCAAGCCATACGCAAACTAAAAAGTCAAGGTGAATGGGGCCCAGAAACTAATCCGTATATGGATAAAGGTGAAATCGAGAGAAGGGCAGCAACGATGGAGAATGTAGCCGGAGTAGTTCAGAAAAAAACCCTAGACCAAGATGCTTGGGATGAAATCGTCGGACACAAGTCACATGGCTTAGAAGAAGGATTTCAAGAAGATGATAGAGTTAAAGTAGTCTACGGAAACGAATTCTACGGTGAAACTGGAACTATAGTTGCTATTCATCGCGGCTTTGTTGAGGTTGAAATGGATAGAGACGGAGAAGTTTATAGTATGCACTCTAGTGATGTAGAGAGAATAGAAGATGAAGAAGATGAAGGCTGGGAAGATGAATTAATGGAAGCAGCAGGAACCGATGAAGTAATTGCTACTCTCAATAATCCCAATCTAGCCCCAGACGTTAAAAAGACGTTAATGTCTGCTTACAGACAAGGACATATTACAGCAGACGGCTTAATGATGATTGTCAATCTTGTACTGCAGAAAAAACCGCTACCCGAAAATAACATAGAAGAAGCTAAACAACAATGGGCTGTTAAGAATATAGAAGCTATGATCACTGATTACGCAGCTCAAAAAGGATTAAATTTTAAACTTGTAGATAAAGATCAACAAGTAAATAAATACGGTTCTAAGAGAACAGTTTACATCTATAAATTAGGCGATAAGGACTTGATTATGGTAGATGATAAAGCTGCTGGAGCTCCTAGATTGAATGATTTTAGAGTAGCAATAGGAACTAGAGAACCAGGAACAACATCGCTCAAAAACGCTCTTCAAATATCAAAATTTGGATCTTGGGGAGTAGAGAATGTTATAGATATGCTGAATAAAGCTTTCAAAGATGGAGGAAATCTAAATGAAAACTATTCTAAGTTTAGAACCGAAACAAAAACTCGAACTAAACCCGAGCAGTTTCATCAAGCTGTAAAAGCAGTTAAGCGAAAAGTTCAAGAGATTCACAAACTATACGAATACGTAAGCCGTCTCAAAACAGAACTATCTGAAGGAGAGGATGGACTTAAATACAAAGTACATACAGAAAGAGCTTTAACACAGATTAAAGAAATGGTTTCAGCATTACACAAAAATATAAAAAGGTTTAAGTAATGGCAAAATCAACAGGCAAAGGAGATAGCCGCAAGGTTACGTTCGGAAAAAGAAAGTTAGGTAAATCTCAAAAGTCTTTCAACAAACATGATAGACGTGAGAAAAACTACAGAGGCCAAGGCCGATAAGATATTTATTATTAAACAGATCAGAAATGACTATATCAGAATCATACAGAGAGTATAGAGGCGGTAAAATAAATAAAGCACAGTTCATGGAGCGTGCTAGAAAAGACCGTCGACTCAAAAACCTTGTTACTAACGTAATGACGTTCGATGACACAGTCAGAGTGTTAAAGAACAAGGGAATTATCTCTGAAACTTTAAACCCTCTTAAAGAGGCTTACGAAATTATGCCTGCAGAATTAAGAAAAGGTGTAAATTTCGAATTAGGATTAACCTACCAAGCAGCTCCAGATTGGAATTCTGCTTTTTTAAACAAAGCAGAGCTTGATAAAGCAACTAATAAAGCACTTAAGAATCTAGAAAAAGATCCTTTATTTTACACCAAGTTAATTGCAACTGGTGAGAAGCCTAAGAAAGAAGAGGCTGCTTCTGATATTGAATTCAAAGAGAGTAATGTTTCTGATACTACTAATAAAACTAAAGCAGACGGCTATCTTAAAAAGGAATTAAAGAAAGATGAAGACGCAAACGTCCAAGCTTCTCTAAGTAAGTCTGAAGCTAAAAAAGGAAAGCCTGAAGGAGTTCAACAATTAAAGGAAGGATATATGGGAACTCCATACGATTCTTCTGAAGATATGGCTGTAGATATGGTTAAGAAAGGAATTAAAGAAGACTTCAATAAAGTTCAGCAAATGCTGGACAAGGTAGCTGATGAATGGGGAAAAGATAGTGACCTGTATAGCGATCTAGAAGATGCAATTGTAGGCTGGTCAGATGTACACGGTGATTTATCACCTAAAGGTAAAATCGCTATTAGACATCTCTTGTCTAACTGGGATGTATTAGATGACTATGAGCAATTCTTAAATGACGATGATGCTGATCTACACCCAGGTAACATGGGAGACGAAATGTCAGCACCAACATCAATGGAAGAAGATGCTGTACAAGAAGCTACTGTTCCCGAGAATATTAAAAAATTTGCTAAATCTAGAGGTATACTTCCATTAGTTAATCAGGTAGCAAGATGGGCTGAAAAAGCAGGTAAAGGAATTAGAGGAGGAACAGCTATTGGTAAGAACTATAGTACTCTTATCCTAGACTTAAGCTACCAAGACGGAGCAATACGTATTGATACCGATAATGATACGATAACAGTTTACGACGAACCGGTTGAAAGCTACCAAGATTTTATCGCAGCTGTAAATCAAAACTCGCCACAGGCTGGTGGCTTAAGTGAAGAGAAGCGTAAGATGGTAAAAGAGATAATTAAGAAACACGTTGAGGAAGCATTAAAGTACTCGATTGGTAGCGCCGGGGAAGATCGTGAGTATAGAAAAACTACTGATCCTGAATTAGAGAAGAAACTAAAAGACGCAGGTATATCTTTTATAAAGAAGAACATAAGCTAATATGTCAAAACAACTTTTAATAGAATATTTGCCTTTTCAACCTAGCCCTCAAGCTCTGTTTGAATCAAAAATAAACCCTAACGCTAATCTAATAGTACAGGGTAAGATGCAGGCTATGAATAAGCCAAATGCAAACAGACGCGTTTACGGTCCATCCTTAAAAAGAGAAGTAGAGAAATACCTTCGCGGGCCTATCGCAGAAAATAGAGCTCTCGGTGAATTAGATCACCCAGAATCTCCTGTTGTTAACTTAAAGAACGCATCTCATAACATATTAGACTTATGGTGGGATGGAGACGATCTATACGGTAAGATTGAAGTATTACCTACCCCTTCGGGTAACATATTAAGAACCTTATTCCAAAACGGAATTAAAGTTGGTATATCTTCTAGAGCCATGGGCTCAGTCTCAGCTATTGATGAAAACCTAGTTCAAGTAGAAGATGACCTAGAATTAATATGTTGGGATTTTGTCTCAACTCCTTCTACCTACGGCTCTTTCATGACACCAGTATTAAAAGAATCTTATACTCCCTCAGAGATCAATCATTTCAACAAGTATAAGAAAGTAGATAGTCTGTTAGGAGATATTATATGTCTACAGACAGGTGTTTGTTGCTTACGATAAAAAAGTTTCGTAAGAATTAACTGTTTCCTTTAAATAGGTATATTTATTAGTACAAATATATGCTACCCTCTATTGTAGCATTACATACCTATAATTCTTATATTGCTTCTAATAAGCAATTCCCAAAAAAAGTAAAAATGCAAAACGATTTAATTAAGCAGGCTATTGCTGACGCTAAAGCATTGCGCCAATCTGCTTACGAACTTGCCAAAGAGCAAATTGCAGAAACTTTCGGTCCTAGAGTTCAAGAAATGATCAAGTTAAAGCTATCTGAAATGGATGATGAATCTTTAGCATTCGAAGCAAAAGACAAGGAAGAAAAGCCTGTCGATGAAGCTAAGCATGACGAAGAGGAAAAAGCCATGGGAGAAGCTAAACATGACAAAAAGGACGCTAAGATGGAAGCTAAGCATGACGAAGATCCCATGAAAGAAGGCGATGATATGGGTGAAGTTGACGAAGTTACTCTTGACGAACTTTTAGCTGAACTTGAAGCTGAAGACGATTCTAAAAAACTTCAGAAAGAAGGCGACGATGACGACGCTGACGATAAAGAAGAAAAAGAAGATGACGAAGCTGGTGAAAGCGAAGAAGGCCCTGTTGAAGGTGGAGAAGAAGTAACCGAGCTAACAGTCGATGAACTTAAAGACATTATCAGAGACGTACTTTCTGACATTCAAATGGGCGGTGCTCCTGCAGATGATGCTGGTGCTCTTGAACCTGAAGCTGGCGCTGGCGAAGAAGCTGGTGGCGAAGGCGAAGTTGATTTAGCAGCTGAAGTACACGATGATTCTGTTGACGAGATTACTCTCGATGAAATTCTTGCCTCTCTAGAAGAAGCTGACAAGGAAGAAGATCCTAAGATGGAAGCTAAACACGGAGAAGAAGAAAAAGCTATGGAAGAAGTTAAGAAAATGAAACACGATTTACAAGAAGCAGTTAAAACAATAAACACACTTCGTACTGAATTGAACGAAGTAAACCTATTGAATGCTAAATTGCTTTATGTAAATAAAATTTTCAAAGCTAAATCCTTAAGCGAAGCACAGAAGTTAAAAGTTATCAATGCTTTTGATCGTGCTGAAAACGTAAAAGAAGCTAAAAAGATTTACGAAACATTACAAGATTCTATCGCTACAACCAATGTAGCTAAAAAATCTATCAAAGAATCAGTAGGATTTGCTTCTAAGCCTGCTGGAATGGTTGCTAAAGCACAACCTATCGTAGAACAAAATGACATCGTTAACCGTTGGCAAGTTCTCGCTGGGATTAAAAAAACCAAGTAATCAAACTTAAAAAAAGAATAACAAATGAGTACTATTAACTCTCTTTTAGAATCCACATCAAACGGCTTTGAGCAGCAGCAATCTGTTGCTAAGAAGCTTGCTGGTAAGTGGGCTAAGTCTGGTCTTCTAGAAGGTCTAGATGGCTATGACAAAACAAACATGGCAGTAATGCTTGAGAATCAGGCTAAAAGACTTGTAGTCGAGTCTGCTTCTAACTTCTCTGGTGGTAACAGCACAAGCGGTGCAACCTTCACAACTGGTGTAGGTGAGCAGTGGGCTGGTATCGCTCTTCCTCTTGTAAGAAAGGTGTTCGGTATGATCGCTGCTAAGGAATTCGTTTCCGTTCAGCCTATGAATCTACCTGCCGGTCTTATCTTCTACTTAAACTTCCAGTATTCAAACAACAAGACTCCTTTCGTTAGCGGTCAGTCACTTTTCGGTACTGATTCTACTAACTTCGGCAACCTTGCTCAAGGTGGTCTTTATGGCGCTGGTCGTTTTGGTTATTCAATTAACCAATTCTCTGCATCTGTAGCTTATAACGCTTCTGGTGTTTCTGTAGCTTCTGCTTCTTTCTCTGATGTGAACTACGATACAGCTTTCTCTTCTTCAATCCAAGGTGGTAGCGATTCAGCTCTTACTCTTGTTAAGAAGATTGCTATCCCTACTTCTTCATTAACTGATTTCGACGTTAATGCAGTAAGAGGCTTTATCATTAACTCTGGTTCAATCGAGTCTGCTGACAACCTACAAGCATTTACAAGACTTAGCGGCGGTAACGTCCTATTCTTCGTTTCTGCTTCTACTGCTGAAGCAACTGCTGCTACCGGTAATTATGTAGTTTACTACACTAAGCAAACCGACTTTAACAAGCGTGGTGACTTCGAAGACACTCCTGCTTCTGCTAACTTCTCTGTACCAAACGCTGCTTCTACATCTGATATCGTAATCCCTGAGATTAAGATTCAAATGGAATCTGAAGGTATCGTTGCTAAGACTCGTAAGTTAAAAGCAGAATGGACTCCGGAATTAGCTCAAGACCTTGAGAAATTCCAGAACATCGATGCTGAAGCTGAACTAACTTCTATGTTAGGTGAGTATATCGCTCTTGAGATCGATCTTGAGATCCTAGATATGCTTATTCAGAATGCATCTGCTGGAACTGAAGTATGGTCTGCTGTAGCTAACAAATTCTGGACTGCAGGCGCTGATGGTACCTTCAGCTACAATATCGTAGCAGCTGGTGCTGGTGGTTTCTACAACACCCAGGGTGAGTGGTTCCAGACACTTGGAACTAAGCTTCAAAAGCTTTCTAACGTAATTCACCAAAGAACTCTACGCGGTGGTGCTAACTTCATGATGGTTTCTCCTGCTATCTCTACAATCCTTGAATCTATTCCTGGATTTGCAGCTGATGTAAACGGTGAGACTGAGTCTATGAAGTATGCATTCGGCGTACAGAAGGTTGGTCAATTAAACAGCCGTTATAAGGTTTATAAGAACCCTTACTTAACTGAGAACTTAATCCTTCTTGGTCTACGTGGTTCTCAATTCCTTGAGACTGGTGCTGTATATGCTCCTTATGTACCGTTGATCATGACACCTCTAGTGTACGATCCTGAGACCTTTACACCAAGAAAAGGTTTAATGACTCGCTACGCTAAGAAAATGGTTCGTCCTGAATTCTACGCTAAGGTGTACGTCACCGACCTTAACACTCTTTAATAGATTGTTAACCAAATATAAAGAGCCGGCTCAAAAAGCCGGCTTTTTTATTGTCACTTTCTAACTATTTATAACAAAGATGTTTTATGACTGAGCAAGGAAACGGTGCTGTAAAGAAGAAAAGAGAGCTTAAAAATCCTATTAGATTTCAAGTTTCTCTTACAGATGAACAAAAACAAGCTAAAGCCGTTATATTAGAAAGTAAAATAACGGTTTTGAAAGGAGCAGCTGGATCAGGTAAATCAATGGTAGCTGCACAAGCCGCTCTTGATGCTCTGTTTAAACGCGATGTTGAGAAAGTTATACTAACTAGACCGGCAGTTACTTCTGGAGAAGAAATAGGATTCCTACCAGGAGATAAAGATGCTAAACTAGCTCCCTATACTGCAGCTATATACGATAATATGTATAGGCTCTACAATAAGGAGAAAATAGATAAAGAGATTTCTGAAGGCAGAATCGAAGTTATACCTTTAGCGTTCATGAGAGGTAGAAACCTTAGTAACTGTTTTGTTGTAGTAGATGAAGGACAGAATATAACTGATAGACAAATGGAATTATTATTAGGAAGAATCTGTTCCGGTAGCAAGATGGTTGTATGTGGAGATACTGCACAAATAGACTTAAAGGATAAAAAAGCATCTGGTTTTAAATTTATCTGCGATAATTTCAACGATGTTCCAGGATTTAAAGTTGTAACTCTAAGAACTAACCATAGAGATCCCATAGTGGAAGATATTTTAAAAATATACAACGATCATAGGAATTAAAAATGGCGAATAAACCAATATACGACGGCACCCCAATTCCGGTAGCAGGAAATACCCCTTTCGGGTTCTATGACAGCGATGCTCAATTTCAAATTGATGCTCCTAAGTTTGCTAACTTTGCTGCAAGAAAGCTCGGGTATCCTATCATGGAAGTGGAGCTGCAAGACATCAACTTTTACGCAGCTCTAGAAGAAGCTGTAACCACTTATGGAAATGAATTATACCTGTTTAAGATTAGAGATAATTACCTCTCTCTAGAAGGGTCACCCAATAGTTCACCGCTGAATAATAACGTAATCTCCCCAAGCATACAAGGTATAATACAATTATCAGATGTGTATGGTGAAGCGGTAGGCGTTGGAGGAAATGTACCTTGGTATACGGGATCTATGATGTTAAGAGGCGGACAGCAAATATACGATATGAATGCTTGGGCACAAGCTTCTGCTTCTCTAGCACTTGGTGATAATATTAAAATACGAAGAATCTTCTACGAAGCTCCTCCTGCTATTGTGCGTTACTTTGATCCATACGCTGGCACCGGTTTTGACTACCAAGGCTTGTTAGATACTTTCGGCTGGGGATCTTACTCAACGGCTGTATCGTATATGATGTTCCCCGTATATTGGGATATTCAAAGAATACAAGCTATTGAAATGTCAGATTATGTGAGAAGATCTACATTTACTTTCGAATTAATAAACAACCAGTTAAAAATATTCCCAGTACCCGGCACTGTAACGGATCCTTACCGAGCAGGTAGACTATGGTTTCAGTATAGTAAAAAATCTGATGAAACAAACCCACTAAGAGGCCCTTATTCTTATATAGATCCTGCTACTGGACAGTTAACACAGCCTAATAACCTTATAACTAACATGGGAAATGTTCCTTATGAGAACCCTGTTTATTCTGAAATTAACGCCCCGGGTAAATACTGGATTTATGAATATGCTGCTGCTATAGCAAAAGAAATACTAGGCTATATCAGAGGAAAGTATAACGCTATTCCTATACCGGGTGATGAAGTTACTCTAAATCAGAGTGATTTACTTACAGATGCTAGAGCAGAAAAAGTAGCTTTAATTGAGAAACTAAGAGGAGATCTTGACGGAACAACACGTCAAGCGCAGTTAGAGAGAAAGCAAGCCGAAGCATCAGCTATGAAGAATACTTTGACAGATATACCAATGTTTATATTTATAGGATAAGATGGCAATATTTGGATCACTTAGAGACATAGATACGTTTAAAATTATCTCAAAAGAGCTAGTTAACGACGTAATCTCCCAGCAGGTAGGATACTACAAGACAGTTCTTCCTGATACTACGCCTAATTTATATGGCGAATCACTAAGTAAGACTTTTATAGGACCTATACTATTTAACTGCATAATTGAGAGAGGAGATTTTACAGCTCCTGTCGATGAATTTGGCCCCGACACTCAAAGAGATGTTGTTTTTAGGTTCTTAAGAGATGATATGATTGAAGCAAACGTTATACCTGAGATTGGCGATGTTGTTATGTACAACGAAATATACTACGAAGTAGATAATGTAAACGAAAATCAGTTAATAATGGGTAAAGACAATGCCTATTCTTATTCTGACGGATTAGAGAATTTTGGTAACGACTACTCTGTTATACTAAAGACACACTATACACGTGGAGACAAATTAGGTATAACAAAACAACGACTGTAATAAATGGCAAAACCTACACCAGTTCAAAGGCGAGATTTTTTAGATAGCTTTGTTAATCCATTTTTAACAGAGATAGGAAATCCTAACGGTATAGGAGGCGTAGATACCACCAACCCCGGACAACCAGAATTTAATCGCGCTTTTGAGATATCAATGAAAGGCGATACCGATAAAATTCCAAAAATCGGTATAAAGGATATAGACGAAGCTATACAGTTTTATTTTGACAATAGATTAAAACTGACAGTTGTTCAAAATAGTACACAGATAAACGTACCTGTGATTTACGGTTCTCCTGAAAGATGGAAGTCTGTTCAAGCCGATGGATTTTATAGAGACGGTAACGGTAAGATACTAGTACCTCTTATTATGTACAAGAGAGATACTATAGAACAAAACAGAGAACTAGGGAATAAACTGGACGGTAACGTTGTCAATAATGTTGTTATGTTGAAGAAAAAATTTAGCAGAAGAAACATATACGATAACTTCTACCTTCTCTCTAATCAAAAGCCGGAAGAAGAGTGGATGTTAGCAATCGTACCTGATTACGTTACTATAACCTATTCCTGCGTTATTTTTACAGACTTTGTTGAACAGATGAATAAGCTTGTAGAAGGAATTAACTTTGCTTCAAACAGCTACTGGGGAGATCCGGAAAGATTTCAATTTAAAACAAGAATAGATAGCTTCTCTACTCAAACTATACTAGAAGAGGGAGCAGATAGAGCTGTAAAAAGCAGCTTTAATATGACATTGAATGGATACCTGATACCAGATACGGTTAATGCAGAAATAGCGAAGATGGCTAATAAGTTCCACAACTTTACCAAAGTTATCTTCAACCCTGAAATAGTTACCGGCAGACCTTAAATATTTATAAGTAATATAGAACATGGCAACTATAAGCAAAACAGGTATTGAACCTGGTAAAATAATCAAATCTGATCATATACTCAGAGTAATAAATGCTCTAGCAGCATCTAGCTCTGCTGACATACTAGTATCAGGTTCAATCTCTGGCTCATACCTTTATGGAGACGGTAGAAATCTAACAAACGTTACTGCTTCTGCTTTTGCTCCAGCACTGGTACAGACCGAACCTTACCACGTTCCCTACTACGACCCAGTAGGGGGATTTTGGGCAAACTCGCCGATACACGTTACAGCTAGTTTAGTTAACGATGTAGAGTTTCTCTACGTATCGATTAACACAACAGGTAGTTACGAACCTGAATCAAGAGCACCAGCTTCTCTAAATGTATTTCAAAATGACGCGGACGCTTATACTATTATGGATGCTTTCGGAGATACGGATAACTATCTTCAAATCGCTGTAAAGAATTTCAGCTCCGGCGGTTTTGCATCCGGTGATATAGTTGTTACAGCTAACAACGGCTCAGAATCGGATATGTACGTCGATCTCGGTATTAATAACTCGGGATACTCTGTAGAAGGAGGAATAGGTAATGCCGGTGATGCTTACTTATACTCTCTTGCAAACGAATTCTATATAGGCAATGCTAGAGAAGGTGCAACCGGAAGTTTAAACTTCTTCGTTGGCGGCTTTAATGTACAGGATAGAGTTAAGATGAAGATTAGCTCTAGCGGTGATCTAATACTTTCCGGCGCACTAGAAGTGACCGGTTCAGGTCACACAGTCTACGGTTCAATTCAATTTTTCGGAGACGTAACAGCTTCTAACATACCTAGAATTGATGCAGACCCTTACCATATTCCCTACCTAGATGAAACATTTACACTAGTTAACAGCGCAATCTGGCAAACAGCCAGTATCGTAGACGGCGAGAATTGGTACTATATTGGAATAAACACATCTGCATCTCATGGAGCAGCTGCTCCTGAAGCTTTAATTGTACAACAACTCAATACCGGTTCTTATAATATAATAACTTCTTTAGCAGAAGTAGACGGATATGTGCAGAATCTAATATGTAACCACAGCAGTGGATCTACCGCATCAGCCGATGTAGTTGCAGCAAATGACGAAGCTACCGAAGAAGGTAACTACATAAATATGGGCATTAACAGTAGTACTTTTGATAGTGCTTCTGGAGTAGTAGGAGGTCCTAACGATGGATACCTTTACGTAACAGGAAGTAATCTACTAATAGGTAACGCTGCCCCTAATAAATCAGTCATAATATTTAATGGAGGGTTTGATACCGAAGCTAATGCTAAAGTGTATATACATCCTGAAGGAGTAGTAGGTATTAACACAAGTACTACTGCTTCTGAAGTTAGTACTGCAGTTCCTGCTCTAAGAGTATTACCTGCTAACAACGCTAGTTATAATATAATACAAGCCGAAAGCAATGTAGCTACTTATTCTCAAATTAATATCCAAAATTTATCTGATAGTGTAGTAGCTTCTAGTGATATAGTTGCTACAAACGATATAGGAAGCGAAACAGAGTACTATATTGACATGGGTATTAATAGTAGTACTTATAATATTCCAAACGTGGTAGGGGGTCCTAATGATGCTTACATATATTCTACAGGGGAACATCTTCACATAGGTAATGCATCTTCTGACATGCCTATAATGTTCTTTGCAGGAGGATTTGATTCAATAGCAAATAAGAAGTTGCACCTAGATGCAAATAACCGTCACGAAATGACTGGTTCGTTGCATATAACCGGTAGTGTTTACGTAGAAGGAAACAACCAACTCTACATAAACGGAACTAGCATAAGCTCCAGTCTCCAAGGCAAACACTTCGGAGCTTTTAGCGATCTAACAACTCAGTCCGGCTCAATTAACCAGTCTGGATCTTTTCAATATCATACAACAGACTACAGTAACGAAGTTACTATTGAAAATAATGAGATGGGGTTACCGACGAGGATACAAGTAGCTGATACCGGCGTCTTTAATCTTCAATTCTCAGCTCAAATTGTTCAAGGAGCAGGCTCTGCTGATGTCTATATCTGGTTTAAGAAGAACGGATCTAATATACCTAATAGTGCTACAGTAGTAACTGTGCCTTCGAATCATCGCCTCGTTGCAGCATGGAACTTTGTAGACTCTTTGAATGCTGGAGATTATTTAGAAATAGCATATCAGAGTAACAGTGCAAATACAACCTATGCTTACCTTGCTGCAAACGGGAATATACCCGGAGTGCCGTCTATTATAGCAACTCTAACTCAAGTATCTTAAAAATATAAACGTTTATGAAAATTAACTTGTTACAAGAAGAAATTGATCAACTAGTAAAGATCAAAGAAAGAACAGAAAAATTAGTCGCGAATCTAGGTGAAATCGCCGTACAAAAAGCTAGATTAAATTTAGTAGAACAAGCTTACCTTGGAGAATTACAAGAATTAATGATCGAGGAAGAATCTGCTTCAGAAAGTCTAGTAAAGAAATACGGACCAGTTTCTGTAAATATCGAAGATGGAACCGCAACTAAAATAACATAATAAATATTTTAGGAATAACTTTTTACGAAAAAAGTGTACTATTTATTATTAGAAATTAACTAATCTAAAAAACTATGGCAGAAGCAATAATCTCACCCGGCGTATTTCTAAACGAAAACGACCTATCCCAAATAGCACAAGGACCTGTAGTAGCAGGTGCCGCGTTAGTAGGTCCTACCGTTAAAGGGCCGGTTAACTACCCTACTGTAGTAACTTCTTATTCTGATTTTACAAGCAAGTTTGGATCTATATTTGTAACCGGTAGCTCTACCGAAGAATATCTAACCTCTTTAGCAGTTTATAACTACTTCCAACAAGGAGGTGAGACTATGATTGTAACAAGAGTTGTTTCAGGATCAATTGCAACTATACCTAACGGAGGTTACCTACCTGCAACTGCTTCTGTACCAGCTACAAGCTCTGGAGTTGTTTCTTTTATATTAGAAACACTCGCTTTAGGTGTTGACCAAAGCAACTACCAAGGTGCAACAGCAAGCCTAGCAGAGGGGTATTTACCTTCTGGTTCATTGAATAATATCAGATGGGAAGTATCATACTCAGATAAAGAGAACGGACTTTTCACTCTTGTGATCAGAAGAGGTGATGACTACCAGAAACAAAAAACAGTATTAGAGACTTGGTCTAACTTAAGCTTAGATCCAAATACACCTAATTATATAGAATACCAAATCGGTAATATGTCTTGGTATCCTGTTCAAGATGAGAACGGCGATTGGCAGTTACTCTCTACAGGATCTTACGCTAACAAGAGCCGTTTCGTGAGAGTATCTTACGTTAATGCACAGCCCGGATACTTAAACAATGACGGAACTGCAAACTCAGCTGCAACCGGCTCTATACCTAAAATAGGTTCAGGTTCATACAATGGATCTTTCAGTGGTTCAGCTGGTGATCTATACGGCGGAAAGACTAGCGGTAAAGCGTTAAAGCTGTTTGAAAACATAACAGGTGTTCCTGAAGGTTCAACAAACGCTACTGAAAACATACAAGGACTCGTTCCAGGTAACTACGATATAGCTTTCAGTCTTCTTAAAAATAAAGACTGGTACGACTACGAAGTAATTTATGCTCCAGGTCTAGCCATTCAAAATGCAGAAACTACCCTAGCAGATGTAATAACAATCGTCGAAGGTAGAGGTGATGCAATTGCAGTACTAGACACAACAGCTAAAAACCAAAGTGTTTCTAACGCTGTAAATAATGCAGCTGTAGCCGATACTAGCTATGCCGCTACATACTGGCCTTGGGTTCAAGTAAGATCTAACGAGACAGGTAAAATGCGTTGGGTTCCTGCTTCAACTATCATCCCCGGTGTGTATGCATATAACGACAAGATTGCTGCAGAATGGTTTGCACCAGCAGGTCTAAACCGCGGTGGACTGCCAACAGTAATCGGTCCTGAATACAGATTAACAAAGTCTAACAGAGACAACCTTTACAACGGTAAAGTAAACCCAATTGCAATATTCCCTGGACAAGGTACAGTAGTATATGGTCAGAAGACCTTACAAACTAAGCCTTCTGCTCTTGATAGAGTAAACGTAAGAAGACTATTAATTGCTCTTAAGAGACAAATTGGTCAAATTGCTGAAAACTTCTTATTCGAGCAGAACACAGTTGCTACAAGAACTAAGTTCGTCAATCAAATGACTCCTTACTTAGATTCAGTACAACAAAGACAGGGTCTATATTCTTACAGAATTGTAATGGATGAAACAAACAACACTCCAGATGTAATCGATAGAAACCAATTAGTAGGTGCTATCTACTTACAGCCAACTAGAACTGCTGAATTCATTATACTTGACTTCAACATTCTACCAACTGGAGCAACATTTGGTCAATAAGTTATAGAAAATTTATTAAACCGATATTTATATTAAACGAATAGAATATGCCACTAATAGATCCAAATGAGTTGATGTATACGGCCTTCGAACCCAAGGTTCAGAACCGCTTCATAATGTACATCGATGGTATCCCTACATACCTCATCAAGAAAGCTGCTTCACCTCAAGTACAGTTTACTGATATCAAGCTCGATCACATCAACGTATACCGTAAACTTAAGGGCAAAGCTGAATGGCAGGATATGGCACTATCGCTTTACGACCCTATCACCCCTTCTGGAGCCCAAACTGTAATGGAATGGATCCGTCTATCTCACGAATCAATCACAGGTAGAGATGGTTATTCTGACTTCTATAAAAAGAATGTCACTCTAAACATCTTAGGCCCTGTAGGTGATATCGTAGGAGAATGGGTGATCAGAGGCGCATACGTTAAATCAGCTAACTTCGGTGAATACGATTGGTCTAACGATCAGTACATTACGATCGAAATGACAATCGCTATGGATTACTGCGAACTTAACTTCTAAGATAACCTTAGCAATTATTTTAAAGAATCTCTTGGAAATCCCAAGAGATTTTTTTATTTTAATATTTATATACGATGTTACTAGAAAGCCAATTAAAACGATATCTTGACGGAGAAGCAACAATGCTTTCTCAAATGCTTGATGCTGAAAATGATCAATTAAAGTTTGCTAAATGGAAAGCTGAAGTAGCTAAACCTATAAAAGTTGTTTCTTATAAAACCCTACCTGTAGCTAAAGACGTAGACGATTTGTTAAAAAGCAAAATATTAAAAGTCAAGACTAAGCAGTGCTACGACAACTCTTTCTACACAGCGTACTCAGGCGGATCAGGCATTAAATACTGCGAAGGAATAGCTTCCAGGTACGTACCTCTCGATCATGCTTGGAATTCTTCTAATGGTAAATACTTTGACTTAACTGCTGAAATAGCTTTAGGAGACTATTATAAGAAAAATAATATAGAAGGCGATCCAACTTTTGACGAGTACATCCTTCTTATCGAACTAACCTCTGCTGAAATAAAGAGCTTTGCTTTAGAATTAGGACATTCTGGACCGTATGCTTTAGCTTACTTCTACAAGAATGTTCTTAAGAAATGGGATAAAAAAATTATTAGAAGCTTGAAGACTGTTTTCTAGTAGAAAATCAATCTCCGGCATATTTATATATACAATACAGTTACTAAATAAAAATCTATGAGCGAATTTAAGTTACCGACCGAAACAGTTGAACTACCGTCCGAAGGACTCTTATATCCCCAAGATAACCCTTTATCTAGCGGTAAACTGGAAATGAAGTATATGACAGCAAAAGAGGAAGATATCCTTACTAATGCTAATCTAATTAATAATAACACGGTTCTAGATAAACTACTACAATCTCTAATCGTCACTAAGATTAATTTTGACGATCTACTAATAACAGATAAGAATGCTTTGCTGATTGCTGCAAGAATTCTAGGATACGGTAAAGATTACAGTTTTAACTACTACAATCCTATTACAGGAACTTCAGAAAAAGTCACCGTCGACTTAACAAAGTTAAAAGAAAAGAAACTCGATAGAAGTTTAGTTAAGACTCCCGGTGTGAATGAGTTTGAATTTAAACTACCTACTACCGGCAATATTGTCACTTTCAAACTACTAACTCATAAAGATGAGAAAGATATTGAGAGAGAACTTCAAGGTATGAAAAAAGTCAATCCTAACGGATCTAGCGAAGTAACTACCAGGTTCAAAAAGATTATCACATCGATAAATGGAGACAGAGATCCAAAAGCAATTAGAGGCTTTGTCGATGTTATGTTAGCACCCGATTCAAGAGCTCTAAGAAAACATATTACCGAAATTCAACCAGAAGTACTTCTTACGTTTGACTACGAATCTGATACACACGTTGAGGAGGGCGTAGAGATTCCAATCGGAACAGAATTTTTTTGGCCTAAGTCCTGAGCATAGACTCTACCTTTTCAAAGAAATACATGAAATAGTATTTCACGGACAAGGAGGTTACAGTTGGTTAGATATATATGAAATGCCTACTTGGCTTCGCAAATACACTTTTAATGAAATGAAAGACTGGTACGAGAAGCAAAAAGGAGAAGAAGATCTAAACGACGCAACTAATAATAAGAGAGAGATTTACAAACCAAACATAGCTCAGAAACAACCTACCTATAAAGTACCTGCTCCAAAAAAGTAGGTACTCCCTATTTATAATATATTTAGAGATACTATGGTAGATGCAACAAATCCTACAGGCGATCAAACTCCCAGCCCTGAATCATTAGCTCAAATAGAAGCTAAGATTTTAAGGTTAAAAGAGTTAGCTCGTGAACTTAATATAGAGTTTAAAAGCGTAACTTTAGACGCTCTTAAACGAGATACTACTGCTCTAGACCAAACGCTAGCCGGTTTAGAAGATAGAGTAGATAGGATGAAAAGAGGATTTTCAGAAGTAAGCGATACCTTTAAGAATGTAGTTAAAGATATAACCGGAGTTGACACTGCGAGTAAAGAGATAACTAAATCTTTTAGAGCGTTAGGAGGAATAGCCGATAAGTTTAAATACGACCAAGAAGGTATATCTAAACTTAACAGAAAAGATATATTATCCCTTCAAGAAAAAATAAAAATACAGACATCGGTTTTAAGTTCGACGAGAAAAGAATTACAAGAACTAGCAAAATCTAGAGCACTTACAGAACAGGAGAAAGCACAGCTTATAGAGATTAACGGAATTCTAGATGAGAACGGAAAATTAAAGCAAGAAGAAGGTAACTACTTAAATGACCTGGTAAAGCTTAGCCAGACTCGTTTAAAGCATGAAGAAGAAATTCAAAAGAAGTTAGGATTAACCGGAAAGTTAATACACGGTATAACTGGTGCTCTAGGTAAGTTTGGTATCGATACAAAATATTTTGAGGATATAGAAGAGAGTATGGAACATGCTGCTGAGCATGGTAACATATGGAGCACTGCAATGGCAGGGCTTAAAGGTGTGTTTAAAGGTATTGGTTCAGCCCTTAAAGATCCTCTGGTACTTATGGGACTAGCTGTCGGTCTTGTAACTAAGCTAGTCCATCTAGGTATGGAGTTCAACAAAGAGGTAGCCGATATCGGTAAACAGTATGGTTTATCTGCTGATGCAGCAAAAGACCTCTACCACTATGCTGAAGAAATGGCAGTACATAGCGGTAAGGAGTATATGACTAAAAAGAATACCCTTGCCGCTCAACAACAGCTTAACGAAGCTTTTGGTACATCAGCCATCTTTGGAGAGAAGTTAACAGAAGGACAAATACTACTTACAAGAAACTTAGGACTTAGCGGGGAAGAAGCTTCTAAGCTTTCGATGTACGCAATGCAGTACAACACTACTCAGGAAGATCTTGTAAAAAATGTTGGAAAACAAAACAAAGGATTATTTAGCAATAAAAAAGTACTTGCAGAAGTACTTAAGACAGAAGGGCAATTAGCTGCATTCTATAAAAACGATCCTGCTCTAATTGCAAAAGCTGTAGTACAGGCTCAAAAGCTAGGACTAACTCTAGAACAAACAAAGAATATGACAGATAAGCTGTTAGACTTTGAGAGTTCTATTGCAGCAGAAATGGAAGCAGAAGTTTTAACAGGCCGTGATTTAGAGTTAAGTAGAGCTAGAAGTTTAGCTCTTGAAGGAAAAACAGCAGAAGCGGCTGAAGAGATGTTAAAGCAAGTCGGCGGTATTAACAACTTCCAAAAATTAAATAGGATTCAACAACAGGCAATTGCTGAGTCAATGGGCATGTCTGCTGATGAGTTAGCCAATTCGTTACAGAAACAAGCTCAGTTAAATAAGTTAAGTGCTGCACAAAAAGATGAGATAAAGAAACTAAGAGCAGAAGGAAAAGGTCAATTAGCGGATCAAATAGAACAAGGTATCGCCCAAGGTAAGAGCTTTGAGGTATCAAAAATGCAAGTTGACACTCAGACCAGGTTTGCCGAAGCTATGGAAAAAATGAAAGATGTTATAGCCTCCATAGTAGAAGGGCCGATGGGACAATTTGTAGAACTTTTAGCAGACGGTTTTAAATTTGTATCAGATATAACTAGAGGTATAGTATTAGCAGTAAAAGGTGTAGGACAGTTTATAGGTAAGATTGGAGATATTCCAATCCTGGGAGACGTGCTTAAGAAGTTTGCTTCAATAGGAGCAATCATAATAGGGTTAAAAGGATTATCAGGTATTGCAAAATACTTTACCAGAGGTTCATCTCGCAGTAATCCAACTTTTAGTGAAGTAACTAATCTGGGTGCTGGTGGTGCAGGAGCAGGAGGAGGTGAAGGTGAAGGAGGTGTAGCAGATATGCTAGGCGGCTCTAAACCCGGTAGTAAGTTTAAGATGGGAAGAAAGCTTGCTAAAATGGGCAAGTTCGGTAGATTCCTTGCCGGTACTGGTAAGTTTTTAGGAAAGATAGGTGGAAAGGCTGCACCACTGTTAGGAGCTTTAGGATACGGAGGTGTAGCAGATGCTATGAGTGGAGCCGCAGGTGGCGGAGCAAGCGCAGGCGCTACAGCTAGTGCACCTGCAGCAGCAACCACCCCCGGTGCTAAACCGGTATCAGCGAATGTTAAAACAGCCGCTCAAATAAAAGCAGCTAACCCCGGTATGACATCTGCAGAAGCTCTAAAACAAGCTAAAGCAGCTGCACCCGCAACTCAGACAACAGCTGCCGCTGCCTCTAATGTTGCTAAAACCGGCGGAGGTGGATTCTTTAGTAGAATATGGAGCAGTATAAAATCAACAGCTTCTGCTGTAGCTAACCCTAAAGGGGCTATAGGAGGATGGTTAAAAACAAATATAGGAGGTTTCTTAAAAAAATTAGTTAAGATACCTATTGTTAGCACCTTAATAGAAGGTGTATTTGCAAATAACGACATTAAGGAGATGATAGCAGGTGATAAAAAAGGGCCTGAACTATCACAAGCAGTCGGTGCGAGAGTGATGCAAGGATTAGGAGGTGTGTTAGGCTCAATCGGAGGAGGCGCTTTAGGATCTCTCATACCTATCCCAGGCGTAGGTACTATCTTAGGTGCAATGGCAGGAGATGTTGCTGGTAGGTGGCTAGGAGGATTGGTTGCAGACTTTGTAGGAGCAAAACCTATCGGTGATGCTGTACTGGGTATGTACGGAGATGAATTAAAAGCTGCAGGAAAAACCGGTCCATCCAAGGAAGCTACTCCTCTTCAGGAACCTAAATTAGCAACCGGAGGCGTAGTAACTACTACAGGTGTAGCAAAAGTAGACCAAGGAGAAGTATTCTTAGGAAAAGATACTCGCGATACTATTGTTGAAATGGTTAAAGTTCTAAAAGAGCATACAGCTATTTTAACTGCAATTAGAGATAAACAACTTACAGTGGATGCAGATAAACTAGCCTATGCAACTTCTAAAGCAACCGTTACAAGTTACGGCAATGTTTTAAATTCTAACTCACGTATAAGATAATATTAAAATGCCATTAGTCGACTTATTAAATAACCTCGCTAACTTCCCCTACTACTACGGAGGAACCGGTAACTTTATACAGAAGAGCTTAAAATACGGAAGAGACCAGCAATTTGGAGCAAGTAGTGATGAGCCGTATATACAATGGCCTTTCCCTGAAAACGCAGACGGAAAGACTAGACAATACTATACAGGTAATTTAGCATCTTTAGACTTCCCGGTTAGAGGTAGTAGTTTAACAAGACTCGGTAACGGACTTATTGTACCTTCTGCTGCAGAATATGATTTTAAGAGGATTCAAAAATTTATAAAATCCTCTCCAAAAGGATATACCTTTGTAGCAAAGCAAATAGGATTACAGTTAACTAATCCTAAAATGGAAGTTGGCTCTCAAGCTAACCTAAACCCGGGAAGAAATACAACAGCTAGATTTTTTGGATTAATAGAAAACACAAGAGTATACAACGGTGGATTAAACACTTTAGCTCAAGTAAGATTAGCAGGTAGCGGTATACATGCAGACAGACATGGAACTGTGCCCTATAACCCTTTTTCCCAAACCTACGAAAGAGTCGTACAGAGTTATAATTTAGCAAATCAAGGAGCAGATAACAGACTTGTAACTCTCTTAAATACCAAAATACTACCAGCAACTCGAGCAACAGATACATCTAGTACTTCTAATCTAGAAAATTTACAGCGACTAGGTATTTCAAGAACAAACAAGAATCTACTATTCTCATACCCAGGCGGACCTGGATCAGTATACGGTATAGGATTAACAACCATCCCTAGATATGCTGATAACTCAGATTTGCTGAGAACAAATCCTGCTTCTTCTCTTTATAAGAATCAAGAAGGAGAGACTACTACTTTGGCGGATATATACGTACTTACAAAAGAAGGATTAAAGTCAACTAAAGCAGGTTATCTCAAATACACAGAACAGTCGAATCTAGAAAGACCTAATACCGATAACAGATTAGTAGCTTTACTCCGCTCTAAGATGTATAGTGCAGAAACAACAACAAATAAGAACCTGTACATTCCTCAAGATAGAACAACCTTAATACAGTATCCGGGAGGCCCTAATTCTGAAAGAGGTCTCGGAACAACTACTATACAGAGATACCAAGATAACTCTGATCTATATAAAGCCAATCCTGCAACATCTCTCTACGCAAATGCTCAAGGAGTAAATGCAACACTGCAGGATATTCTTATTACCAAACCAGAAGATCTACAAGCTAACGCTCCTGGCTACGTAAAATATACTCAGACTTCTAATAAAGCAAAACCTGATACAGACAATAGACTTGTAGCTCTTTTAAAAGCTAAAATATTTACTAAGCAAACCACAACTGCTAATAAGAACCTTTTTATTCCAGAAGATCGATTTACCTTACTAAAGTATGAAGGAGGTCCAGGAGCAAAGAGAGGTATTGGCCAAACCATTATAAAAAGAAATCCAGATTTTGATACAAGTCCGCTATACGACGTAAACCCGCCGATACCTTTGTATCAAAACGGAACCTATAAAACATTAAAAGAACTTTTACAGACAACAGCGTATGTCGACAAAACTGTAACAGTTGCTAAAGCAGGTCTTTTCGGATCTGTTCCTTACGGTCAAACTTTAACAAACAATACCGTAGACGTTAATAACGAGAGTAGGTTAGCAGTGTTAGCAGGAAAACTAATCGGCAAGTCTGCTGATTTTTCCGATAAGCAAATTATAAAAGGAAACGATAAGGTAACTACTAATCCTTCTAATCCAAATGTTATATATGAGTACCCAATCGGCCCTAGTGATAAAGTAATTCTAAAAAGAGAAACAAATACTGGAGATAAAACCGATACCCTTAACTCTAGTGCTAACCCAGGCGACCCAAACAACTCTAATAACGGGGCTAAAACTTTTAACTATAGCTTACTCTACAAACAATCGGTATTAGGTGCATCTGGAAAAAAATGGACTGATGCTAACTTAACTGATTTTAGAAGTACGATAGAAGGAGCAGCAGGTGGAGCAGGTTCTTTCTCTCCAGATAAAATAGGCTACAAGCTTGTAGATTACACTACTAACAATCTTCAGAGTAGAATCGGTATTGCAGGACCTGGCCGATCTGATAAAGTAACAGCAGCACCAGTCGGGCAAGACTATGACCCGGAAAAATCTATTGCAGATCTTATTAAGTTTAGATTTGAAGCCTTAATGTACAGTGGAGCTGTTATACCTGTCCTCTTTAGAGCCTATTTAACTTCTTTCTCTGATAATAATACTGCAGAATTATCACCGTTTAGATATGTAGGTAGAGGTGAGAACTTTTACGTATACAATGGATTTTCAAGAACTCTTTCTTTTAATTTTAAGCTTGCAGCAGAATCAAAGCAAGAACTTAAACCCATGTATCAGAAGTTGAACTTCCTACAATCACAACTATATCCAGATTACCAATCTAGCGGATTTATGAGAAGCCCAGTTGTTAAATTGACTCTAGGTGATTATATTTATAAACAACCCGGATTTCTTACTAGTATGAATATAACAGTTGCAGACAGTTACCCTTGGGAAATTAACCTAGACGGTGATATGTTTGAAGCTCCTCAGCTAGTAGATGTTAGCTGTCAGTTTACGCCTATACATGACTTCTTACCTCGCCGTAGTACAAGTGCTACTAATATAACACCTCTTTCTTTCCAACAACAGTTAAAAGCGTAAAAGTATGAACCGCAGATACCAAGATATAGAAGTAGTAAAAAGCGATTCAGGTAAGAGGCTCTATACAACCAATTACTACCCGCATATTGCGCCAACAAATAACGATATTTACCTTATATCAACTCAACAAGATAGGTACGATCTCCTAGCACATAACTACTACGGAGATAAGACACTATGGTGGATTATACCTACAGCAAACAACCTACCTTGTGATACTCTATTCCCAGAACCGGGAATACAGCTCAGAGTACCCGTTGATGTAAGTGCTATCTTAAGACAGTACAATAGGCTTAACGTAAAGTAGTATGGCAAAAAATTTAATAGGTTCTCCGATAAATAACGAAGCTATAGGGCAGATCTTTGCTAGAAGTAGACAACTAGTTAAGACCGAAGCTAGGGATAATAAAAACATAGAATTTATATCCGATAATAACTGCTGGATCAAACTTACTTCTCTAGCATCCGTTATTGGTGGCGACTTAGTAAAAAGTCTCGGTGAAGGTGGAGTAAATCTTGCTAGAAAATGGGTACTGTTTGGAGGTACAGCAATTGAGACTGCTGGTGGAGGATCTAGGTTGAGATCTTGGGATGCTTCCTACAACATAGGAGTAAAAGCTTTAGATGAATTCGGATACAGACCTATGCCCGGCATCACATCAGCAACAATAAATACAGTAGGTACCCTAGGATCTCTTAAAGTAGCTGATGTTAAATTTAGAGTCAATAACCTAGCTCAGTTAGATGTTATAGATGCTTTATTTTTTAGAACCGGATTTACCTGTTTATTAGAGTGGGGACATAGTTCATACATTAAGAACAATGACACTTTCGATACAGCAGATGATTCAATCACGGTGGACGTCTTTAAAGATGAAGACCTTTCTAAAGAAGATCTTCTAAGAAAGATTTACCAGATTAGAAGAAAGACAGACGGCAACTACGACGGTATGTTAGGAACAGTAACTAACTTCAACTGGAGTGTTGGTCCGGATGGTAGTTACGACTGTACTTTAAAATTAACAGGTATAGGTAGCGTTACAGATTCTTTGAAGATAAATAACATATCTTCTTTCCCTGATTCAAAAATTGGAAAACAACTACTAGCAAGTGCAAACGCCGGATCAAATAGCGGCGGAGAAGGAGCTCCTTCAGCCGGTAACGGAGAGGCTGCTGATGCAGTATCCCAATACCAAGCTTTATTAGATGGTAGATCTGCACCGGCTTCTGCTCTAGAAGGATTCTTAGTAGATATGAAACTAAGATTTGGATCTACCGGATCTCTTTCTGAACCTATCGCAACAACTACGTTAACGGCTGCTGACCCCACCCCTGTGGAGACAACAATTCCGGATATTGCGACTACTTACTTTGCACCAGGGTTAGGACTATGGTCTGGTGGTTCGACAGCAGCACCCGAGGTAGTGAGTGCTTTTCAAAACGGAAACGACCCTGAATATTTACTAACAGGAAAATCAACAGGCGGAAACGCTCTTGCTGGATTAGATAGCGTTCTACTAGTACCTTTCAGTTCAGTATCTGGAGATACCGGAGATGAAGCAACCACCTCTCAATCTCTCTACTGCTATATCAAACTAGGATTGCTATTAGCCTACATACATAACTCGGCCATGATTTACGAGTTTAACAAAAGCGCTAATCAGAAAAAACCCTTAATCTACTTAAACTTTAATCCTAACAATAACCTCTGTTATAGAACTAATCACCAGTTTTCTGCCGATCCTACAGTCTGCATAGTACCCTTAGATGCATCAGATGCTGATTACGGAAAGCTTTTCACAATTAACAAAGTAAGCCCAGGTAGTGTACCTAATACAGCTGTAAACACAGCAGAGCTCTTTTCACCAACGGGAAGTCCTTTCGGTTCTTCTTTTTTAAAAAACTGCAAGTATAAAGCAAGTGATACCGAAGGAAGAATAATGGAGATCTATTTGAATGTAGATTACCTTCTAGGAGTTATAAGAAATTTTACAGATAGTGATAGAAATTTTAACGTTACTCTAGCAGCTTTTTTAGAGCAAATTCTAACAGATGTACAAAAAAGTTTAGGTAATGTTAATGAATTTAGAGTAGGATATGACGACGACAGCAATACTCTTACAATATACGACGACCAGATATTAGATGCAAACCCAAAAGGTAAAGAGTCGAGTATATACCAAGGAATACCTGTTACAGGACTACCTTCGGTTGCTAAGAGCTTCTCCCTTAATACTGAATTTAGCACCAAGCTAGGATCTATGCTTGCAATCACAGCAATGGACCCCGGCAATCAGGTATCAACCCTTAATAAAGACGGTTCTACTTTTGCCGAGTTTAATGCCGGTGTAGTAGACAGACTTATGAAAAATAAAACTACTGATGCCGGTCAAAAAACCGAGCAAAAATCAGGGCCGGTTCAACCGGTAGATAATGCTGGAGTGCTACAAGAAGCTCAAAGCTTTAATGAGTTTATGTTTCGATTCTACTCTGCTAACTCCTTAGCAGCTCCTAGAGAGGTTAAAATTCAAAATCTGGACGCTGCTAAGAACTACTACATTACTGCTGCAACTCTTCTTAAATCGAACCCCGGTGAAGCAGGAGGAGCGACTATGGGAGTAAGTGCTAACGGTATTATGCCGATATCAATCAACTTGACTATGGCAGGAATAAGTAACCTGGTGCTGTATGAAGGATTTTGCATTCCAGGAGATAGACTTCCTTCAAAGTACAAAACTAACGGACTCCCTAAAGTAGGATTTATTGTATCCGGAATAACACATGATATTTCTAATAACGCATGGAATACTACCATAAAGGGATCTATGATTAATCTACCTAAAAATGTTAAGGTAGCAGCATCTGTCTTAAACCAGTCTATAAAGAAAGGAGCTTACAAACCACCTGAAAAGCAAGAAGTAGTAGGTACGCCGACTTACAGTACAACAAAGAAAGCAGCTAAATGTTCCGGCAAAGCTCTTAAAATTGCAACCCTGGAGGATATTAATAAGTATGTTCCCGCAGCAGAACGTGGAAAAATCGGTGTTAAGAAATGGGCTGATGTAAAGAAAACTTTTCCTCTAAGAACAGCTGCTCAAGGAGTTCCAGTTCAAGCCGTACTCAACTGTAAAGAAAAAGCATCAGACTATAATAATCAACCTTTTGCTTTCCAAATGGCATCTATTACCGATGGAAAGACTTGGACCAGAGCAGCAAAAGGTAATGCCAGCGGCATCTTTAAATATGTAACCATACACTACACGGTATCGAGTTACGACAATCCGCTAACACACTATCAAAACACCTGGAATAGATCCGTAGATGTAAACCCTGCCAGTGCTGATTTTACTATCGGACGAACAGGAAAGATAGCTGGATTTAGAGGATTTAAAAAATGGAAATCTAACCACTACGGTGATCCGACTTGGGGTGCATCTCCTAGTATGAATGCTAATAGTATAGGAATTGAAATGGAATCTTACGGTCCTGCCTTGCTGTGTACTTCTAGCGGTCAAATATTAAATTATAGCGGCGAGCGAGCCATACCTTACGATGAGTGTCATCTCTCTTATCCGGTTTATCGAGGACATAACTTATGGCAATCTCTAACAAGCGTTCAAATATCAGCATTAGCTAATCTACTACTAACCTTTATCAAGGACGGTATCTTAGCTCCTGGATTCAAATTTAATCCCGGCTATGATATATTATTCCCAGATAAAGGTTTACGAACAGCGCCTAAACCTTGTGTTGTAACACACGGTACAGGACAAGACCCTAGCAGAAAGATAGATACGATGCCTCAAAGCAATTTACTGGATATGCTATCAGAACTAGATGTTATTGCAGCAAGTGGAAAAAAAGATACTCTACCTTCTATAAACTGGACTGGTTAAAACTAAATGTAGTATGATTAGATATTATCCTAAAAACAGAATAATAACAAACCAGGTAACAACCGGAGGTGAATTTACAATAAAAGGAGAAGAATACAGAGGTTCTTATTATAAGACTTTTGATGGAAAATTTTTTACAGGATCAGATCCTTTTGATAGTAACGCTAATGTAAAACTTACACCGATAGAAACCGCCTCTAATTTATCAGTTAGCACTGGTAAGTTTGACCTAGACGCTGTATTGAGCTACGAACAAATTAAAAATGTTTCTCTCGCACAAGGAGAGCCTGATACAGACGCTTATGGAGTTGTCTTAAGAGAGTTGACTCCCTACTACCCACAACCCACCCAGGAGGATTATGAACGAGGTTATTTTTTAAGGTACTTTGCAAAAAAAGTAAATGAATCTTCTAACATTATAGAGATTTCAAAAGAGAATTATGATACTATGAGGAATAGAAAGTCTAGACTACAAGATTATCTTTATCAAGTTATAGACTTATTTTGGAAGCTAACAGGACCTCTAAAGGACGATAGAGTAAATAAGCAATACCCTGTTGCTGGTATCGTAGATACGAATAAAAGACTTGTGGAGACTAAAGATAAAACTTTTCCTGGATTAAAGACTTATATCGGTGAAGAGTATAGCAAGTTTGCGGTACCAAGTAAAAGTTGATAAGTAGAAATAACTTCTATATTTTTATTGTAAATAAAGGTTAATGCACTACATAGTAGAAACTCAAGAACAGTTAGAAAAGTTAGGAGAGAAGCTAGATTCATGCTTCATAAATCTAATCTCTAATAACGATAATCAGCATCCCCGTCTAGCAAAACCTTCTCTACTTTACATACGTCCCGTATCGGAAAACAAAGGATATATTGTAGTTCTAGATCATTCGGAAGGCTTTTCACTTAATATACTCGAAGTAGTTAAGGTACTATCGAAAGCTAGTAAGATATACTGTTTAAACAGTAAATACCATTCATATTACTTAGATCTTTCTTTAATAGACCTCAATTATTGTTTTTTAGAAAGAGGGGAGAAACCTATGGAGAATAGGGGAGATTCACCCCTTATAAACATCTACTATCAACGATACACCGGTGTTTACAAAGATATAAACAGAGTTATACCGATATCGAAACTCTACGAATACTGGGAAGAGCTTTATATTAAAGTTGAGACCTGTATTAAGACTTTTCGTTTAGATCTAGAATTTTATTCTCAATACGAAAAAGTTTATAAAAAGGTAGAAGAAGCAGGACTTAAAATAGATACTCAATGCTTTGGAGAATTTTTTACTCCGCACAGTATAACAGATTCTTACGAAGATCAGATAATATATACAAACTATAACCTGTACAATGTAACTGCGAGACCTACAAATGCATTCAACGGTATTAACTTTCTAGCCCTAAATAAAGAAAACCACTCTAGAAAATGCTTCATACCTCAGAACCATTACTTTGTCGAGTTTGATTTTGATGCATACCACGTAAGACTTATTGCTAATTTGATTAACTTCGAATTACCAGAAGATCAATCGATTCATACATATTTTGCAAAACAGTACTTTAACAGAGATACTATCACAGAAGAAGAATATAAGGAAGCTAAGCAAATAACCTTCCAAAACATATACGGAGGCATTAAAGAAGAGTATAGAGAGATTCCTTTCTACAAAGCTCTAAGCACCTACCTTGATGATCTTTGGAATACATACCAGTACGGGAAAGGAGTTCAATTACCGACTGGACGAACCTTACAAGTATCCGAAGACATATACTTACTCAAACTATTTAATTACTTTATACAAAATTTAGAAACTAAAACAAACGTAGAATTACTGACAAAACTTCAAGCTATATTAGAAGGGAAGAAGAGTTTTATAAGCCTAGTAGTATACGACTCTTTCTTATTAGATTTTAACGTAGAGGACGGAAAAGAACTCCTGCTAGAGATTGTTAGCCTCTTGCGAGAAAGTAAATATCCGGTAAAAGCAAAGTACGGTAAGGATTACGATTCTTTAATGAAAACCAACTATTTATGATAGATAATTTCGACTACAGCGGTATTGATTATATGAATAGACTGTTTTGTACATTCACATCAAAGGAGAGTTTAGACACTACTCTCGATCAGATTAAATCCCACTATAAGATTCTGTACAATAAAATATTTGTATTAGAGTCTAAGGATTGTACGGATTTGCTCTGCACATATAATATTGATACAGAAAATACAACTCCTTATATTCTCAACAATACGATCCTTCTTCACAGAAAGAAAGAATCAAACACACTGTATACTATTAATGCCTTAAACATTCTAATAAGGCAGTTAAACGAAGGGATTCTAGATACAAGCTATAGAATTTCATGGGCGGATTATAAAAATACAGTACTACTAACACAGGGAGATGATATCCGCCTCCTAAGCACTAAGATACATAAGATAATTAGCCTCTAAAAAAAGTTGGCTGTTATCATTTTTTTCATTATCTTAGTTTAAGATATATGTTCACTTTTAATTTTAAAATACATCAAAATGGCTATGAACGTAAGTTTAATTAAGCAAAAATTGGCCAGCTTGCAAACCCGCGGTGGCGGTGGCAAAAGCAAGATCGCTGAGTCAATTTGGAAAGCGCCAATTGGCAAATTCCAGGTAAGGATGCTTCCTGCCAAATGGAATAAAGAAAATCCTTTTAAGGAAGTCTTTTTCCACTACGGTATTAACAACCGTACTATGATCTCTCTTGTTAACTTCGGAGAGAAAGACCCAATCGTAGAGTTTTCAGAAAGCTTGAAAAAGCAAACTTACACGGTTGAGAATTTTAAACTAGCTAAAAAGCTAGAACCGAAGATGAGAGTATTTGCACCAGTTATCGTTAGAGGCGAAGAAGACAAGGGCGTACGTCTTTGGGAATTCGGTAAAGAGGTTTATATGGAGCTTCTTGCTGTAGCAGAAGACGAAGATGTAGGAGATTACACCGATACTTACCAAGGTCGCGATCTTATCGTAGAGACAGTAGGTCCTGATCAGAGCGGACGTCAGTTTAACAAGACTTCAGTTCGTGTTAAGACTAAACAAACTCCTGCTTCTGAAGATGCTAAACAGCTTAAAGTCTGGCTTGAAACACAACCAGATCCGATTGAGCTGTACAGAAAGCCGACATACGAAGAACTTAAGCAAGGTCTTTACGAATGGTTGAACCCCGGTAGTACTGAAGCTACAGAAGAAGAGGAAGAGACTGAAACACCAGCTCCAGCAACAGCACAGCCTGCTGCTCCTAAGAACAGTAAGTATTCTCTAAACGTAAAACAAAAGCCGGATATCGATAAAGAGTTCGATGATCTTTTTAAAGAAGATACTCCCGGTAATGACCTTCCGTTCTAATAAAAACAAAATATGGCAAAAGCTAAAGAATCGTTAAATACGACTATTTCAAAAGCTATCAAAGGCGGATTTGATTTAGAAGGTTTCAAGAAAAATAAATTCCTAGTAGGGAATGTAAAGTTTAAAGAAGATAAGTGGATTGAACTATCCCAATCTTACCAAGACGTTCTATCTATCCCAGGAATACCGATGGGCCATATTACACTACTTAGAGGACATTCTGATACAGGTAAGACAACCGCCCTTCTAGAAGCAGCAGTGTCTGCACAGAAGAAAGGTATCTTACCTGTATTCATTATAACCGAGATGAAATGGTCTTGGGAACATGCTAAACAGATGGGCTTTCAAGTAGATGAAATTGCAGACCCCGATACTGGCGAAGTTGTAGACTATAAAGGATTCTTTATCTATGTGGATAGATCATCCTTAAATACTATCGAGGATGTAGCAGCTTTTATCGCAGATCTTTTAGATGAGCAGAAGAAAGGTAACCTACCTTACGACCTGTTATTCTTATGGGACTCTGTAGGAAGTATACCATCCCGACTTTCGGTTGAATCCAACAAGAACAATAACGAATGGAACGCCGGAGCAATGTCTCAACAATTCGGGAACTTTATCAATCAGAAGATTGTACTATCCAGAAAAGAATCTCAACCTTTTACTAACACCTTACTTGCTGTAAATAAGATCTGGGTTGCAAAACCCGGAAGTCCGATGGAGCAACCTAAGATGAAGAATAAAGGAGGTGATACCATGTTCTTCGACGCTTCACTTATTATTACATTCGGTAATGTATCTAACAGTGGTACTAATAAGATCAAAGCAACTAAAAACGGTAAGAACGTTGAGTTTGCTAAGAGAACAAAAGTTAGCTGTGATAAGAACCATATTACCGGTGTAACAACTGAAGGTAGAATTATCATGACTGTACACGGGTTTATTCCTGATGATAAGAAAGCGATTGATAATTATAAAAAAGAACACTCAAAGGAATGGCTGCAGATACTAGGCAGTAAAGATTTTGACGTAGTTGAAGAGACAGAAGAAGATATTAAAGACATATTTGAAGCATCCGACAGTGAATAAAGAATACCAAGCTATATTTAATAGCCTAAAAGAATCGAAACAAGAGACCCTGCATTTACATAGCAGGGTTCTCTTAATCGATAGCATGAACACCTTTTTAAGATCCTTTGTAATGGTGAAGCATTTGAATGCTCACGGTCACCATATAGGAGGTCTAACCGGGTACTTAAAGTCTATAGGATTTGTTATCCGAACTATAAAACCAACTCGAGTTATTTTAGTATTCGATGGACTAGGAGGATCTACAGCAAAACGAAACCTCTACCCTGAATACAAAGCTAATAGAAAGTTAACCAGAGTTACCAACTGGGACGGGTTTGATACGAAGGAAGAAGAATCAGAAGCTATAACAAACCAGATTGTAAGGCTGATAGACTACCTAAGACAACTCCCTGTTGATTTACTTATAGTAGATAAGGTAGAAGCAGACGATGTAATCGGGTATTTATCTAAACAGTTAGAAGAAGAAGTATACATCGTATCTTCCGATAAAGACTACTTACAGCTTGTCAACGACAGAGTAACGCTGTACAGTCCTATAAAGAAGAAATTCTACTCTCCTAAAGCAGTGGTAGATGAATTAGGTATTACTCCTCAAAATTACTTAAACTATAAAATACTTGCAGGAGATCAATCAGATAATGTACCCGGTATTAGAGGCCTTCAAGCAAAAAAGATACTTAAACTTTTTCCAGAGTTTAAACAGTCAACAAGGTACACACTACCTCACATACTAGAAGCATCAGAAGAGCGATTAGAGCAAAATAAACTCTACGGTAGCATACTTCAATACAGGAAGCAGTTAGAGATAAACGAGACTCTAATGAACCTACACGAACCTTTAATTTCAGAAGAAAATAAAGAACTTATAAGAAGTGTTCTAGACGACCCTCAACAGGATATGAACAACGCCGCTTTCTTGAGGATGTACAATGAAGATATGCTAGGAGGGAGTATTGCTAATCCCCAAATGTGGTTACATGATACCTTCACTTACCTAAAAGCCTACAAGAAGAAAGTTGGATAATTGAATAGAATTAGTTATTTTAAATTACAGAAAAAATAAAAGCTATATGTTTAAATTAGTTTACAACGTAGATCAGAAAAGAGTTTCTATTACTAACTACAATGACCCTGACAGTAAAGCTACTCTCTACAGAAACGCAGAAGTTAAATTCTTCTACCCTGAACAGATTATAGAGATCCATTCAGATGACAAATTTAAGTCCATTCTACCTCTCGGCCTCACTTTTGTTCTTTTTGAATAATCTAAAATAAAATATGCCAACAGCACTCCACCAGTTATCAAGTTATGGAAATTCGTTTCAAATAAAGGTTATAGCCTCACTGCTGAAACATAAAGAATTTCTACAAAATATTCACGATGTCTTAGACGAAGACTACTTCGATAATCCAAGTCACAAGTGGGTAGTCAAAGAGTTATTAAGATACTACTATAAGTACAATACAACTCCTACGCTAGATTCCCTTAAGATTGAAGTTAAGAAGATAGATAACGAAGTACTTAAGACCACTGTCGTCGAGCAATTGAAGGAAGCTTATAAAGCTACCTACGATGATCAAGAGTATGTAGAACAAGAATTCTCGAACTTCTGTAAGAATCAACAGCTAAAGAAAGCACTCCTCTCTTCAGTCGACCTTTTAAATATAGGCAATTACGATGAAATTCGAGTACTTGTCGACTCAGCTCTAAAAGCAGGTCAGGATAAGAATATAGGACATGAGTACCTTAAAGATATCGAAACAAGGTATAGAGGTGAAGAAAGAAGTCCGGTAGCTACAGGATGGCCTGTTGTAGATAGACTACTAGCTGGAGGACTAGGTTCTGGCGATTTCGGATTGATATTCGGTAATCCAGGAGGAGGTAAGAGCTGGTCGCTTGTACATATGGGAGCATCTGCTGTACAAATGGGATTAGTAGTAGTACACTACACCCTAGAGCTTTCACAATCATATGTCGGTAAACGTTACGATGCTTTCTTCACTAAGATACCCGTCGATCAAATAGACTTACATAGAGAACAAGTAGCACAGACTATACAGTCCTTACCAGGGAAGTTAATTATTAAAGAATACCCTATGGGTAAAGCTACGATAAACACTATAGAATCGCACATACGTAAATGTACCGATCTAGGGTATAAGCCTGACTTAGTAATTATCGACTATGTTGATCTTCTAAGATCACCTAGAAAAATCTCAGAGAGAAAAGACGAGATTGACGACGTATATACCGCTTCAAAAGGACTTGCTAGAGAACTAAAAATACCGATCTGGACCGTATCTCAAGTTAATCGCGCAGGTGCAAAAGACGAAATTATCGAGGGAGATAAAGCAGCAGGTTCATACGATAAGATTATGATTGCTGACTTTGCAATGTCTCTTTCTAGAAAGCGTCAAGACAAAGTTGGAGGTACAGGTCGCTTTCATATTATGAAAAATAGATACGGTATGGATGGAATGACCTATCCTGCAGTAGTGGATACCTCTACCGGAGCGATAGATATACAAGATAAGGAGTTAGGAGACGATGTTATCTTCCCATCTGGCAGTACTCAATCAGGATCCGGTAATCCGATGCTCTTTAACAAAGATGAGAGAGATTTTCTAAGTAAGAAATTTTTTGAGTTACAAGGACCATCTCAGTAACGCTTAGATATTTATAATAGATCTAAACTACAAATAATGGCCAGTTTACAGGACAAGTACGAAAAAGAGTCTAAAACACAACTAGACAAAATAAATCAACTATCAGCAAATAATTTGCTAAAACAGCAATTTGAAAAGCAAGTTAAACAGGCCGCTGCTCCGTCTTCTGATCTACAGAAGAGAGCAAATACATACGTACAATCTGTACAATCCTCTCAAGATACAATAGTAGGAGGATCTCCCGGAGGTAATGGCGGAAGAATCGCCGCTGACGTCCCTCCTCCAACCCCAAGCATCAGCGCCACCCCGGCTGCCACGCCAAGTCCGACGCCTACACCGTCTGCGTAAGTAGTGTAGAAAAACTTTATAACTTTTTCAATAAAAATTGGTTTTATGGTTTAATCTACATATATTTGTAGAAGGTTATTCTATTCCTAAAATTTAAAAAATATCGCTAAAAATGAATCTTCCGCAGCAGGTCCTGAGTGACATCACCGTGCATTCTAAGTACGCTAAGTATATTCCAGAGTTAAACAGAAGAGAGACTTGGAAAGAGATAGTAACAAGAAATAAAGAAATGCACCAAGCTAAATTCCCACAACTGCGAGAGGAGATAGAAGAAGCTTATCAGCTCGTTTACGACAAGAAAGTTTTACCTTCTATGCGCTCTCTTCAATTTGCCGGAAAGCCAATTGAGCTTAACAATGCAAGAATCTTTAACTGTTCTTACGCACCAGTTGACGATTATAGAGTTTTCTCCGAAGTAATGTTTCTACTACTATCCGGCTGCGGAGTAGGCTATTCAGTGCAGACTCACCATATAGATAAACTTCCCGAAATAAAGCTACCTACAAAACAAAGACGTTACCTTGTAGGAGATAGTATAGAAGGGTGGGCAGATGCCATCAGAATGCTCTGTAAAGCTTACTTTGGGTATACTAACGCACTTCCTATTTTCGACTTTAGAGATATCAGACAGAAGGGAGCTCGACTTATTACATCAGGCGGTAAAGCACCCGGCGCAGAACCTTTAAAAGAATGCTTATTCCAAGTACAAAAAATATTTGATAGAAAAAAGAACGGAGATAGATTATCATCTATTGAAGCTCACGATATTATTTGCCACTTAGCAGATGCAGTTCTATCAGGAGGTATCAGAAGAGCAGCATTAATCTCCCTATTCGATTTTGATGACGCAGATATGCTAACTTGCAAATTCGGCGAATGGTGGATGGAAAATCCACAACGCGGTCGTGCAAATAACTCTGCTGTTATTCTACGACATAAAATTACCGAAGAAGAATTCTTTAAGCTTTGGGAAAAAATTAAAGCATCAAACTCAGGTGAACCTGGATTTATTTTCAGTAATGATAAAGACTTTGGAACAAATCCTTGCGCAGAAATTGCACTAAGACCATTCCAGTTTTGTAACCTATGTGAAATAAACGCATCAGATATTGAAAGTCAAGAAGATTTAGACAACAGGTCTAAAGCAGCAGCATTCATTGGAACACTTCAAGCATCTTATACCGATTTCCATTATCTAAGAGATATTTGGAAGAGAACAACTGAAAGAGATGCATTACTCGGAGTAGGTATGACCGGTATTGCATCTGGAGAGGTTATCAAATACGATCTTAAGCAAGCTGCAAAAGTAGCTAAAGAAGAAAACGAAAGAGTTGCTAAAGTAATTGGAGTAAACAAAGCTGCGAGAGTAACAACAGTTAAACCTTCCGGTACTTCTTCAATGGTATTAGGTTCTTCTTCCGGCATTCACGCATGGCATGACCAGCATTATATCAGAAGAATGAGACTCGGTAAGAACGAAGCTCTCTACAAATACCTTTTAGAGAACCATCCTGAGTTAGTAGAAGATGAGTTTTTCAAACCAAATATACAAGCTGTAGTATCAGTACCTCAGTCAGCTCCAAAAAATGCAATTCTTAGATCAGAAAGCGCTTTAGAACTTCTCGAAAGAGTTAAAAAGTTCAACATGGAGTGGGTAAGAGCCGGCCACAGAAGCGGTGCTAATACAAATAATGTCTCTTGTACTATTACCATCAAACCAGAAGAATGGGAAATTGTAGGACACTGGATGTGGAAAAATAGAAACTTCTATTCAGCCTTATCAGTACTTCCGGCTGACTTAGGAACTTACAAACAAGCTCCATTTGAGACTATCACAGAAGAGCAGTATGAAGAGATGGCAGCACACTTACATTCTTTAGATATGACTAAAGTTACCGAGGAGACAGACGAGACAAATTTAATGGATCAAGTAGCTTGTGCTGGCGCGACCTGTGAAATCGTCTAAAGAATCATTCATAGAAGGGATCCATTACTACCTTGAAAACGGTAGAGTGGTTCTGACTGAAGAGTATCATAGAGAAAGAGGACATTGTTGCGGATCTAAATGCCGCCATTGTCCTTTTTCTCCTAGACATGAGAAAGGGAGTACTACCCTTGAAGAGTTGAAAGATAAAGATTAAGTAGTTATATTTAGGTATGATACGTCATCCAAGACCTTTTATCGAGCAAAAACTATCTGAACTTGTTCGGATAAAGTATAACCGTTTTCAATGGTGGCGAAACTGCAAAGTTAAGGATACCTTACATCCTTACGCTCCTATTCCTGATAAGATAAAAAACGGTGATTTTGACCACTCTCCATATTATTGGATGGCTCAATACGCTTTGTATGAGTTAGAAGATAGGCAGGTAGGGGTGCAGGATTTAGAAAAACGAAGAGAGATAGAAAGCCTTTACATGGAAAAGTATAGAAGGCTTATGGAAGATTATCATAAAGATGAAGCTACTCGTCTTGAAGACTTTAAAAAGCAAGTAACCAAGTCGACTAGAATAGCTAAAGAAGTACTAGAGCAACTCATGGAAGACTTCGATGGTACGCTTTTAGATTTATATCAGCAGATATCTTCTCAATACACACCTGTCCGGCAAGCTCCTCCTTCACATTTAGTAAAGAACTACCCTGTTAGTTTTGAGGAGGAGAGAGGAGTTGAAGATTTGACATTAAAGTCTTAAATTAAAATAAAGTAAAATATATGGCAAAGTTTTCATCAGCAAAAGTATTCGACGGATATAGCTGTGTATTCAGGCAGTGGAAAGCAGAAGGAACGCACTGTAAGTATTTACATGGATATGGAGTATCTTTTAAGATTTGGTTCGAAGGTGAATTAGATGAGCGTAATTGGGTTTGGGATTTTGGAGGCATGAAGCGAGCTAAAGGAACTATAGATGGTAAAAATCCTAAAGTTTGGATGGATTATATGTTTGACCATACAACATTGGTAGCACAAGATGACCCGGGTATTAACGGATTTAGAACTATGGATCATTTAGGAGTTATACAGCTGAGAGAGCTTCCTGCTGTAGGAGCAGAGCAATTTGCTAAATTTGTTTTTGAAAAAGTAAATGCTTTCGTACAAGAAGAAACAGAAGGTAGAGTTAAGGTAGTAAAGGTTGAGTTTAGAGAAAACGAAAGAAATAGCGCTACTTACGAAAATTAAAAATAAAACAGTTATGAATAAGTTTGAAAGTACCCAAGCTTACAAAAAAGGTAGAGCAGGTGAAGTTAATGTTATTGAACAGCTTTTAGAGAGAGGTATAGAACTAAAAGACTATACCGATTACCAAGAGTATAAGTTTAAGCAAAAGAAAGGTTTTGACGTAGAAGTTTTTAATAAACGTACCCAAGAATGGGATCGTGCAGATATTAAAACTAACATTAGGAACGGATTTACTTTCTTAGAAGTAATTAAACACCCAACCGGTACTCTCGGATGGTTTTATACCTCCAAGGCCGATAGCATACTTACCTACGATCTAGACAATAATCATTGCTACATTTACGATCTTAACGAAATGAGAAACTACGTTAAAGGTCGAAACTTTAAACTATGTGGTAAAAATAAAGATTTATTTGCTTTACCGGTAAATAGTAATTATCTTATAAGACAATTATTCTAATATGACACAACAACTTCCTTTTAAGACTTACGAAGAGTATTTAGTTTTTGTAGAATATGAATGGAACGAAAAACACAACGACCGGTTTTTAATTCAGAATGACTGGGTGCTTGTAGATATGGATTACGGTTTAGGACCTACTTATAGAGATTTAACAGAAGAAGAATTTAAAGATAAAATGCAACGCTTGAACGAGGAGTAAGCGTTTAATAAGTAAATACTTCCTCAAACAATATACTTTAAAAGATGAAAAAGCAAGCAGTTCTCAGCCTTTCAGGAGGAATGGATTCCTCTACTCTCCTTTTACACCTTCTAGCTAACGGCTACGAAGTAACAGCTCTTAGTTTTGACTATGGCCAAAAGCATAAAGTCGAATTAGAAAGAGCTAAATCCCTAGTGGGTTATATTAACGATAAAATGTTTTTTACAAAAACAGACAATTTTGTAAGACATCAGGTTATTAAAATTGACGGAATAACAAAACTCCTTAATTCTGCTCTCGTAGAAGGAGGATGGGATGTTCCAGAAGGACATTATGAGCAGGACAATATGAAAGATACCGTTGTTCCTAACCGTAATAAAATCTTTGCTTCACTTATTCAAGCAGTAGCACTTTCAATTGCAACAAAAACGATTACAGATGATTGTGCTGTAGGTCAAGAGGTAGTTATTGCAATGGGAATACATGCCGGCGATCATGCAATTTATCCTGATTGTAGACAAGAGTTTCGTGATGCTGATTTTGAAGCATTTAAAATTGGTAATTGGGATTCGCATTTAGTATCACACTATACTCCTTATCTTGAACTAAATAAATTTGATATTTTAAAAGATGGAGAAGAATGCTGCGAAGCACTAGGTTTAGATTTTAACGAAGTATATAAACGTACTAATACCAGCTACAAGCCGATCTCTTTCGCAACAAATGCTAGTACTGAATTAGACTGGTATTCAGACTATAAATCAGCAGCATCAGTAGAGCGTATTGAAGCATTTATTAAGCTAGGTCGTCCTGATCCTGTAGCTTATGCTGACGAAACTGGGCCTGTAAAATGGACTGTAGCTAAAGAGCATGTTGAAAAAGTATTAGCAGAATATCAAAAATAAAATAAAATGACCTTAATTAGCCACGAAATTCCAAAGCAGTTATTTCCTATTCACGACCTTATTAACGACTACCCTTATGTGCTAGCTCACTTGATTGGACAAGATCAAGAGTATACAGACTTCTATATTAGAAAGTGTAAAAATGCAACTTTTTCTATTTTAGATAATAGTGCTTTTGAATTAGGAAAATCTGTTGATTTTGAAATCTTAATTGAAGCAGCAGAACGCGTTAAACCTACCCATGTAGTAGTTCCCGACTGGGTTAACGATTGTGATAAAACTATCGAGTTCTTAAAAGCATTCCTTTCGATTTTAGAAAACAGATATGGAAGCTTACATAGAATACCTTTCAAGCTTATTGCTGTTATACAAGGTACCAATATGGGAGAGCTATACAAATCTCTTAACGAGATTACCTACTGGAAAAGACAATGCCCAGCAATTGAGATCGTAGCTATGCCTTACGATACCATTCCAGGCACAGACTACCATAACATACGTTATATTGTCTTTCAGCATATGAAGAACGTATTGAAGGATAATCACTTACAGGTGCATCTCTTAGGTCTTCAAAATTATTCCGAGTATGTACTCTATACAAAAGAGGATAAAGAACTTATCTACTCTGTAGATTCTTCTGCACCTATTGTATACGGCTGGAACGATATTAACTTTAGCTGGGGAGGAACAGACAAACCTAAACCTAAAGAGAAGCTTGCCGATAACCTGGATAGAACAATAACTCCAGATCAAATGAGATCTATCTCACATAACGTCTTAACTATTCGTCAAATTATAAAAGGAAAAAAACTATGAGTGGAATGAACGACATTGCAAGTAAGCACCTAGGTCAACAGGGCAGTTACGCAATCACAACAGATAAATTTGATTCTTCTTTCCTAGTGCCGATGCCTAGAAAGCTAGCTAGAGAAGATTGGGGCATTAAAGGGGACGAGTTTGTAGGATACGATACATGGCATTGTCACGAAGCTACTTTCCTACTTAACAACGGACTTCCTGTAGCTGGAACTTTAAAAATTGTATATCCTGCATCATCAGAGTTTATGGTAGAGTCTAAATCTTTTAAACTTTACTTGAATACTTTTGATATGTGTAAGATGGGAGGTACCATTAAAGAAGCAATCGCAGCATATGAAGCTCAAGTTAAACATGATATTTCAGAAGCTATTCAAGCTCCGGTTGAAGTTGGATTCTTTAGACCTGGTGATGAGCTTGACGTACTAGTAGAAGCAGATCCAGCTTCAGGATACAGGCTACTGGAAGGTTATATCGGCGATGAAAAGCTAGAGAAAATGGAGATAACAGACTATACTGCCGAGAATTTTCATTTTAAAATAAAAGAAGGGCATGGCAGTGAGTTTAAAGTTTTCACTAACGCACTACGTTCTAGATGTCGACATACTAAGCAGAAAGATACTGGAGCAGCTTATTTTCACATTAAAACTGAGGGTGGTATTTTAGATTTACAATCCTTATTAAAAGAGGTTATAGCCTTGAGGGAAGTTAATGAGTTTCATGAATTTTGTAGTGAAAAGCTGTTTACAGCTCTAACGAGTGTTCCTCAAGTAAAAGATTGTGTTGTAATGTTACTGTATTCTAGAAGAGGATCTTTAGATATCAACCCTGTACGTGCTACTAGGCTGGATTTAATACCACAAGCATTAATCGATGCAAAAGTATACACTAAAAAAGCAATGGGACAGTAATATGAAAAAGCAAGAAAGCTGGGGAGTACTTATTTCTCAAACTGGATCTGAAGTAATAGCTATAAGTAAAGAGATTGGGTATCTCCCCAGTCTTGTTGTAACCAATAACCTAGGTAAGATAACAGCAGAAAACCTGGAGATATTTAAGCAGAATGAGGTAGACATAATGATTATACCGTTTAAGCCTGTCTTAGAAGACTACCTAAGTAAAACTTTGTTGAGCAAGAAACTTATAACACTACACGGTTACTTGAGAATAATTCCAGCAGGGTTTTTTGGTCGATACGCAGGTAGTATCTACAATGGACATCCTGCTCTTATAACTAAGTATCCTGAGTTAAAAGGATTTAATATGCAAGAAGCAATTGCTGGAAAGCAAGCAGACTATCCGGACTGCGGTAGTGTTATACATGAAGTAATCCCACAATTAGATTCCGGTAGAGTAGTAGCTGAGGTTAGGACAAAGAATATAACTATTAATGCGGATCATGCTTATGCATTACTGAGGAGAACTTCCTTAGAATCTTGGAAATATTTCTTTACTAAAGTTTGGCAGTTCCAATAATAAAGCTTATCTTTAACAAAAGACTTAATGAAAATACTACTAGGAGCTCACGGAGTAGGCAAAAGTACTCTGCTTAAGGAAGTTGCTAAGCACTATCCAGATTACTATGTTACAGATGGATTTTCAAGGCCGGTAACTAAGATTGCTAAATCGTTAGATTTTTCTCTCGACGAACAGCAATACGTAATTAACGAACTTTCTGCTTGGGCATATCAGAATTACCTTACTCATAAGAACGTAATTAGTACTCGAAGCGTAATTGACTGTATTATATACTCTCAAATACTAGCACCCGATGTAGATGTTGAAGGAATTATAAATTTGTTTGAGGAAACTAAAGACCGGGTAGAGTACTTTTTTTACATACCTATTGAGTTTGGTTATGTTATAGATGAAGGTAGGCCCGGTGGAGCTTGGCAAGAATTACAAAGTAAGATTGACGATATTATCATACAATTTATAAAGCAACATATCCCAGAAGAAAAAGTAGTGGTACTAAGAGGCACGGTAGAAGAGCGTCTAAGTCAAATTTCAAAATTTCTATAACCTAAAACATGGAGGAATAACCAATGAAGTGTTTAAAAAGCGAAAAGACCGGAAACATTATCCGTGTTACAGATCAACAAGCTTACAACATGGTAGGCAGAGAATGGCAGTATGTAGCTAAATCCGAATGGAAAGCTTTAACTCGAGAAAAAACTGAACAGCAAGAAGTTCAAGAGCAGAAGAAAGAAAAGACTATCTCTAAGAAAGCTGCTCGTAGAAAGCAGATTAAAGAAAAACAAAGACAAGACTGATGAGCGAAGTATTGCACGCTTTAGAACATGCAATAGGCCTCTGCGGAGAAAAACACCTTAGTTTTTTTGCAGCAGTAACCGAATGGCCTAATGTTAGTTTTGTTTTAAATTATATAAAAACGATTACAAATGGCAGAGTTTAGTAAACAATACTGCGAAATAAATGACCCGGAATTTCCTTGGGATTTCGATATCGAAAAAGAAGCAGAAGCTCTAGAACCTGAATACGGAATTCATATGATATGTGAAGGCTTCGGATTTACTATGATAGCAAAAGACGAAACCGGCAATATACTATTAGGATTCCCAGACGAAGAACTTACATATGTAAAATGGATTCCTTATCTTCAATTTATACAAGAACAAAAAAGTAAATTATGAGTAAAATAGATCCAAAAAAATTATTAATCAGCTCTGACTTCTACTCAATACAAGGTGAAGGCATCTCTTCGGGAATACCTTCTTACTTTGTTCGTTTAGGTATCTGCAACCTTACTTGCGGTATGAGTAGAGTATTCACTAATATGTTAGCTAAAGAGCAGAAGCTAGAAGATGGAGAAATCTTTATAGGAGACTTACATGCTGAAGGTAAAGCAACCTGGACTTGTGATAGTACAAGCCAGTGGTTGTGGAGAGGAGAAGATAAAGAATTCGAATACCTAATTAACCGATGGAAAGAAGAAGGTGTTTACGAGGATATTCTAGATGGCAATGTTCATATTATTTGGACTGGCGGCGAACCGACAATAAAAGGACATCAACAATCAATCGTTAACTTTACCAATTACTGGCTTGCAAGACACCTCGATAACACTGTCAGACCGTATTACGAGATTGAAACCAACGGCACAGTCTATATTGACGAACCTCTCTTTAAAATGCTCGACCAGATTAATTGCTCTCCTAAGCTAGCAAACTCGGGGATGACTAAATCACAACGCTTTAATGAAGCAGCTCTTAAGCGTATTATGGAGCATAAAAACTACCAGTTTAAATTCGTTATCAGTACCGAAGAAGATGTTAAGGAGATATTTGAAGAATTTGTAACTCCGTTAAATATTCCTCTTAAGAATATAGTTTGTATGCCTGGATTAGACGATGTAGCTGATTTTGAAGAACGCACTCAGTTCTGTCTTGAAATGGCTAAAAAATACCGCTTTAGAGGATTAACTCGTTTGCATATTGCAGCTTGGAATAAAACATTAAATGTATAAACTATGGAAAATGTACTAGTAACCGGAGGATGTGGCTTTGTAGGATATGCCCTAACTAAAGAGCTTCTACTCAGAGGCTATAATGTCGATGTAATAGATAATTTAAGTATAGGAAAAGAAGCCAAGGATGTTGACCTGATAGGTGCAAATTTCCTAGGAGGTGATGTAAGAGCCATGGAAAATGTTGCTTTAAAGAATTATAAGTATATTTTTCATCTTGCCGCGTTAAGTAGAATTCAACCTTCTTTTGCACAACCTAGACAAACTTTTACCTCTAATGTAGAGGGAACTAGACAGGTAGTTGATTACGCTTTGAAAGTAAGCGCTAAACTTATATACGCAGGATCATCATCTAAACACCACAACCCAGAATTATCCCCCTACGCTATGACAAAGTACATGGGAGAGCAGTGGATAAAGATGAGCACTAAATGTTTTGGGCTTAACGCAGAAATCGTTAGATTCTATAATGTATACGGTCCTGGTGAGCTAGTAGACAGTCATATGGCTGCAGTAATCGGGGTGTGGAGAAAACAGCTTCAGAATAATGAGAAACTGACGATTGTAGGTGATGGAGAGCAACGTAGAGATTTCACACACGTTCAAGATATCGTAGATGGGCTTATAAGAGTTGCCGAGTCTGATGAGAAGCATGAAGATGCTTGGGAGCTAGGTACAGGATGTAACTACTCTGTAAACGAAGTAGCTAAAATGTTCTGCGATAAATTCGGATGTGAAACAATAAACATCCCAGAGCAACAAGGTAATTATAGAAAGACTTTACGTGTTAATAGTGATGCTGTAGAAAGATTAGGATGGGCACCTAAAGACAGATTATTAAACTACATACAACAATTAGAAAAGTAAATGTTTAATTATGAATACTCCCACCTTTAACCAGCACACTCTTAATGCTATTACAAACCTAGAAGAAAAGCTTAAAAAAGCTAAAACACCAGAAGATGTCTACGAGGTTCTAAGACGACTTACACTACTGCTTCCTAATAACTACGACCTAGGTTATTTTATGAGAAAAGCACCGGACCTTTGGAGTAAGAGAATGACTTACGACGGCGGCCCAAACTGCTGGGGTATTGAAGTTCCAGGAGAGTTAAACTCTAACAGTATAGAGCATTGCATTATCTGCGGCAAAGAAACTCCTTACACTTACGATGTTAATATTAACTTCAGGTACGGGTACGTTGAAGGAGCAGGACAATTATGTAAAGAATGTTACGATAAAAATTAAAACAAAATAAATGAGCTTTGACATCTTCACAATAGTACTGCTAACACTCTGTGGTGCACAAGCCTACGTATGGTTCAGATTCACTCAGTTTGAAACTGTAGTGAGTGTTAATATTGTAGGATTAATTACTTTGCATTCCCAAAAAACGTTGGAACTTCAAGAACAAATCGATAAATTAAAAGAACAATTAAAGAAATATGAGCAACAAGCAAAAACCGTTAACAGTTAATATTGAAAAACTCGAAGAGTCTACAGTAGGTTTTGCTAACGGAGTTTCTACTCAATTAGCAAACTTAATTTACAAAGGAGAGCATCGCTCTCTAAACTCAGAAGAAAAAGATGCTATTATTACTGAAGCAGCACACCACTACGGTAAGTTCCTAAACGCCCTCGGTGTTAATTGGCAAAGTGATCCGAATAGTGAGAATACACCTAAGCGCGTAGCTAAGGCCTATGTAAATGATCTCTGGAAAGGTAGGTACGATCTTATGAGTGAGATTACAACCTTTCCTTCGAACTACGACGGTATTATTGTAGAGACTAATATTCCGGTATTCTCTCAATGCGCACATCACCATCAGCAGATTTTAGGTGTATGTCACGTAGGTTACATACCAGGAGAATCTAAGCAAGTAATGGGACTCTCTAAATTAAACAGAATAGTAGAACAGTATTCTAGAAGAGGTCAGATTCAAGAAGATTTAACTATGCAGATCTTTGATACCCTGAATACTGTTATACCAGATAACCTAGGAGTAGCGGTGGTTGTAGACAGTAAACATAGTTGTGTATCATGCCGCGGAGTTAAGCATCAAGGTGCTTCTATGCAGACAGCTAAGCTTTCCGGAGCATTCCTTAACGAGCCAGAATGCCGTGAGGAGTTCTATATGTACGTAAGAAACGCAGTAAATAAATGCTAATTTTAACTATTTATAGATATGTCACAAGATTTTAACCCTCAAAATCCTAGCGAAGGTTTAGGAGATACTATTGCAAAAATTACTCATGCAATAGGAATAGATAAAGTAGCAGAAGGTGTAGCTCGAGCTATGGGCAAAGAAGACTGTGGATGTAATAAAAGACGTCAAGTACTTAACAAAGTATTTCCTTATGCACAGACTACACCTCCGACAATCCCCACTCCTGTATTAGAATCACAGTATGTCTACGAAGGAACTAGACAATTTAGAGTACTCAGTCCTTTCCTACTCAAATCAGGAGATTTTGAAAAGAAGTTTGAAGTAGGAGATATTTTAGAATCAACAACCCGGGATGTTTACTACATACATCTACAAAACTTATTGCAATCACATTCTATAGAGCCAATTTAAACTAATATGTTACTAACAGGAGAAGAAGTACTAGCACATCTAGTAGCCCCACAGAGCTTGCATAAAGTCAATCAGGTCGGTATAGATTTATCCGTTCAGAAGATTGAAAGAATACTCGGAGGAATCATGGTATTAAAAGAAAAAACCATTGTCAAACCAGAAAGTTTTGATAGAGTACCTCTTCAGAATATAGACGGGAGGAAAGTGTGGAGACTTACAAAAGGTCCCTACGCATTAACCTTTAACGAAGGTATTAAGATTCCTGCTAATGCAACTGGTTTTATCACATCTAGATCTTCTATCTACAGAGGAGGAGCTAAGATAAACAGTCCTATCTGGGATCCAGGTTTCGAAACTGAAACAATGGGAACAACAATGTTTGTAGAATCGGATACAATTTTCATTGAAGAGAATGCTAGAGTGTGTCAGCTTTATATGATTAAAAATCCAACTCCTGCAGAACTATATAACGGACAGTTTCAAAATAAAACCAACTACTAATGCAACCGAAAGAAAGTAAATCAACCTGGCATTTTAGAATCAGCATAGCTAAATCCATTGTTAGAGTATTTGCTGGCTTCGCATTTATGTATGCCGATCAGTGGTATTTTAATGCAGCAGGAGGATTACTGGTTGGCGCTGAAATATTAGGAATCATAGAAGAATTCTAAAATTATGAAACTAGATAAGTATAACAAGTTAAAAACAGACCTAGAAACTTTTAACTTCGAAAAAAACTTCAAGCCCCTAAGTAGTACTCTGTATTACTTTTCTTTTCTAGGAAATATTTTTCTAATACTATTTAGTTACTTTTTTATTAAGGATGTAACCAATAGTATACCTAGCTTATTTTCCGGACAAGATCTATTCTTTTCCGTTTTTATTATACTCTTTATGACAGGGTATGAGTTGTTTAAGAGATTTGCTTTTGAACAGCTTACAGCAACTATACTACGTCTAAAAAGATTAACAGTAAACATAGCATCGGGTATTATAGTATGTCTTACTTTAGTTGCTGGATCTTTCTATCTATCTTTAAACGGAGCACATAGGTTGATTGATACAAGTGCTACAGTAGAGTCTAAACTAGATACAATACAGACTAGAGGAGCAGACTCTATAACTGCAGTATACCAGCAGCGTATAGCTTTAAAAGAACAGCAAATACAAGCAATACAACAAAACGACGAAGATGGTGTGCTTAGTAGACGACAACAAAATACCGTTAAGCAGTTAGAAGCAGATGTTAAGAAATACGAGCAAGAAAGAGATTCCCGTATTGCTATTCTTGAGCAAAAAACAGGTAGTAAGTTAACAAAGCAAGAAGATAAGATTCAACAGAATAGTTTGGCATTTGCCGTGATGGTCTTTTTTCTAGAACTTATTATACTGATTGGAGTAGCTTTTAGCGCATACTATAAATGGACTTCTTATTCAGAAATGAAGCAAGTCTTAGCAACTCCTAAATATAAACAACTAGAACTAAATCTAACATTACTTCGTTTATATTTTCAAAACGGAAGAAAAAAAGAAGGTGAATCCGTTATCTCTAATGCAAAGCTAAAAGCTTTAGCATCCAACGCAAAAGTACAGTGTACTTTAAAGGATATTAACGAATTCCTTGCTTTATGTAGCGAACTTGAAATCATATCAGGTCAAAAAAATAAGAAGGTTTACAACGTAGAGTATGAGAAAGCTTTAAGTTTATTCGAAAAGCAGAGTACTTTTTAAATACGGAAAAATTATACTATTTATTAGTATTAAAAACTGTAAATCCCGTACTTATAATGACTTGGAATCAAGAAGTAGTAGCAACTATTTTAGGAGCTTTTTTAACAGGTGTCGCTGGGCCAATAGCCGTACAGTGGATAAAAGCAAGACAATCTCAGAAAAAAGACACTGTTGCTGAAGAGATTAATTTCTCTAGAGCGATTGATCATAAAATAGAAGAAATCAAAGACAGGTACCAAGCTGATCGAGTTTGGATTACTCAATTTCATAACGGAGGACACTACGCACCAACAGGTAAATCTATTCAGAAGTTTTCTATCTTCTACGAAGTAACAGCACCAGATATCCCTCCTACTAAGATGATGTTTCAGAATATACCAGTTTCTCTGTTTGCAAAAACAACAGCCGAGGTATACGATAAAGGGTACTTAGCGGTTCCAGATTTTAAAGACCCTGATACTGAAAACTACGGAATGAAATACTTAGCTGATGAAACCGGATGTAAAAGCTACTATGGATTTGCAATTTTCTGTATTGAGAATAAACTCATTGGTACTCTCGGAGTCGAATACACTAAAAAGAAACGAGAGTTAACTCGAAGTGAAATTGGAGAGTTAGAAGTAGAGGCAGCAGTTCTCGGAGGAGTGATTACAAACTATTTGAAAAGCCGCTAAAAAAGTTGGCTTTCTTTTTTTTACTACGTATATTTATATAAGCAAGAGATACTTGACAGGTCTCGGTTACATATTTATTAACTCGCTCACCTAAGGGGAGCACAAATTTAAAACTATGACGTTTAAACCATTCACACTGGACGAATTCGACCTTCTATGGAAGGATCTGTTTAAAGACTCAAACCACTTTTCTGGAATTAACCAGAAAGTTTCCCATCCCACAGACATCTACGAAACACCGACAGGTATTGCAATTGAAGTAGCAGCAGTAGGCCTCGATAAAGAGGAAATTGAAATTTTAACTGAAGGAGATATTCTCCGTATTAGGTATAAAAAACCCGACGACGAAAAAACTGCTATTTACAGAGGAATTAAAAAAAGCTCTTTTGACCTAGCTTGGAAAATAGCTACTAAATTTGATCTTGGCAAAATTGAAGCAAAGCTAGAGAAAGGATTATTAACATTAACTATTCCTTTTGCTGAAGAGAGAGCACCTAAGAAAGTACAAATACAATAAGTTACACATAAAAGACCTGTCATTATCTCTATGTTTAGAAACGAGTTTATAAAGTTCGACGACAAGCTCTACATTCTTAAAAAGAAAGTTAAAGCAGAGTATAACCCTAATATTGAAGCCTGGAAATACTTTACAGGTGCTGACGTGGCTTTGAGAAAGGAAGATATGATATACTTTGTAGAGCTTATTCCCGAGTTAGAAATAGTTGAAGAACTGAAATAATTTTACTATATTAAAAATAAAAGTATGAGTGTATTAAAACCGCTAAACGGATACGTTTTGCTCAAGCCTGTAGAAGAGGAAGAGATCCTTGCAGGCAACATTATTATTCCTGATCTAGGAAAAGAAAAACCAGCTATTGGCGAAGTAATCGCGTATAGTGATTTTTATAACTTTCAAACCGGTCAATTTGTTCAAACAAAGTTCGACGTAGGTGACAAATTGCTTATTCCTAAAGTAGGTAGTATGAGAGTTACACTAGGAGGTGATGAGTATTTCCTCTGTAAAACTGTAGAAGTAATCGGCATTGTTTCAGAAAATTAAAATTTATAAAAAATGGTTGACAGCTTATTTGGAATTGAATTAAAAAACAAACTACTAAAAGGAATCCAGAAATTAAACAACAGTGTTTCATCAACACTAGGACCTGGTGGTAGAACAGTATTAATTGAAGATAACGTAAATGGAATTAAAGTTACTAAAGACGGCGTTACTGTTGCGAAGGCTTTCTCGCAAATCGAAGACGAGGTTGAAAATATCGGTGCTCAACTTGTTAAACAAGTATCCATCAAGTCAGCTAATGAAGCTGGAGACGGTACAACAACTTCTACTCTCCTTGCCGCAACTATTGTAGAAGAAGGTTTGAAAGCAATTAACCAGGGAGTAAGTCCTGTTGCAGTTAAAAGAGGTATAGATAAAGCAGTAAAAGAGATTGTAGCTGCACTAAAAGAAGTCTCTAAAGAACTAGATACCGAAGAGCAGATTAAACAAGTTGCAACTATCTCAGGTAATAACGATGAGATGATTGGAAACTTAATCGCAACAGCTCTTGAAAAAGTTGGACGTGATGGAGTAGTTGCTATCGAGGAGAGTAAGACCGGTGAAACTGAATTAGAGACAGTAGAAGGTATGCAATTTGATAGAGGATACAAATCTCCTTACTTTGTGACGAACAATAACACTATGCAAGCTGTTCTTGAAGATGCGTATATTTTTATGTACGACGGCCGTATTACAACAGCAGCTGAATTACTCCCTGTAATGACTAAAGCTAATGCAGAGAATAAACCTCTCTTAATTGTTGCGGAAGACATAGACGGAGAAGCTCTAGCTACCCTAATTGTGAATAAAGCAAGAGGTATTGTAAGAGGTGTTGCAGTAAAAGCACCGGAGTTCGGAGAAAGAAGAACCTTAGCACTTGAAGATCTAGCAATCATTACAGGCGGTCAAGTACTGTCTAAAGATAAAGGACATAAGCTAGATAAAATTAACGCCAATGTACTTGAACAGTATTTAGGTAAAGCTAGAACTGTAACAGTTGAAAAAGAAAAAACAACAATTGTTGATGGAGTTGGAAGTAAAGAAGCTATTCAGCAAAGAGCTTTAGACATTAAAGATCAGATCGAAAAAGCAGCTTCCTTCTACGACAAAGAAAAACTACAAGAGAGGCTCGGAAAGCTTGTCGGAGGTGTAGCAGTAATCTCAGTTGGAGGTAATAGTGAACTTGAAATAAAAGAAAAGAAAGATAGAGTAGAGGATGCACTATTTGCTACCCGAGCAGCTCTTGATGAAGGAATCGTATCAGGCGGAGGTATTGCTCTGTATAAAGCAGTTAATAAAGCTGTTGACAATATTACTCTTGGTAGCGATTACAGTGAAGATATCGGTAAACAAATTCTACTAAGAGCATGTAAAGCTCCTTTTGTTAGAATCCTTGCTAACGCAGGTATTGAGAACTGGCATGAAATTGCAACAGAAGTAATGCAGTCCGGATTAAGTAACAGCACCTACGATGCCAAAGCTGGTAAAGTAGTCGATGCTTTCGAAGCTGGATTGCTTGATCCGACCAAGGTAGTGCGTATTGCGATCGAGAATGCTGCTTCTGTGGCTGGTACGATCCTTACAACCGAATCCGTAATCTTTAACAAGAAAGAAGAAAAGAAGGAAGGATCTGGGATGATGGATATGGGAATGGGTTTTTAAAAAAAAAATTAAAAAAAAGTTGTTAGTCTGAATTAAAGAAGCTATCTTTAATTTATAGATAAGAAGATAACAACAGAAGTTCTTTGACATACTGTTATCCCTTCGAAGGTCTGAAATCGCTTGCGAGAGTAAGATCGGTAGTAAATAGCAGTCGGCGGCATATAGTCGTTAAATAAACCGGGAAACCGGTATAAAGTGGATTCATTTGACTGAGTGGATCTGCGGCTCCTTTCGGAAGGAGCTCGAGTATGCAATCGGGATATCTACTGACCTTTAGTACTGAGGGTAACACTGTAGGGAAAGTGGTTGGTAGACTAAGCGATGTGGGTCGTTTGGTTGAGCTCGGAAGAGCAATAAGATTAACCCGAAGGGTGCATGCAAGACATATAGTTTATCCAACCATATTATTGCGACGCCCAGAACTGAAAGGGTACTTAAAACCGAAAGGTAAGATGTAGAACAGGTGGTGCTGCTAATATCCTTTACGATTACCTACCAAGGTGTTGTAATGAAGTAGTCTAAAGTTAACCGAGATGGGGACATCTCAAGGAGTAGTTGAGTATCAACTCGGCCAAAAGCTGAGCAGGCTCAGGGCAAGCCACTACTTCTATAATCCACAAGTCAAACTTATTTGCATTGGATTGCAAAATTACAATAACATAATAAGCTTAAGCGCTTGCCAGGTGCGGTCGAAAGATGCCTACACAGTAATGGGTTGTCCATTGCCATTAAAGGTCGCAAGCCAATAATGATTCTTATGAAAAGATCGTAGTCCCGCAAGGACTTATCTGCCCGGCAGGGTAGAACGGTTAGAGTAAGAAGAGAGTAGACCACAATAAAAGCACCTCAAGGGGTGGTTGACCTAACAACCGGCATTGTTAACATAGTGCTCAAAAGGTACTGGACAAGCAGAGAATCAATAATGCTGCAAAAGAGTTAACATAAAGACTGTAGTCTCAGGTCGTTTTTTATTTATCAAGTGTATTTATACAAGTAACAATCATATGAAGATATCTAACACATACACAACCCCCACGACTAGCTGGCAAGAACCAGTAAGCAACAGGGCATGTATTGTAAGATAACTTTTACCAATATAAGAATTTACAAAGAGCCCTGGATATAAAAATCTGGGGCTTTTTTATTAACTGAAGTATATGAAAGTAATTTTTTTAGACATCGACGGAGTAGTAGCAACAGAAGAGCAATTTATGAGGAATAGAGTTAACTTTTGGAAAAAATACGAATGGGCAAAAGAACTCGGAGTACCTTATCCTTTCGATGAGAAATGCGTTAAGATCCTAAACGAAATAGTAGAAGAAACAGAAGCAGAGATTGTAGTAAGTTCTGATTGGAGGCACCATTGGGGATTAGTTCAGTTAGCTGAAATCTTTAAGCATAACGGTATTAATAAAATGCCAAGATCTGTTACAAAGAATAAACCTGTAAGCTTTTCTTGGCTCGAAAAAAACCGAGCAAATGAAGTGCTGGATTTCATTAATCACTTTGATTTAAAACAGTTTGTTATTCTAGACGACTTAGACTTAAAAGACCTATTAGACAAGGGAGATGCAAGGGATAAGTTTGTTAGAACTAAAGATAACCAGGGTCTGAAAGAAGCTGGTATAAAGAAGAAGATCATTGACATATTGAATAAGTAGAAACGTGGGTGTAGCTCAATTGGTAGAGTTGCGGTCTCCAAAACCGAAGGTTGTAGGTTCGAGTCCTACCATCCGCGCTAACAGCTCCCAAAGCATTGCAGGCGATGCACTTGACTTGTAATCAAGATAATTCGGTTCGATTCCGGATGGGAGCTCTAATAGAGTAGTTGACCAATGGTAGGTCCCTTGCTTTGGGAGCAAGTGCGTGCAGGTTCGAGCCCTGTCTACTCTACTACATTGCTCCGTGGTGTAATGGTAACACGACAGATTTTGATTCTGCAGTTCCTGGTTCGAGCCCAGTCGGAGTAACACGCTCAGTTCGTCTAACGGTTAGGACGTATCCCTTTCACGGATAAGATACGGGTTCGATTCCCGTACCGAGTACAAAAAAAAGCCGGCATAAAGCCGGCTCATTAAAAAGTGAGAACAGTTAGATTAAGCTGCTTTCTTCTTAGAAGCAATTGACCAAACAGCACCGACTAGAGTCATAACTCCGCCGAGTACTTCTTGAAAAAGAGCCTCGTCAAGAAGTCCTTTAGCGACGATAATACCGCCGACAAAAGTTAAAGCGTGTCTTACTAGGCCTAATACTTGTTCTTTCATGTTTTAAAAATTTAAGTTAAAGATACTGAAACCGTTTGTATATTTATAAATAGTCACTATATTTAAAATATTAACAGTGACCCTTAGCTCACCAGGTTAGAGCAGCAGACTCATAATCTGCGGGTAGCTGGTTCGAGTCCAGCAGGGTCAACAGAAAAGATCTTTTCAGATCTGATGGGTGATTCGTCTAATGGCAGGACGCGAGACTCCGACTCTTGAAGCGCTGGTTCGATTCCAGTATCATCCACAATAGTATGCTTTCGATATAGAGTTGTGTTATAGTTCAATTCTATTGTTTAACTTTGAAAAAAGGTTAGACTCTCCTATCCCAACGTCAGCGTCATTTCGGAGGTGCTGGCTTGAAAAAGAGTCGGAGTCAATATTAAGAGTGTACTATACCTTTTTATAAACCAAAAATTAAAGATTATGTATCTGTTACAAACACTTCCTGGTTTTTCTGATGAAGTAGTAGTATCATCACTACCACACCCAATCTCAATGTTTCTTTTAGGTATAATGATTGTTACGGTTATATACGTAGTTATAGATCATAGAAAGATGAGAGATGAAGTTAGAGCATTTAGAGAAGATATAAGAGATATAACAGAAACTCTAGGAAGTGTATCAAAAAGTACAGATCAAAAAATTCAAGAACTCTCTAAGAAAGTTGATTCAAGAGTAGATAAAGCAATCCTTGCTATTAAAAAAGCAGGAGATCAAAATAGATAAGAATATAACGAAACGATTTGAAGAGTTGTTATAACACTGACACGCACGGCAACCTGGAATTGGTGCACCATGAACAGGCAATGCGAACAAAGAAGACGAGATACCTCACAGTGCGTAGGTAAGATTCAAAGCTCGTTAGCAACTCTTCCTTTTTGGTCTCATAGTTCAACGGATAGAACAACTGCCTTCTAAGCAGTGGATCCAAGTTCGATTCTTGGTGAGACTACTGATTGGTAAAACGTAAAAATTAAAGACTATGGAAAGAGAGTTTAAAACACTCTCCACTAAGCAGAGAGTAGACCTAGTTAAATACGTAAAAGATTACACAGAAAGGAACCCCGGAGTTGAAGTTTTAATTGGATGCGATTCTCAAAATAGATTACTCACAACAGTATACGCCCTGGTAGTGGGGCTGTACAAGCCCGGAAAAGGAGCTCATGTTCTTTTCTCAAAATTTAACACAGGTAGAGAAAGAGAAAACACACCAAGGCTACTAAACGAAGTTTGGTTTTCAGTTGAAATAGCAGAACTGCTAAGATCAGAATTAAACATTAAAGCAACCTGGATTGATATTGATATTAATCCCGACCCAAAATACCAATCAAACCAAGCTCTCACTTCAGCAGTAGGTATAGTAACCGGGATGGGGTATAAGGTGAGACACAAAGGAAATTCCCCCCTGATGACTTATGCTGCAGATTCAGTATGCAAAAAATAATCGACGTCCTGCTAAGGCTGTAAACTAATTATAAGTACAACCTTACTATAATGAACACTAGATTATTGCTTTGCTGCATACTTTTTATAGCAGTGCTATCAACCTGTACTAAAGAGAAAATTAATCAACCAAGTAATCCTAAAGTTGAAATTTGTGATTTTGGCCCTCTAGATAATAGTTCATTCAAAACTAGAATAGAGTTTGAAATGGCTCGAGTCGGAGGATCGACCAAATTAAGAGATTTTGATAAAGATGGTATCCCTGATATAAATGATAACTGTCCTAAAGTTTCAAATTCAACTCAATTAGATTCTGATGGTGATGGTATAGGTAATGCCTGTGATCCATACCCGTACGGGAATAACCCGGGTGCTAGCTCAGTTATATTATTAGATTTCGATGGATACTACTTAAACAGCCCATCTTGGAATAACGGTATACCGAAACAGCTCTTACCAAGTGGATTATACCCTGCAGATATACAGACAATATTAGATAGTGTATCTAAAGACTATGTTAAATTTAATGTAATTGTTACTACAGATGAAAGCGTATACCTTAAAGCTAGTATAACAAAAAGAATGAGAGTAGTAATTACCACTTCTAATGAAATATATCCAGGAGTAGCAGGTGTAGCATATGTAGGGAGTATGTTTTGGGGAAGTGATACTCCGTGTTTTGTATTTACTAATACACTAAGCTACAATGCTTTACGAACTAGAGTATGCGTATCTCATGAAGCAGGACATACTGTTGGTTTACTACACCAGGCCCAATGGGATGCTAATTGTAATTTACTTTACACATACAAACCATGTAACGGTCTAACAGGTCCTATTATGGGTTCTATTGGCAGTAGTTGTTTAGCATCCTGGTGGATAGGACCAACCCCTACAGCTTGTACAGATATACAGAATGATACGTTAATTATAAAAAATAAGGTAGGAGCCCGCCTTTAGTTGGAAGTCTGAAGTTTTTATTCTATATTTATTCTACAATTATTAACAAATCAAAATTAAAAAAAAAGTATGAAAAAGACAATTCTTGCAATTGCCGTTATGTTTGCCATGATGTCCTGCGGAGGATCCGCTTCAACCGAAAACACCGGCGCTGATAGCACCGCTGTAGCAGACAGCTCAGTTGTCGCAACAGATAGTACTGTAGCTAAAATTTCAGGTAGTGAAGATACCGTCTCCGTAGGTGGTGGTAAATCTGCTCACGACCAAGCTATCAAGTAATAAAGGCATAAAAAGCTAGGTGGTGAAAACGTGTAGGCATATGACTACCGAAGGATATACACAGGCACTTTTAGTGTCCGCTTAATTTAAGCGTGGAGGTTCGATTCCTCCCCTGGCTGCTAAAAATTATCAACAATGAAATCAAACTGGAAAAAAATTGGAATAGCTACCGGAGTAGTTACACTGCTAATAGTAGCGGGAATATTGATGGCTAACAACTTCACTCAAGAAGAGCCTTATAAGCAAGTCGAATTACCGTTTAACAATTCTGTAGTAAATAACAGTATGCCTACTTACTACGACACTGCTCTAAGCATAGCTCTAGACCAAGCCGGACTAACAGGCATCACCGTTGTTATTAACCCTCTCTCAGACCAAGCAAAGTCGCAGTTTGACGGCGAACTTAAAGCTCATATTAGGTCTTTCAATGGCATATACTACCTGTTTATTGCAGAGCTAGATAGAGAAGATGCTATCGAAGTACTTTCCCACGAAACAATACATCTCACACAATACCAAGACGGCGACATCTCCTATGACCAAAATACAGGAATTGTATACTGGAAAGGCGAAGAATTTAATTTAGAAAATGTTACCTATGAAAAGAGGCCTTGGGAAGAAGATGCTTTTCAAAAACAAGGTCAGTTAATAGCAGGAGTAACCAATATTCTCTATTAACGCTCGTTGATGTTGTAGTCCCACTCCTACGAGGTACGCAGGTGTCGTATACGGGAGCAATGAGAGAACAGCACATTATCTGTTCAAACTGGGACGCACCGCTCCGTTGGTGAAATTGGTAGACACGCCAGACTTAGGATCTGGTGCCGCAAGGCTTGAGAGTTCGAGTCTCTCATGGAGCACAGCTACTGTTCTTTGACATATAAGGAGAAACAAATTATGGAACTATTATCATTTAGTTTAGGGATAGCATTCGTGGCGGTTGTTGCTATTGCAGCAGTTGCTGTTTATGCTTTCGTTAGGGTAAACAATTTAAACACACAGATCAGAGACCTAAGACAGGTTTTACATGAGAACACTGATCATATCTACCGATCAATAAGTACCGAATCTGGAAATATCTTTCAGCGAATTAACGAAGTTCAAAAACAGACTGATGATATCGCACAGGATATTTACAGAACAATAGATTCACGCTGTGATAAGCTTGAAAGTAAGTTATCGAGCAGTAAACAAATTTTAAAAGGATAAAATAAAAAACGTCAAAGAACAGTAGCGTATGCCTAGGTGGTGGAACAGGTAGACACGAAGGACTTAAAATCCTTTGACCCGAAAAAGGTCGTGCGGGTTCGATTCCCGCCCTAGGTACTTTTTAGATTGATGCATATTTATATAAAAGCATCAAATGCATTTTCCGGTTAATTTTAGTTTTGAAAAGAGAAGGGACGTTATACTAACTGCCGAAGATCTATCTTCTTTCGAAGATAATATAAAAGCTTTATACGAGCAAGGGCAAATAAAAGGTCCAATACACCTATCCGGCAATAACGAACCAGAACTTATCAAACTCTTTCAGTATATCTCCCCTACCGACTGGGTATTCTCTGCATGGAGAAACCACTACCATGCATTACTTCACGGAGTTAATCCCGGTAAATTACGCGATTGGATCATAGAAGGTAGAAGCATGGGTATAATAAACTCAGATCCTAACTTCTACACATCTTCAATTGTAGGAGGCATCATACCTATTGCTTTAGGAGTAGCACAAGGACTCAAGCTAAAGAATTCAAAAGATAAAGTCTGGTGCTTTATTGGAGATATGACTTTTGAAACAGGTGTATTTTGGGAAGCTTATAAGTATTCTCAAAACTTCGATCTACCTTTGCAGTTTGTTGTAGAAGATAACAACAATAGTGTACATACAAATACAGAATCAGCCTGGGGTAAGCGATGTGTAATTCCTAATAAAGTTATATATTATACTTATGAAATGAAATATCCACATCACGGAACAGGTAAATGGGTTAACTTCTAATGAAATATAGAGAAGCAATTATAGAAGCAATGAACTGGTTAGGGAATCAACCTAATACAGTCTTTTTAGGACAAGCAGTAAAGGTAAGTGGCCACGCTTTATCTAGCACATTGGTGAATGTTCCTCTAGAGAAGAGAATAGAACTTCCTGTATTTGAAGAAACTCAGATGGGAATGTCGACAGGCCTTGCATTAGAAGGCTTCGTACCGATCACTTGCTACCCTCGTTTTGATTTTTTTATTTTAGCTATGAATCAACTCGTAAATCATCTAGATAAGATGAATGAGATGTCTAAAGGAATTTTAACACCTAAAGTTATTATACGAGTAGGAATCGGAGCAAAAACACCACTACATTCAGGACCCCAACATTCACAAAATCACACAGAAGCTATAAAGCAAATGTTAACAGACGTAGATGTTATTGAACTAACCGAACCTGACCAAGCAATATCCGCTTACCAACATGCATACTTACGTTCAGATACCAAGTCAACTTTGGTTATAGAACACACAGAGTACTATAATACAAAATAAAATACTGTGAATGATTTTCTTATTACAGGCATCAGAAGCGGTCTCGGTAAATACTTACATATAAACATCCCAGGATCTCAGGGATTGAGTAGAGTTAATTTTGATAGTCTTTCAGAAGAAGGTTACAATACAATAATACACTGCGCTTTTAATAAGGAGTATCCTATAACAGACTACAAGAAGTATATGGAAGATAATATCTTCTTGACTCAAAAGCTAAAAGCTTTACCGCATAAATATTTTGTCTATATATCAACAGTTGACGTATACCAAACTTCTCCGACTGTCTATGCTCTTTTTAAACGCTTTGCGGAAAGTCTATTAGATAGCTATGACTTGATCTTAAGGTGTCCTATGATGTTCGGAGATACTATGAAACCTAATCACGCTACAAAACTAAAAGCAAACATAGGACGAATTGGTATTAGTGGAGAGTCTACTTTCAACTACATACTAATGCAAGATATCCTCAGATTTATTACAACAGGAGATTATAAACACTATAGCGGTGTTATTGATTTTGTATCTGAGGATATTATTGAACTAAAAGAAGTAAAACGTTATTTTAATTCAACTATAGAACTAGGAGTAGATTTATACACTAATAGCATGTCTAACTACAAAAATCCTATCTTTGATTTAGACTCCACATACAGAAGTAAGTCTTATGAGAATTTAGTAAAATATTTTTATAATTATGATTAGAGAGTACATACATAGCTTTCCTTTTTGGGAGCATTGCAATTATAAACGTCCGGAAAACATACCGCTTCTTTCTATAATGTACCCCACTCGTTATAGAAGTAAGATACTCAAAAAAAACATCGATAGACTTAGAGATACTATAGGAGAGCAAATACCTATTGAAATTTGCATTAAAGTAGACACAGACGACCATGAAACAATTCAAGCGATCTCAAAAATTAAATACCCAAACGTTCGTTATATAATATCAGAACGAGGAGAAGGATATGGGTCTATGGGCAAGTACTGGAATGATTTAGCCAGTATAAGTAACGGAACCTACCTTATGTTGTGGAACGACGATGCCTGGTTGGATACTCCCGGTAATTTAGCGCAAATACTCCTTAACAGGAATAAAGACCTACCGTGTATTATTAGATCTGAGGCTCGAGGAGAAAAATGTTACTTTAGAATTATACACTGGGGTATATGGGAACGTTTAAGAGAAACACACGGGTATAGAGGGGATAGACATATCTTCGAAGGTATGGTCTTTGTGGATGTCTACTTCGCAGACCACGTAAAAGTTTCTGTCAAAGGACACATAAGCCCGGAAGAGTATGAACTCCTTCAGTTTGAAGATATCGCAACTTACGAATATTCTCACTGGGAAGGTGATAGGATTATAAACTCCCACAACGAATATAAATCAGAAGATGTATCTGCATTAATAGCAGAGGTAGGATGGGAAGCCGGATGGCAACCGGTAATAGAAGATAAAAGTAGTATAAATCGCAATGACCCCGGGCTAATGTACCATCCTAGCGCTAGAAGAACATACGACGAATGGAGTATATTAGACTTAGTATTTTTTAACTGGTACCAATACACACAGCTTACCCTTGAGCAGAAGTTAAGTTTTTTAAAAAAGAGGCCTACGCTAAAGAAGGCATATCAAGCAGAAGTCTGTGATCTATTTGAATTACTTAAAAAAGAGAATATACTATGAACAACACCCCTCTGCTCAGTATTTTATTCCCTACTCGAAACCGAGCTGAAATATTAGATCAATGTATTTCAAGTCTACGAAACGGATTTGGACAACATATGTCAATAGAGATATGTGTGAAAATCGATGACGATGATATTGCTAGTTTTGAGGCTTTGAGAAAATTAGCTGGCCCGGATTTGAAAGTTATCGTATCCCCGCAAGGACGAGGTTATATGGATCTTCCGGAGTACCACAACTCTCTCTACGGAGTAGCTACAGGGCGCTATTTACAGATCTGGAATGATGATGCAATACTAACAGATCCGGGAGATTTAAAATACAGACTCGAAGAGTACTACGAAATACCTTCTTTTATATTCTCAGCACCCTATTGCTGGTTTCCTGCAACACACCGTAGTATATACGAATGGATAGAGCAGAAACACGGTAACAATACTTCATCCGGCTTATTCGGAGATATACTATACTTCGACGGTTACATGCACGGTATCGCCCAGTATTTCCCGGAAATAAGAGCACCAAAAGACTCTACTTACCGATATATACATTACGGAACAACCCACTCACCAGAAGCTCTAAAATTAATAGAAAAAATAGGCTGGGAAAAGGGATATCGAGAAGTTGAAAGTACTAAAGAGCTAATGAGGAATTCTCAAAACGCAAGAGAAGGACACCCCGGTAGTAGAGTGTTATCAGACTGGAGATATATAAAATGGAGGTGGTTCCAAGATGAACAACAGAGACTTGAGAGAAGCTCTAAGAACATTTTATAGTTTGAATAACGCTATAAATTCCTTATATTTACTGTATGGAAAAAAAGTACTATACAGTTACAGACAAAGAATCTTTAAAGCTACTCTACCAGCATATTAAAGACTCAGAGTATATTGCCTTCGATACTGAGACTAACAGTCTTAACGTAAGAAAAGGAAAAGTAATTGGATTCTCAGTCTCAGGAGAAATAGGAATAGGTTTTTACTTTCCTGTTATGGTCTGGAATTCTGATAAGCAAGCTCTAGAAGAAGTCATTATAGAAGGGACTGGTGCACATACCTTAGCTAGAAAGATTATTGAAATGCTAGTAGGTAAGAAGCTTGTTATGCACAATGCCTCTTTCGACGTTCGATTCACGAAAAACTTTTATGGAGTAGACCTACTACCTTCTCTCCATGCTGATACTGCATTACTCGTACATACCGTTAGGGAAGAAGGCGCTTTTGGATTCGGAGGTAAACCTTTCGGATTGAAAGAGATTGCAATTATGGTACAGAAAGAGATTGGATTAGATGTAGAGGAGAGAGCTAACAAAGAGCAGGTTGCACTCAAAGATAGCATTAAGAAGAATGGAGGTTCAACCACTAAAGATAATTACGAGATCTACAAAGCAGACCTAAACATACTCTCAGAATACGCTGCAGCCGATACTGACTTAACTTTGAGGATATACAACCACTTTATGACAAAGCTTGTCGAGGAAGGACTACATAAGTTTTTCTTTGAAGACGAAGTAATGCCTCTTTATAGAGAAGTAACTATTCCGATGGAGGAAAAAGGTATTATGTTAGACATACCTCTTATACAAGCAACTAAGAATGAAATTGAGAAAGATCTAGAAGCTTATAAAAAAGCAGTCACAGATGAACTTCTAGCTAATACTAAAATACGAAAGTGGATTATAGACCAGGCAACAGCCGAATACCCTCCCTCACACAAAGGAGGCTTTGCTCAAGCTCTTGTAGAGCATCACAAACTTAACCTACCTAAATCGGATAAATCCGGAAAGTATACTTTAAATAAAGCAGTAATATCTATACTACCTGATAGTAACCTTAAGTTTTTTCTTTTAACAGGAGACAAGTCTTTTCTAGATATAACCGAGATCGCCAGGATTAGCTTGAAGTTGTGGAGAGAGTCTAACGGGGATTACTTTAATATACAGTCAAAAGATCAAATGGGTAAGATAGCTTTTGATGTACTAGGTATTAAACCTTTATCCGAAACAACAAAAGGCAAGCCGCAATTTGACGACGATATGATCCAAGCTATCTCAGATAAACACACCTGGGCAGAAAATTTACGTATTTATAATAAGCTTTTGAAGATTAAATCTGCCTATGTAGATAGGTTTTTAACTAGCGCAGAAGATGGAAGATTTTACCCCTACTTTAAACAAAACGGAACTGTATCAGGACGATACGGATCTGACCTTCAACAGCTGCCAAGACCGAAGGAAGATGGCGAAGCTGCTGAAATTATCATCAAATATACAAACCAGATACGAGCATTCTTTGTATCAGATCCAGGATATCTTTTTATTGATTGTGACTACGAATCCTTGGAACCGCATCTTTTTGCATCTATATCGGATGATAAAAACTTGCAAGAGATATTCGATACTGGATATGATTTCTATTCTTACGTGGCTATTAAGACTGAAAAACTAGAAGGAGTCTCTGCAGATAAGAAAGCACCTAACTTTCTTAAGAAGCTAGATGCACCTAAGCGTAATAAAGCTAAAGCTTACTCACTGGGTATTGCTTATGGTATGTCTCCTTACGCTCTTGCAATGTCACTAGGAGTACCGCAGAAAGAAGGAGAAAGACTTCACGCTGCTTATCTAGAAGGATTCCCGGGAGTTGCAAACTGGATTAATAAATCTAGGGAGTTTGTTAAAGAAAACGGCTATATTAAAAATGCAGTTGGTCGCATCAGACATTTACCTGTTGTGAAAGAGGTCTATGAGAGTATGCAAGATAGGATAATGGACTGGAGAGTGCGAAAAGAATTAGAGACTGAATACGGCAAAGAAGTAGTTATGAATCTATATAGAGATTACCGTAACGGACTAAATAACGTACTAAACTTTCAGATCCAGTCTTACGCTGCATCAGTAGTTAACCGAGCTGCTCTAGCCATTAACAGAGCGTTTAGAGAGAAGGGTTGGGACGGACAAGTTGTTGCCCAGATACATGACCAGCTAGTAATTTTAGTTAAAGAAGAACAAGCACAAGAAGCTGCTAAAATTGTCAAACACTTAATGGAGACAACAACTCAACCTTCCGGTATTACCTTAAAAGCACCACCGGAGCTAGCACATAATCTTAGAGATGGTCACTAAAAAAGTTTGCTCATTAATATTAAATTCTTATTTTTAAAATAAACAATTATGCAAGAACAAGGTCAGATTAATTTACAGATAGAAAAAACACTTCCTATCGTATGTGAAGAATGCTCCAACGATACTTTCAAAGAGGTATTATATCTGAGAAAGGTTTCTAAATTTCTAACAGCCTCAAGCAGAGATTCTGTTCTACCTATACCCACTTTTGCCTGCTCTAAATGCAGTCACGTTAACGAAGAGTTCATCCCTGAACCACTTAAAGGAGTACAAGATGGAGAATAACTTCCAACCAGACTCTATCGTTCAGAATGTTAGAGAAATGTTTCTTGAAAGAGCTAAGAAAGGCAAAGCTAAATACGGTACTGATTTAGATAGAACAGACCTTGAATTGCTTGACTGGATCCAGCACTTTAGAGAAGAGTTGATGGACGGGCTTCTATATATTACTCGAATAGAGCAGGAGCTGAAGAACAAAACAAATGGCTAGAAAGAAAAAAACTGTTTCTTACTCACAGTATTCTCTCTATAAGACTTGTCCTTATCTATGGTATTCCCAGTATGTAAAAGGTCTCTATAATTTTAAACCTTCGATACATCTAGTCTTCGGTACAAGTATTCACGAGACACTACAGCTATGGCTTAAAGTCATGTACACCCAATCTGCTTCCGCAGCAGATAAAATGGATCTCTGTTTAGACTTTAAACAAAGGTTTATAGAGGAGTATAAAAAAAGAGTACAAGAATATAACGGCGAGCATTTTTCCAGTAAAGAAGAATTGCAAGAGTTCTACCTAGATGGGTTAGCTATCTTAGACTGGGTTAGAAAGAAGAGAAGCAGGTATTTTTCTGTACGTGATGTAGACCTTATAGGTATAGAGATACCTGTTTTAACCCAAGCTAATAAGGGAATAGACAATGTTACACTCAAAGGTGCTATCGACTTTATCTTATACGATAAAAAACTTAAGAGATACAGTATATACGATATAAAAACATCTACAAGAGGATGGACCGATCAAGATAAGAAAGACGAGAAAAAAGTAAATCAGGTACTACTCTATAAGAGATTTTTTGCAGATATGAATCAAGTATCGGAAGAAGATGTAGATGTTACCTTTTTTATTGTAAAAAGAAAAGTTCCCGAAATAGCAGAGTTTCCTATTCACAGAGTGCAAGAATTCAAACCAGCTCACGGAAAGACTAAAGTAAAGAAAGCTTATGAAGATTTTCAATCTTTTATCACAGAGTGCTTTACTTCTGAAGGAGCTTATGTAGAAAAAGAATATTATAAAAATGTTGGGGATTCTTGTAAGTTTTGTCCTTTTAATGATAGACCCGATATTTGTGATAAAAAAAATAATACTCAATAGTTGATTGTTTTTCTCTGTATTTATATATTTATTTATAAACAAGTATATGAGTACGAAACAACAATTAACCAGTGTTAAAGTTGACGCTGATTTATTTCAAGAATTTAAAATACTCTGCATACGCCATAAATTTTCACTTCAGAAATTAACAGACAGGTGTATACATTTATTTTTAACAGATGAAGAATTCAGAAAACAAATATTAACACACAATCATTTACAGCTTCCACAAGAATCAAAAGTTAAGTAATTAAATTAGTTTATGAGAGAAGGTTACATTCCAAAAGAAAAAAGAAAGAAACTACTACTTTTATCAGACGATCTAAGACTTCATTCAGGAATTGCTACTATGTCTCGAGAGCTAGTAGTTCAAACCTGTCACCGTTTTAACTGGGTTCAACTAGGTGCTGCGATAGAGCATCCAGATAAGCAAAAAGTAATTGATATATCTCAGGACTTAAGTCAAAACGCTAACATTCCAGACGCATCAGGTCTTATATACCCGACTAATGGATATGGCAACGCAGATCTGATACGATTTCTTATCGATAGAGAAAGACCAGACGGTATAATCTTTTTTACAGATCCTAGATACTGGGGTTGGTTATTTGCAATAGAGAGCGAAATTAGAAAGAAAATTCCGATGATGTACTTAAACATCTGGGATGATCTGCCTGCTCCGCTATATAATAAATCTTTTTACGAATCCTGCGACGCTTTATTTGCTATATCAAAGCAAACTTTAAATATAAACAAGCTAGTCTTAGGAGAGAAAACAAAGGATAAAGTGTTGAAGTATGTACCTCACGGTATAAATTCTAAGATGTTTATCCCTATTGACCAGAACAACGAAGAAGAGTTTAAAAAGCTTGAAGAATTCAAAAAGAATCTTTTTAAAGATAAGCAATACGATTTCGTATTTTTATACAATTCTAGAAATATTAGAAGAAAGAGTCCCTCAGATCTTATAGCTGGCTACACTGTCTTCTGCGAAAAGATAGGAAAAGAGAAAGCAAAAAAATGTTTACTCCTACTACACACAGACCCTCTAGATCAAAACGGTACAGACCTCCTAGCAGTTAAAGAATTACTTTGCGACCCAGAACACACTAATGTAGAATTTACACCGGCGAAATACGCTCCTGCAGACATGAAGTACCTATACAACAGCGTCGATGCTGTCTGTCTTCCTTCTAGTAACGAAGGATGGGGTCTCTCTTTAACTGAAGCGATGATGTGCGGTAAGATGTTTATAGCAACTGTAACAGGTGGTATGCAAGACCAGATGAGGTTTGTTGATGAGAATGGTAAGTGGATTGACTTTAATGAGAATTTTTGCTCTAACCATTTCGGTACGTATAAGGAATGTGGTGAATGGGCTATACCGGTATTTCCTTCTAACTCTTCAATGGTGGGATCTCTAGCAACACCCTACATTTGGGACGATAGGGCTGACTTTAGAGACTTAGCACAAGCAATGGAGGAGTGTTACAACCTTGACTCTGAAGAAAGAGTAAGAAGAGGTTTAAAAGGCCGTGAATGGGCTACCTCTAGAGAAGCTATGATGTCAGGTGAGCTTATGGGAGAGAATATTATAGAAGGAGTAGAAGAAACATTAAAGACATGGAAACCTAGAAAGCAACATGAACTTATACATGCTGCTAAATTACCTCGAAAAAAACTAACACACAAATTAATTTACTAATATGAATAAACCGTTATGCGTAGTTTCTGCTCCACCAGATACGTACTCCGGATATGGAGCTCGTGCTAGAGATTTTATTAAAGCTCTAATAAAAGAGAAAGGAGAAGAATGGGAAATTAAAATCATGTCTCAAAGATGGGGTGCTTTACCTTTCGGATACTTATCAGACCACGAACAAGAATGGGGATGGATGAAAAAGTATATGTTGGCAGGTAACCAACTTCCTAAACAGCCGGACTACTGGTTTCAAATTACAATTCCGACTGAGTTTCAACCTGTAGGCAAATGGAACTGTGGAGTCACGGCAGGGATTGAAACTAACATATGTCATCCTTCTTGGATAGAAGGTTGTAATAGAATGAACCTAGTATTGGTTTCTTCTAATCATGCTAAGAATGTTTTTGTAAATTCTAGAGCAGAAATCAGAAATAAACAAGATCAGACCACAGGTGTTATCGAATTAAAAGTCCCAGTTGAAGTTTTATTTGAAGGAGTTGATCTTAATAAATACTACTCCATAGAGGATGCAGATCTCCCTGCAACAGAATTAATAGAGGATTTAGACAGTATCGAAGAAGATTTCTGCTACCTATTCGTCGGGCATTGGCTACCCGGTTCCATAAACGAGGATAGAAAAAATGTAGGCTACATGGTAAAAGCTTTCTTAGAAACTTTTAAAAATAGAAAGAACAAACCAGCCTTGATTTTGAAAACTGCTATGAGCGGTGCAAGCATTGTTGACAGAGACGTTATACTTAGCAGACTTTCTGAAATTCAAAATGTAGTACAGGGAGATTTGCCTAGAATATATTTACTATATGGAGACCTGCCTGAGGAGGAGATTAATTACCTCTACAACCACCCTAAAGTCAAAGCAATGCTTAACTTCACAAAAGGGGAAGGATTTGGAAGACCCCTTCTTGAATTTACTCAAGTTAAAAAACCTATTATAGCAAGCGGTTGGTCTGGTCATACAGATTTTCTAGACCCTAAATTTACTTTTCTATTGTCCGGTAGTTTAACTAAAGTACATCCAAGCGCAGTCGTAGAAAACACCATTATAGCCGAAGCATCCTGGTTTGCACCAGACCCTCTTCAGACTAATCAAATGATGTTAGAACTATATGAAAACTACGATAAGTACTTGGACCTAGCTAAACGACAAGCCTATAAAGCAAAAAAAGAGTTTAGCTTTGATGCAATGTCGGAGCTCTTAAATAAGTTCTTGAACGAGAAAGCTCCGAAGTTTCAAGCTTTAGTTCTCCCTAAAATGCCAACACTCAATATTCCAAAACTTACAAAAGCAACAAGCAATGACAAGTAGTGAATTCGTAACATGGCTTAAAGGCTTCGCAGCAGCTAAGCGAGAAGGTGAAATTAGTACCGAGGATTGGGAACTAATAATGGAGGAACTCAATGAAATAAGCACTCCTAGCAACATTCCTTATATACCAGGGTACCCCGCAGGAGTTGTAAATCACACAGAAATTCCTGTATTTAATAGTTATACAACAACAGAAGAAAGAATACTATGACAAGTAGAGATAATTTAGGACACTGTCCTCTATGCGAATGCGATGCATGTTATATAGCTCCCATTAGTGAATTTGCTAATAGCTATTTTTGCTGGGGGTGTGGTTATAACACAACAGATTTAATGAGAGTAGGAGAATTCGACTTTGAGGAACTCGAAATCGGATACCCAGAGCTTTATAAGGACCTAGCAAAGATCGACTCTGATGGACGCAAATGGTATCCGTCTACTATTAATATTCCGGAAAAAGGAACAGTGTTTATTAACGGAGTTAATTCAGAAGACTGGCAGTGGGCAGGTATATTGGTTAGAGAATTAACCGCAGAAGAAAAAGAAAAGTACGCTAAGAAGAACATAACACACTTAAGCGATACAAAAACGCTTAAGCTTTTCGGAACAGACTTTATAGAAGCTTGCGATTATGTGGGTGTTTTCAACTTCAAACCTTAAAAGATGCCTAGTATCTCCTACGCAGTAACCGTTTGTAATGAACATAGGGAATTAGAGAGGTTAGGAAAAATACTCCTACCCTTTTTGAGAGAAGAAGATGAACTTGTCGTACAAGCAGATGAAAAGAACACTACTGTTGAAGTTCAGAAAGTTATGAAACAGTTAGCTGATTCTAGAGATAATATCTACAGCAACGTAAAGCTAACTTTCTATCCTTTAAATAAAGACTTTTCAGCATATAAAAATAACCTAAAAAGACGCTGTACTAAAGATTACATTTTTCAAATAGACGCTGATGAATACCCTTCCGAAGAGCTATTAACGGCCTTGCCAGAGATACTGGAACTTAACCCTAGTGTTGAACTCTATGCTGTTCCTAGAATTAATACAGTAGAAGGATTGACTCAAGAACATATACTGAAGTGGAGATGGTATGTTAATGAAAATGGATGGGTTAACTACCCTGATTATCAGACACGTATACTTAAGAATACTTCTGAGATTGGCTGGGTAAATAAAGTGCATGAACGTATAGTCGGAGCAAGAGAAGCAAGCTACCTTCCAGAAGGGTATGATTTAATACATCCTAAGACTATTGAACGCCAAGAAAAACAGAACGAACTATACAGCACGTTATGACACCTAATCAGTTTTTTGATAAAACATACTGCCTTAATCTAGATAGGAGAACAGATAGATGGGAAACTTCCCAAGAGGTTTTTAAAAAACACAATCTCTTAGTTGAAAGATATTCAGCTACCGATTGGAAAGATATTTTTATTGATACGGAGTATGAGCAGAGATATAGAGCTAATGTAGCTCACCTAGATAGTTTTGTCGGCTTCTTTAATAAGCTAATTGCAGAGGGCGCAGGCAATGTACTGCTCTTAGAAGATGATGTTGAATTTCCGGAAGACTTTAACCAACGTTTCGCTGAGTATATCGAACAAGTACCCGGCGACTGGGGTATGTTATATTTCGGAGGTAATCACAGCAACGGAGTGTATACAACAGAACACCCTAATATTTTAAGGTGTAAAAGTAGTTTATCTACTCATGCAATAGGCTACAGGAAAGAAGCTTTTGAGTACATACATTACAATTTAGAATACCACCTACTCAGAATTCTCGAGATGACTCCTCCTATTACATACACTAACGTAGTTAGCGCCGATGTATGGCTAGCATTACTACATTCAGTAGTACCTACATACTCCTTCTACCCAGCATTAGCTTGGCAAAAAGCTGACTATTCTGATATAGAAATGAAAGTAACAGATAGTAGACATTTACTAAAGTACTAAATAAACTTTATATGCAACCAGTTAAACTAGTCTCAGATACTATAGATAGAAGCGATATAGATGCTTTAGTAGGATGGCTACAGCAAAATCCTACACCTCAATTAACTAAAGGACCTTTAACTAGACAATTAGAAGCAGAATGGTCCGAGTACCTAGGAGTAAAATACACAACGTATGTAAACTCTGGCTCATCAGCCTTGTTGTTGATGCTATCAGTCTTAAAACATACTGCAAAGTTAAAGAACGATAAGATCATAGTTCCAGGCTTGTCTTGGATAACAGATGTAACTTCCTGTACTCAACTAGGACTTCGCCCTATACTATGTGATTGTAATCTTGAAAACTTAGCTGTAGACTTAACTCACCTAGAAAAATTATTTAAAACACATAAACCTGCAGCATTTATACTAGTACACGTTTTAGGATTTGTTCCTGATATGGATGCTATTCTAGCTCTATGTAAAAAACACGATGTAGTGCTATTAGAAGATGTTTGCGAATCAATGGGATCGGAATACAAAGGCAAAAAGCTAGGAACCTTTGGTGAAATGTCTGTATTTAGTTTATACTACGGCCACCACCTGTCCACCATAGAAGGAGGTTTTGTATGTACAAATAATAGATTCTTAGCCGGGGTATCTTTAATGATGAGAAATCACGGATGGGATAGAGATTTAGAACCTTCTGAACAAGCACATTTAAGAAACGGACATAACATTTCCGATTTTGATGCTCAATACACTTTCTACTACCCGGGTTTTAACCTTAGAGCAACAGACCTACAAGCTTTCTTAGGACTACGTCAAATAGGTAAACTAGATGATATAAAAGTTAAAAGACAGAGAAATTTCAGATACTACAAGCATTTAATCAGACACAATAAACTATCCTTAGAAGTACAAGATAGTGATTTAATTTCTAATTTTGCCTATCCGGTAGTCAGTCCTAGCCGAGAGAAGATAGTACAGGCATTGAGAGAAGCTAAGATAGAAGTAAGACCCCTTATTGCTGGCTCAATGGCTAGACAGCCTTTCTGGAAATCATACTACCAACCAGTAGATCTTCCTAACTGTGAATTACTACACCAACAAGGCTTTTACTTACCTAATCATCAAGATCTATCAGAACAGGAGATTGAGTTAATATCTAAAATAGTTAACGATAATGAATAAAACAGCTTTAATTACAGGAATAAACGGACAGGATGGTTCTTACCTTGCAGAGTATTTGCTTGAATTAGGATACCACGTTCACGGAATACTTAAGAGAAATTCTGTAGCTGAGAATCAAACAGCAAGACTCGATAAAGTTTTCGGACTTATTAGACTGCATTACGCTGATATGACTGATATCGCTTCTTTGTATAGAGTAATAAATAAAGTACAGCCTGATGAAATTTATAATCTAGCTGCTCAGTCTCACGTACGTATCTCTTTTGACCAGCCCCTTTATACAGCTAATGCAACAGGACTAAGCGTTTTAAATCTATTAGAAGCAGTAAAAGAAATTAACCCTAAGATAAAAATATACCAAGCATCCTCCTCAGAAATGTTCGGCAACTCAATTGATGCTGATGGATACCAGAGAGAAACTACCCCTTTGCATCCAGTATCTCCTTACGGCTGTGCTAAGGTATTTGGCTATAACATAGCTAGAAATTATAGAAATTCTTACGGCATGTATATCTCAAACGGTATACTGTTTAACCACGAATCGCCTCGCCGCGGTACAAATTTTGTTACAAATAAAGTATGCAAAGAAGCTGTCAGGATTAAACAAGGTAAATCAGATAAGTTAGTACTAGGTAACTTACAAGCAACCCGAGATTGGGGACATGCTAAAGATTACGTGGAAGCTATGCATTCAATTCTACAACTAGACCAGCCAGACGACTTTGTATGTGCTACCGGAATATCTCATTCAGTAGCCGAGCTGTGCGATTTTGTATTTAGCGAATTAGGTCTTGATTATAGAGAGTATGTTGTAACGCATGAAAAGTTTTTAAGACCGGAAGAACTGAATAACCTAAAAGGTGACGCAACAAAACTAAGAGAGCGGACAGGTTGGAAGCCTAAGTATACTTTTGAAACGATGTTGCAGGAAATGATCGAATACTGGCAGTATGACATATAACCACGTGACTATTGTTATAGCAGCTCGAAATGTAATCGGTTATGTAAAAAAATCTTTAACTAGCGCATTAGAGCAAGACTACCCGTCGTTTAATATATTGTACATAGACGCCTGCTCAGACGATGGAAGCTTTGAAATAGTCAAAGAGTTTGAATCTAGAAATAAAAATCTAAGAGTAATACGTAACGAGACTCGAAAGTACCAAGTAGAGAATTACCGTCTAGCAGTCGAGTTAGCACCTGCTAGATCTATAATTGTTACTTTAGATGGTGATGACTGGTTTCCGCATTCAGGAGTTTTACAGAGAGTAAATAAAGAGTATGTAGAAACCGGGTGTTGGATGACTTACGGCACGTACGAAGAATATCCTTATAGAGATGTAACATACCACTATAGAGAGTATCCTTTAACAGTTAGGGCGTTAAGAACATTTAGAACATATACCTGGTTAGGATCACACTTAAGGACTTTCAAACGAGAGTTATTTTTAAAGATAAAATCTGAAGACTTTATAGATCCGGATACTGGAGAACATTTCGCATTATCTGGAGATAGAGTATTTCAATATCCTATGTTAGAGATGTGCGGTATAGATAAAAGTCAATATATTCCCGAGATACTGTATGTCTACAATGTAGAAAATCCTTATAATGAATCAAAGTATCTACAGGAAGAGATAAAGAGAGTAGATCGTGTTATTCAGAATATGCCTGTATATACTCCTTTAGAAAAATTATACGAAGATGAATGAACTATACAGAGTAGTAGATCAGAATAGAATTGATTATGCAGAGATACAAACTCTTTCAAAGATTAAACTCCTCAGTGACGAAGATTGCGACATAAACGTCATAGTAGGTTTTCAAGGAAGGTATAACTTTTTAGATACAACAGTTAGAACTTTCAAAGAAGCTATAAGATATTACTTTGATAATAAAACAGAAAGTAATAGGTTTACTAACATACTTTTAACTTTTGTTGAACACGATATTGCACCTTACAGTGAAGAAAAGCTTACTGGTGATGTTAATTACATTTACACTCCCGGTAACGTACGCGCAACTTATAGCCGCAGCTTTGCTTATAACTTCGGAGTTAAGTATTCAAATAAAGCAAAGTACTATCTTCTACATGATTTAGATATAATAGTTAAGAAAGACTTCTTTCTTAGATTAGAAAAAAACTTAAACCCAGAAGTACAATGCTTACAACCTTTTGGTGGCAGATGCGTGCTATATGTAAACCCGTCGTGGACTGAAAGATTACTGGAAGCTACTCTAGATCATAACGAACTACAAAATAACCCTCCTTGGGTTTCAGAACCGCAGCTCAAAGGATCTAAAGGAGGCTCTATTTTAATAACTAAAGAAGCTTTCACTAGAGTAGGAGGTTTTGATCCTGAGATATTCTGGGGCTACGCGGTAGAGGATCAGATGTTTTGGAGTAAGGTACTTGATGAAATTGGACATATTGAATATGCAGATAATCCTCATATCGATGTATTTCATATGTATCACGACCCTGTATGGAATAGCAATCCATTAGAAGGAGCTATGAGAGAAGTTTGGCATTACTACCAATCTCTACCGCTAGAAGACCGTCTTGCATTTCTTAAGTATAAAAGCGATCTGTTTAAAAATGGATAAAAAAATATTTCTTTTCACAGAAGCTTACAGCTGTGGTTTTGTAGCTCGAAAATGTTTAGAGTCTTTCTACAAGTATCACCCTAAAACTAAAATTAATGTTTTTGGTATAAATACTGATTTTAATGAAGTTGGTATTTTTTCCAACGCAGACTACCATGTACTCGACCCCTCAGTCCATTTTCATTACTCTAGAGGACACGCAGGCACAGCTTATATATGGACTCAGGTAATAAAAGAATATGCAAAAGAATATGATTACATTATTCATATTGACAGTGATGTTATTTTTAGAAAAGAAGCTTTAAGTCTTATTTACGATAAGATCGAAGAAGGGTACGACCTTATTGGCCCAGTCCGTTGCTATAAAAATAATTTAAACGGAATAGATAACATACGAGGATATTCAGATGTTACTCAGACATATTTTTTCGGCTTTAACAAGAACAAGATATCTGATCTTAAACCAGAAGTACTATCCTTAATGATAGAAGGTATTTACAACCCTCTTAATCATCCTGTTTTAGATTTCTTTGATCCAGTCGCTTTTGATATTTTACATAACGGAGGTAAGATTGCTATATTAAACGAAGACTTAGTCGGAGGTATAAGTAACGAAAGAGGTAGGGTAAATAAGTACTCCTATTTAAATAGCGATATGGACTTTGGGGAGCTACTGTTTCATTTTGCAGGTATAGGTACCGGTATGAGAATATATAATAAAGGAATGCAAGATACTAATCCCGGGTATGGAAAATGGGCATTAGAAAGGTTTGCACTATACTACAAACTATTTTACAACCGACATATACCGGATATTAATATAGATGAAGAGAAGTTAGTAAAACTAAAAGAAGTTCTACATGAAACAAATCTTATATAGTACAACTGATAATACCTGGCCTGAAATAGAAATAGAATTTGAAAGACCGGTACGCTTGTTCGTAGATACAGTAGAAAATGTTGAAATATTCTCAGATACCTTTAATATACTCTGGGTAAAAGAAGTCGAAGAAATAAGCAGGTTTAAGCAGACAGCTATTAGCTATGCGAAGCTATTTGACGCTATTATCACGTACGATGAAGAAATTCTTCAAAACTGTCCTAACGCCTGGTTTATGGCTTTCGGTACAGCCTGGGTATGGGATTATGACCTAACAACCCAGAAAAAATTTCAAGTATCTCATTTAACAGGGTTTAAAGAAATAACCTACGGTCACAGACTACGAAAAGAAATTTATTTTAGGCAACCTGAAATACAGATACCTACAGATTTTTATATAAGTAGACACGGCGGTGTTCCTAATCTATATGGAAATAAAGTTTTAGGAGATACAAAAACACCTATGTTTAATTCTATGTTTCACCTCTGTATTGAAAATACGGCACAGAAGAATTGTTTTACAGAAAAAATCATAGACTGTTTGATAACTAAGACAATTCCCGTATATTACGGTTGCAGTAATATATGTGATTTTTTTGATACAAAAGGCTTCTTCATCGTACAGTCCGCAGATGAAGCGATCACAACAGTAAATAATCTCAGAGTAGAAGATTATTTTGATAGGTTAGATTCTGTACAAAGAAATTATTTTGCAGCTAAACCCTATATGACTTTGTTAGATAGACTTAAACAGGTAGTGGATAACATATTAAGTAGAGCATAATGTTAACAGAAGCACATAAGAAATGGAATAAGGGTGATGGCGACAATACTCACATCTTAGATTATCCTCTAACTGAGAATTCTATAGTTCTAGAGTTAGGCGGATACGAAGGGCTATGGACAGAGAATATAGTACGAAGATATAACTGTAGAGTTGTAGCAGTAGAGCCAATACCTAGCTTTTACAACAGAATGGTATCTAGACTTACTACAAATATACCAAACTACGAAGAAAAGATTTCTGTAGAGAATATCGCAATAAGCACCGAGCCTAAAGTAATAAAACTGTATGCATCAGGAGATGCATCTACAGCGTATAGCTCTTTCGGAGTAGAGTATGATGTTCAATGTATAACTTTAGAAGCTCTTTTAGAGAAGTACAACATAGGTAGAGTCGACCTAATACAGGTTAATATAGAAGGAGAAGAATATCCTCTTTTTGAAAAATGGATACAAAGTGATATTCTAAAAAGATTTAGATTTGTACAAGTACAGTTTCATAGCTTTATAGAGAACTGTACTGAAAGGAGAAACTTAATACAACAAGGTTTAACATCTCTTGGATTTAAACTAAGATACGAATACGAGTTTATATGGGAATGTTGGGAAAATAAAAACTATGACAAGTAAAATAGTAACGACTAAGCTAGTAGGAGGATTAGGAAACTTTATGTTTCAGATAGCAGCTGTATACGGGTATGCTCTTAAAAATGGACATACTCCTATAATAACCCTACAAGATACTTTTCCTGTACATAATTCTTTTAACACTTATAGAGAAGATCTTTTCGAGAAAATAATCCCAGTAAACCTACCTCTGCAAGAATTTCAAAGATATAAAGAACCTAGTTTTAATTATGAGGAAATACCTGTTTACGAAAATAGTATACTGCTAGACGGTTATTTCCAAAGTGAAAAATACTTTAAACACTGTGAGCAGTTTATAAGAGATTTATTTACACCTACTAAGAAAGAAGAAGCTCTGCAGCTTTTTAAGCATTACGAAGGTATGACTCTATGCTCCCTACACGTAAGAAGAGGAGACTACCTAAGCAGGCAGCAACACCACCCTATTCAGCCTTTAGAATACTATTATCAAGCAATGAGCAATATGCCTGCTGATACAAAATATCTAATCTTCTCAGATGATATAGAGTGGTGTAAGTATACTTTCCAAGGAGATAATTTCTTCTTTGTAGAAGGAAATAAAGACTCAGATGACCTGCTTTTAATGAGCTGCTGTACCCATAACATAATAGTTAACTCAACATTTAGCTGGTGGGCAGCATGGTTAAATGAGAATAAGAATAAGATTGTTGTAGCACCTAAGAAATGGTTTGGACCAGCATATGCAAGTTGGGATACTAGAGATATTTACTGCTCTGATTGGATAGTGATATAGTTGGTTATAAGAATAAAATAGTATATCTTTAATATATGGACATAAGCTTTATTATACCAAGTAGGAATAACCTTAAGTATTTAAAACAAGCCTATCATAGCATTCGAAAATATTGGAGCAGCCAGATAGTACTACTAGACGATGCTTCAACAGACGGTACCTGGGAGTGGCTACAAGTTATAAGGACTAGAGATCCTAATGTAGAGATTTATAGAAACTTTGAAGAAGAGAGAGTAGGACATACTGTGTTATATGATCAAGGAGTTAAGCTTTGCTCTAACGAAGTCTTTGCTATATTTCATGCCGATATGGTAATGTCTGAAACTTATATTAATGCTACTAAGCATGTAAAGCCAGGCACTGTTGTTTCTTTAACTAGGATAGAACCTCCCCTCCATCCACCGGGACCTGAAAAGATAGTAAAGGATTTCGGACTAGAACCAGAAGATTTTAAATTCGAGGAGTTTGAAGTTTTTGCCAAACAAACTTCAGAGCAAGAGCAAGGAAGGATAACCGAAGGTGTTTTTGCTCCGTGGATTATGTATAAAGAAGATTTTATAAAAATAGGAGGTCATGATAAGTTATTTGCTCCAATGGAGCTTGAAGACTCGGATCTCTTTAATAGGATGTTTTTAGCCGGATATAAATTTGTACAAGCTAGAGATGCTTTTGTGTACCATATGACTTGTAGAGGAAGTAGGTTTAAAGATGGAGTAAAGATACAGAATAAAATAAATCTAGGAGAAGGAAACGTATGGCTTAAACCAGAAGACTCGGAAGAGTATACTCAGCTTAGAAAGAATAAATTTAGAGAGTGGTGGAGGAAGTGGAAGATTAATGTCCTACATAACGAAGAGTTGCTCCCTATTGTAACTAAGAGGTATGAAACTGCTTTTATAATTACCAACTGTGATCAAGAGCTTATATATTTATTAGAACCGTGGTGTGATGAAATGTGGGTGGATTGCTCATACGAGGAGTATTTAGTCTCTGAACAAAAAAAGACTTTGTTTGATCTAAGCGGTAAGTTTCACGAACTTGGCAGCGGACTTCCTAAAACAGCTATAACGATACTATTCGACGGAACTTCTTTCACCCCTAGACACTATACTGATTTTATTCAGAATATACCCTTTGTAATTGAACAAACCGCAGAACCCGGAGTTTATAATTGGGATAGATTTATCATAAGAGTAGATAGTCTTGATTCTCGAGAAATGATTCAACCTTGGTTCAAAAATATTTTCTAGATATTTATTATAAAACGATGATTAAAGAAGCCGCTATAATTCCAAAACCGCAGTATAAAGTTAAACTCGAAGGAGTATCTTTCGCAGTTCAATTTGATACTAATATCAACGAAACTAAGAGAGGAGTTAAGATTAGATTCTACCCTCAATCAGAGCAGCAGTTAGATATTAGAAAGCTAAATGATCTAGCAAATAAGATAGCTGTAATTCTACAGAAGAAATTTGCCGAGCAGGGATTGCAAATAGATAGAGACACTGAAGTTCAAGATCCAACGGTTATCGGTTTTATGCTACCTTTAGCCTCGATCGCTAACTTTGTAATGAACAGAGTCATTAAAGGAGCTTAATATGAAAAAAAGAGTAGGGCTAAATAATAAAGTACCTAACTTGGTTATAACTCCACTAAAAGGGATTAGTGTAGAAGAGTTAATGGAGTATGAACCAATTTTAGACTTGGTACGTAAAGAAACTCCTAAAGGTATACAGAGAGCTATTGAGACTAATAAGCAAGATGCAACCATAATGGAGGTTAATAACTCCGGGTACTGTATTGAAATACCTTATAAGTTTTGGAAGAATGCTTTAAATGCATGCATGGAGTACTATACAGATGAAGAAGATTTTGAGAAATGTATAGAGATAAAAGAAGTACTTTCAAAGCTAGACCAGTACAATAAGATACCTACAACAATCCGAAATAAAAGTTCTAAAAGTAAAAGGAATGGACAGTAATGAACAAAAAGGGTTAGAGATAGTTAGACAAGCAGTAGATCAAATTTTGAATGTAAATTCCAACTTAAAGCGCAGAACGAAGAAAGAATTTGATAAACAAAGAGAACTTTTCCTGCAAGTAATACAACACTTAGAAGCTGTATCAACCCGCAGCACTCTACTATATGCAGATTTAAAAGTAGATTTCGGAACCTACGATGAAGGCTTTCTTGAAATTATAGATATGCTACTACTAGCTAAATATGGAAAAGAATGCTTTGAATTAATAACATTTTATCTCTGGGAGAGAACAAACCCAGACCAGAGCTTAAACACATTAATAGGTACGGACGGAAACGAGATTACTCTAGAGACTCCTCTCGATCTATGGAACCTGATGTTAAGAGTCAATCCTAAATTAGAAAAGTGATATGCCGAAAGCAGTACTTTTGACTGAACAGCAGATCAGGTACGCAATGTCTCGTACTCAAAGTAATCGCGGTGCAGCAAGATTCTTGAATGTTTCTTTTCCTACCTATAGACTTTACTCTAAATTGTATAGAGATGAAAAATCTGGATTAACTTTATTTGATCTTCATAAGAATAAAGCCGGTAAAGGTATTCCTAAATTTAACTCTCTTTCTAAAGAACCTCACCTTCATAAATTACTTCAGGAAGGTATGAGTATAGAGTCCTACAATATTAATAAGCTAAAGCATCGACTACTAGTAGAGGGATACCTATCTAATGAATGTTGTAAATGTGGCTTTAACGAAAAGAGAGTTATAGACTTTAAAGTACCTTTGCTTTTAAATTTTAAGAGCGGTATTAAGAGTGATTGGCGATTGGAGAATTTAGAATTACTTTGCTACAATTGCTACTATCTTCACGTAGGAGATATATTTACAAGTCGAGAGCAGAGACTTCTAGAAGATTTTGGAGCAGCTAAGCATAAAACAGTTCCCGTAGATTGGGATTTAGATAGAGATGTTTTAGATAGGATTAATCAATATACAGCAGATCCTGATCGAGATGGATCTGAATTTATATCAAGATACTAAATATGAAAAGAATACTAGTTACAGGCGGAAGTGGTATGGTAGGTAAGTACTTAAGAGAACTACTCCCACAAGCAGATTACCCCTCCTCACATCAGCTTAATTTATTAAATCCTTCTCATACTTACAGCTACGTACAGTCGTACAAGCCGGAAATTGTAATACACTTAGCTGCAGTAGTGGGAGGTATTCGAGATAATATTGAAAGACCGCTGGTTTATTTCGAAGATAACTTAATGATGAACTTTAACATTGTCAGAGCTTGTCGAGAATTTAAAGTAAACAATTTTATCACAGCTCTCAGTACTTGTGTATTCCCGGATAACTTTGACCGTATAGAAGAGTTTCAATACCCTATGAAAGAAGAAGATCTACATTTCGGACCTCCGACTCCTACCAACTACGGATACGGATATGCAAAGAGGGTTATGGGAGTCCACGTAGATGTAATCAATGCTACGAATAACAACAGTAATTACTGCTACCTTACACCGTGTAACCTTTTCGGCGAATACGATAAGTACGACGATAAAGGAAGTCATTTTGTAAGCGCTTTGTTGAAAAAAATTATAGTTGCTCAAAAAGAAGGCAGGTCTTATATTGAATTACTAGGAACAGGTAAGCCTCTTAGACAGTTTATGTATGCAAAAGATTTAGCTAGGCTAATAGTAGAGATGATAGAGACTAACACCTATACTAACCTTAACGTATGCCCCTCGGAAGTTTTATCTATAAACGAACTAACATTAGCTACGTTAAAAGCTTTAGGATTAGAACATTTTGAAATTAGATACTCCGGAGATTTAGATGGGCAGTACAGAAAAGATGCTAGTAACGAAAAATTAAAACAAGTATTCCCTAATTTCAAACTAACACCGTTTGAAGCTGCAGTTAAACATACATACGAATATTTGATCACGAAACAGGTTGTATAAATGAAAATTGCTTTCCTAACCGAAATGGGCATGACAGGTAAGATTCCTGCAAACTACCCTAATATGCGAACTGAGTTTGCCTGGATGCATGCCTTAGACGCAGAACACTTCTCTCTCTTTAATTACAAAAGCGTCTCCGGGTTTGATTTTGTCTTTATAATCTGGCCTAAAGGAAATGTTGAGTTAAATGCTGAAGGGCTAACACTGTCTAATACACAGCCGCCTAGGTTGTATAATATGTTCTGCAGTAGTGGAACTCTAGACAAAATTATTCCAACACTTAAGAGCCAGAACGGTAAAGTATGTTTCGTTCAAGAAGGGCCAAGTTGGTTCCCGGAAGACTACAGTCTAACAGAACAAATATACCATGAGATTATATTAGATCAAAGTGATGCTATTTTCTGCCACAATGAAGCAGACAAGGCATACTACTCGGTCTACGGTAAACAAGTAGCTGTTATGAGAACTCTCCTCATAGAAGACAGTGTAAAACAGATTGTCGATAAAGTTCCTATTCGTGAGAAGAAGCTCATAATAGGAGGAAACTTCTGTAGGTGGTATGGAGGTATGAAAAGCTACAAAGTATCTAAGTACTTAATTGACAAAGGATACGAGGCTTGGGTACCTTCTATGCACAATAAAAGACCTGGAGAAGAAATCCTAGTTAAACACCTTCCCTATCTGTCGTGGATAGATTGGATGAAAGAACTTTCTACCTTTAAAATAGGAGTTCATATGATGCCTACAGTTGCAGCTGGAACCTTTTCCCTCAACTGTGCATACCTAGGAATACCAGTAATAGGTAACGAACAAGTTGACACTCAACGTTTATGCCATCCAGAACTAAGTGTCGCTGCAGACGATGTACCCGCCGGAAGTAACAAAGCTTACGATTTATGGGCAGACGAGGAGTATTGGGCGTACTGCAGTAAACAGGCTTATACTACTGCTAGGGAGCTATTTATTAAAGAGCCTTGGTTGAAGTATATGACAAGTATCCTTGAACAATTAAAATAATTAAATGAAACAAATAGCTGTAAGTACCTTGAGTGAATTTAAAGCTAAGTTAGAATCTAATGACTTAGAGATAACAGAAGTAATATATGCTTCTATAAAAAGAGGGATGACTAAAAAGTATAAGACAGTAAATGTATTTGATGTACAGCTTAGAGAGGATCCTTTGAACGTATATAAGTTTAAACTTGAAAAAGATCAATGGAGCTTTGCTCTAACAAAATGCTTAGAAGTTTTTAGTGAAAATGAAATGTATGAAAGGTGTAGCCAGATTCAAGGATTAATTAAGGAGCTAGAACAAGTTGTTGAAAAGCCAAAAAAAGCCTAATTTGGTTAAAATGAAAGTAGATAAGGATACTGAACTAATAGTCAGTGAGCTTGTTGACAGGTATGTGCCAGCTGGAATTGATCCTCTACTTCATGTTGATAGGAGAAAGACTATGCAGACTCTGATACTTAGGCTGTTAGATAAAGAAGCTATACCGCATAGCATTACAGCCATAATCGGAACCTGTAAAGAGTGGAAATCAATTCTATGTGAAAGATCAGCTTATGCAAACTAATAAAATAGCAGGTTACAAAGAAAGGTTTCAAGACAAGATTAAATATCCAAGGTTACCGAGAGTAAAGGTAGAGTTAGATACCAACCCATGGAACAGATATTTAACACCAGCAATTCAAAGACTAGTAGATGAAAGAAGAAAAGAAAGACTCCCTAAAGAGAAAAGCGTTAGAGAAAGTAGCTAATAAGATCTTAAAAGCGGACAGTAGATTCGCTAAATTAAAAGAGCTTGGTAGTAAAAAACAAACTATTTATAACAAACTAGATAAAAGAAATGGGACTCCTTAAAAGACCATTTACCGAAGAAGAGTATAGTATTTTTATCATAAACAATTTCACAATCCAAAACGCAAAACAAAACACAATGAGCCTTTTAAAAAAACTTAAGAGCTGGTTTACAGGAAACAAAGAAGCTGTTGCCGAAGAAATCCTCCCCGTTGAATCTGACAAGATCGATTTTGAAATGACTAACTTCCCGGTAGTCACTCCGACTGCAGGTGCAAGCGCATTACCTGCTATCAAATCTGAAAAGAAATCTACTGCAAAGAAAGCTCCGGCGAACAAGAGCACTAAAAAACCAGCAGTAAAGGGAGCAAAGAATGTCAAAGGCAAGTAAGGAAAAGAAAAAACAACTCTACGGCAAAACCAATAATGCTCTCCCCGAGCAAGATATATCTCAAAAAGTAGAACAGGTACTAGCTAGTAGAAGAGGTCCTCGAGAAGCCAAAGAAGAAAAGTTTCAGAAAGAAACAAAGTTTGTAGTCCTATACAAAGACGAAGAAGGAAACGTAGATAGTCGATGGACATACGACCTAAAAAAGTTCCCATACGGACCTATATCGGTTGAAGAATTTGGCCCTCAAACCAAGGGAAAATTTAAGAAATCATAACTCATTGATTCTCAAGTAGTTAGGTATAACTCATTGATTCTCAGTGGGTTATTTTTTGTTTGAAAAAAAGTTGCTAGTCTGAAAAATAGTTCCTATCTTTCGGTATATTAATGAGAAAGCAAAAGATAGAAAAAAAAGATCAACAAAAAGTTGCTAGTCTGAAAAAAAGTATCTATCTTTAGTTATATCAGTCAAAAGTAAAACAATAATAGGTTATGAATCTAACACAACAAAAATTCCTGAACCCTGCTACGGGTAAGATGGTAGGTTATGTTCGAGCAAAGACTCTCGGACTAATCAGCAACAATCCTTCAGTTCCTAAAATGGAAACTAACTACGGTACCTTCGATGTAAACACCGTTAGGATTAAAGATCTAAATTTTGATCAGCAAATCTTCTCTCCAATCAGAACTGGTAATAAGAATCTTGACCAGTTTATTTCCTCCGAAGGCGGCTTTATGCCCGCTACAAACGTAATCCTTATCGGTAGTCCCGGTGTAGGTAAGTCGACTGTAGGTCTTGACTTTGTAGATCGTGCGAAGCGATCTGGTAAGAAAGTTCTATTCATCTCCGGAGAGATGGGCCGAATAGATATGTTCCGCTACTGTAAACGTTTCCCTGCTTTCGCTGACCTGGATATCCTATTCCTGGCCGACTATGCTAAGACGAATCCTGTTGTAGCTATCGAACGAATCTTGCAGAACGGTTACGATCTTGTGCTCATAGACTCTTGGGCTGAGGTGTGCCGTACCGTTCAGGATTACTCCGGAATGTCTAAGTCTCAAGCTGAGAGCTGGATTTTAGATCTTATGGAAAAGCATAACGAAGGCTACAACCAAGCTAGCCTATATACCTGCTTCCTGATTATTCAGCAAGTAACTAAGAACGGAGACTTCTTAGGAAGCAACCGTCTTAAGCATATGACTTCCGCAATGCTCGAAATGTCTCGCGATAGAGAAGAGAATCGTTGCATAATGGAGTTCAGTAAGAACCGTCTCGGAACTGCTGGCGAAAGACTCGCATTCAACATCACACGGGAGCAAGTAACCTACTCCCGTGCTTAATTCCTAACCAAAAATATATAAACACATGGCAACACGTTCACGAATTGGCAAGTTAAATTCTGATGGTTCAGTAACCTCTGTATACTGTCACTGGGACGGATACCCTGAACATAACGGAGTACTCTTACAAGAGTATTATACCGATCCAGAATTGATCGATCAGATTTTAGAACTAGGAGACCTTAGTTCCTTAAACGAGAAGATCACCGCTTCTTCAGACGCTACTCATACCTTTGATGATCCTCAAGAAGATGTTTGCGTCTTCTACGGACGAGATCGAAACGAGAAAAACTCAGAAGCTAAGACCACTACCCTGGAAGAGTTTTACAGTAACAAGATCGCCGAGGAGTTCAACTACCTTTACGATCCCGAAACAGGCTGGATTGCTACCTCACAGTACGGTGGATGGACTAAGCCTCTTAAAGAAGTTCTCAACGAAAAGTAAAGCAGTTCTATATTTATAATTGCTGCTAGGAGCAGAGGATAGTTTTAACTCTAAGAAATAGGTTGTATCTTTAACCACGTAAAAGGTATAACTATGAAGAAGAGAACTAAACAGAGCAAGCCAACTAGAGCAGATGTCGAAAAAGTGTATTGGTGGTGTGTATCTAATTACGGGAGGAGCAAGATAAACGGACCATATCCGGACTTGCAGTATCGAAAAGAAGACTACCTTACTGAAGGAATTTACGGAGAGTATGATTGGATAGAAAATACGATCTTCGTAAGCAAAGATAAGAATAAGACGATAATGGATATCATCGATACTATGATTCACGAATGGGTACACTACCAGCAGCCGTTAAGAAGTCATTTACGAGCAATGGCTAAAGAAGGTAAATTGGATATGGCTTTCGAAGATGGAGATCCGTTAGAAGTAGAAGCCCGTATCATAGCTCGAAAAGATAGAACAAGATGCTTTAAAGAATTGTTTTCATAACCTAAACGCCCTAGCTTGTCTAGGCTCGGGGCTCTTTTTTTTCTTTAATATTAAAATAAACAGTTATGACATATTATTGCAAAGTTTGTAAGAGTGCTATTCCAACTAAACGAGTAGAGCTTGGGTATAAAGATACCTGCGTAAACCATTCTACAACTTCTCGTTTTTCCGGACACGTAGTTGCTGACCATAAATCAACTACCTGGATTAACATCATACGAGATCCAGAGACTGCTAAACAAGTTGCTCGTTTGAATGAATCGAGAGGCAAGTGATATTTATATTTAGTTCTTTACAATATGGGGATGTTTGGTATTGATCCGAATGTTGAGGTAATACCACATGCAGGCATTTGAGTATACTGCCTTAGAAGATACTAAACAACAAATGACGAAATGTCAACTATGACCTTCGAAGACTTAATGTCTTTCGTAGGCGCCGACTACGCTGTAGCAGCCTAGTCCGCATCGGGCGGTAGAGAGCCTAGGAACAGAACACAACAGCGAGTCGTACGCTATAGAGACGGCATCCGGACGCATATTGCGAGCCGTAGTTTTCCTTGTAGTCAATTAAAACAAGGTGGTGGATTCGACCATAACCGGTCAGCCCTTACGGTGCAGTAGACAGACCCAGCTAGCCTAAGTTTAGCATACGGGCCCGAAAGCAGTACTAAGCATGTGAAACGTTGGTGTTATTGTCTCTTTCGGAGACACGGGTTCGACTCCCGTCATCTCCACCATTTAAAACATACGTTATGATTTCAGCAGAACATTACCCAGAAGAGGTAAAGAAAGTCGCTCAACAAGCCGCAGGCATAATTGTAGAGTCCTGGCAGGAAGAAGAAGAGATTAATCGAGACATACTGGAGAGAGTTCTAGCAGAGTCCTTATTTACAAAATGGACTAATGGAGCAGAACTAGTATGGGAAGAAGAAGAAGCTCAAGATCTAATAATGCGATCGTTAGCTGAGTCGATTGTTAACTCTCTCGTTGATAGAGGTTATGCCGATAGTGTTGAAGATGCTGAAGGAGTAGAGTGGTTATTCTTAACCGAAAAAGGTAAGCAGCAAATAGCTGATCAGGATTCTGAGAGCGAATCTTAATATATACTTAATACTAGAATTGAGGTTAGAGTAAGCTTTTCAACTAGGTATGAGAGTACTAATTAAACTTAATCTCTCATATGGTTGCTAGGCTTTTTCTTACTGCTTGTCTCTTCATAACACAAGTTAGTTTTTCACAAGACACTTTATTTAACCAGACTCTTTCGAAAATAGTAGTTCGTTCTTCCGCAAAGAAAGAAAACATTTCAGCTGTTATATCAACAGTTAGGAACAATATTTCTATCTCGGATGGAGTTTCTGTTGAAGCTTTAAAAAGAACACCTGACAGAGTTGTTAGTGATGCTCTTAAGAGAGTTAGCGGAGTAACGATACAGTCTGATAAATATGTACTAGTCAGAGGTCTATCGGATAGGTATAATGTTGCAATGATAGGAAGAACGGTACTACCTTCTACCGAGCCTGATAGAAGAGCTTTCTCTTTTGATATCATACCTACAGGACTTATAGATAATATTATTGTATTAAAATCAGCAAGCCCAAACTTACCGGGAGATTTTGCAGGTGGCATAATTCAAGTTAACCTAAAAGAGGTTACAAGTAACTTTATTTCAGCAGGAATAGGAAGTGGATGGGGGACGATTTCAACCGCGAGAGATTTTAAATTAGTACACCAAGCGGTGTTCCCCTCCACGTTTCCTAGTACTTACCTTTATAGAGTATCTAACAATGTTCAAAAAGAGCAGTACACGTCTCTTATAAAAACTCCACCCGTAAAGAAGTTTACATCCTTTCCTAACCTTAATAGCAGCTTTACAGTAGGAAATAAAAGAGGTAAACTTGGAATATTGTTTAATACGTCTTTTAGAAACAACTATACTTTAAATTATATTGATAGGTTAGATTACCAATCAAGCTCTGAATTAGCGTACAAGTACAAAGATACTGTCTACACCAACACCTCTCTTTTAAATAGTTTCTTAAACCTAACCTACCTTGGAGAGAACAAGTATACATTCAAGACCAATTTCAACAGACAGATAGATAGATCTTACCTAACAAGATCAGGACTAAACTACGACAACGTACAGCAAGTTAGTACTACTTCTACAAATAATATTATCAAGACATTTTTAAATTCACAGATAGAAGCAAAAATAAAGTCCTGGGATGCTCAAGCAGGATTCAATCTTATGGTAAGAGATCAGCCTGATTATAGAGTAACTCCTAAAGTCAGATCTTTAGGTACAGAAGATCTATACACTGTAGCGTGGAGGGATACATACAGGTTTTGGTCTGATATGAACGAAGAGAGTTTCAACTTAGGTTTATCTAAAGAGTTGAGTAACTTTAAAGTAGGTGCAAACTACCTACAAAGAGGTAGAGCTTTTAAAGCAAGAATATTTAGATACCAGAGAGAAGACTTATTAGAGGAAATAACAAATAATACAGACAGGTATACCGCTAATTTCTTTTTAGGAAGCAGCTTCATTCAATATGATAATCAATTTAAAAAATTAAAAGTATCCGGAGGTCTTAGAAGTGAATATAATATATTTGATTTATATACTGCAGACTTTTCTGGACAGAGACTTAACGTCAATAGAGTATACCTAGATATACTACCTTCTATTAACCTATCCTATAGTTTAGATAAAGTGAAGTATCGCTTCTCAGCTTCAAAGACTTTAGCACGTCCTGAATTTAGAGAGGTAGCTAACTTTGCCTACTACGACTTTGTAAGAAATGCTCAGCTGCTCGGTAATCCTAATCTTAAAAAGACAGACATCTATAACTTGGACTTGAAATGGGAATACTATCCTAAAGCTGGAGAGAATATATCTGTTAGTTTATTCGGTAAACAATTCACTAACCCTATTGAACAGATTGTAGCAGATGGTTCTGTACCTTCTAACCTACTATTAACATTTTCTAATCCCAAGAAAGCAGTAACAGTAGGTATAGAAGTAGAAGTGAGAAAGAATGTTACCAAGTGGTTAGAAATCTATACGAATAGTTCCCTAATACATTCTCAGGTTACCGGTACCGGACTTAAGAGAAGGTTACAAGGTCAATCTGATTATGTAGTTAATAGCGGAGTCAATATACATAAGAATAAGAATACTTTTAATGTATCCTATAATAGAACTGGAGATAGAATATCTGCTGTAGGCTTTCAAGGCTACTCAGACATCTTTGAAAATTCAAGAGATGTGGTTGATGTAGTTTATCTACGTAAAGCAGGTAAAGGTGAGATTAAGTTAGCGATAAGCGATATACTAGCCCAACCGTCTATCTACTATCAAAAATCAAGAGGTGATCTAATTAAAACAAATAACGAACAAACAATTTCACTATCATTAAACTTTAATTTATGAAAAAGCTAGTATCGCTGTTAGTACTTATCGGTCTATTTGCATGTAAAAAGAGTCCTGTGGATGAACCAATCAATGTACCTATAGACAAAATTATAACAGGTAATATTACAACAACCACAACTTTAACATCAGATAAGGAATGGACATTAAAAGGGTACGTTTATGTTAAAGAAGGTGCTACTCTTATCATCCAACCAGGTACTGTAATCAAAAGTGATATTGCAGAAAAAGGTGCTTTGTGTATCGAAAGAGGAGCAAAGATACTAGCTGAAGGAACTGCTCAAAAGCCAATCATATTCACTTCAGGTAAAATCGCCGGCGAGAGATCTCCTGGTGACTGGGGCGGTATTATTATTTTGGGTAAAGCTAAAACTAATCGTTCATCTGAACCAACTATTGAAGGAGGCGTGGGACGTCCTTACGGAGGTACCGATGATAGCGACAATAGCGGTATACTGAAGTATGTTCGTATCGAATATGCCGGCATTGCTGCTTTACCTAACTCTGAAATTAACGCACTTACTTTAGGCGCCGTAGGTTCAGGCACTATAATTGAATACGTGCAAACAGTTTACGCTAACGACGATGCATTTGAATTCTTCGGCGGTACTGTATCGCCTAAAAATTTATATGCATTTGCTACAGCAGATGATGATTACGATTTTGATTTCGGTTATACTGGAACTGTTAGTAATAGTATAGCAAAACGTGATCCGCAGTTTGTAGATAACGGAGATGCCGGTAACGGAGTTGAGTGTGATAACGACGGTGTAGGCTCTACAGCTCAACCATTCACTCATCCAAAGCTGATAGGGTTAGTTTTAATTGGCCCTAACGTCGCTGATGCTTTGACTAACCATAACCTAGCTCTAAGATTCAGAAGAGCTACACAATTTACTGTTACCAACTCAACATTCTTCGGCTATATGAAAGGAGGATTCAGTTTAGAATCAAATGAGACTGCTACCTTTTATAAAGATGGTACGTCTAAATTCGAAGATAACTCGGTAGGATCTTTTATACCCAGTTTAAACTTTATAAGCAAGTCTTCAGTTATTACTTCAGATGACGTAAAAGTAAAAGCATTAACTCAAGGAAATAAAGAGATTAGCATAACGATTCCGGAGATTGCTATGCCTACTTGGATTAATGGATGGACTAGATTCCCTATAAAAGGACAGTAAGCTTTATTTTTAACAGTACCTTACTATTTATAAATGTAAAAGGTAGGTTACATATAGGAATATATGTAGCCTTTTTTTATGTACTAATTAACTTAACCTTATGAAATTCAAAGAGTGGGTAGGGGCTTTATTTAGAGACAGCAATGACATAAACGAGAAAGCAGTCATAGGCTTTTTAGCTTTTTTTATGATGGTTATTTTCGCCATTGCTGATATTATAACCGGGTACTTAGGTAAAGATCTAGTAATTAACGACTTTATCTTTAATGCGTTCCTTTGGTTAACTCTAGGATCTTTCGGTATTGCTTCTGTTGATAAGTTTATCAATAAGAAAGCTGCACAGGAAGAAAAAGCAGAAGGCGAAGAAGAGCTATAATCCCTTAATAATTAAAATAGATAGAATGAGTACAAAGAAGACCCTCTCTGCTATCCTTACTGAAAAAGCAGTATCGTTACTTGAAAAGCTTAAAGGAAAGAAGTTATCTATCGTCGGAGTATGTACCGGAGTATTTATCCTAGCCGCAATAGGAGTACATTACGGATACATACCCGAAGAGTTTCTCAATCCAGACCTAATAGTTAAATACGTATCTGGAGTTTTCGAACAACCTGTTGTTGTAGATAGTGCAAACCAAGTTGTTGATACTCTAGTTAATACTAGTGTAGATACGACAGCGTTGTGATATTAGCAACCTCTCGAAATCTAAAACAAAATGCCAGTAAAAACTCCTATAACATTTAAAGAATTTTCAAAAGACCCAGTAAAGGGTCTAATGTTTATTTGCATAGTTGCTGTTGGATACCTCTATGTTGATATTAAAATGTCCAACAGTAATATACAGTCTAAGCAAGATGCTAAGATAGAAGTACTTGAAGCAAAAGTATCTCAACTTACAGAACAGCTTCGCAAATCAGATAGTGCAGCTTCTGCTTTAGCTTCTAAGATAACTGTATTGCAAGAACTCGGTAAAATAAAATAATATGAAAGTTGTACACTTAGTCGGATTAATGCTCTTAGCTGGATGCTCTACAAACGAACCTTCAATACAGGATGCAGTTAAACAAGAGTATGCAGAAATAGATTCTATCATACAGATCAGCCAAGAACACGTACTGGTAAATGATAGTATCAATAAAGTAAGCGAGAAAATAATTACACAGAAAATTGAACAGACAGTTGAGAAGATCGAAACTTTAAAAGAAGAGGTAGCAGAAGCTAGATTAACAGCTAATAAAGTTATCACTAAGACTGATACTATTTATATAGAGACTAAAAAGAACTTCTGGGGTAAAGCAAAAACAACTACCTCAGTTAAGTCCGATAGTACAGTAGAAGAAGTAATCGATACATTAAATAATCAAAATCAATTTAGACTATGAATTTAGATAAACTAAAAGGTCACGTACCTGAAGCTGTTTTAGCTCAAATACCAGACACAATATCGAAGTTTCAGATCAATACCCCGCTACGTTTAGCCCATTTCCTAGCTCAATGTGGACATGAATCAGGAGGCTTCAAAGTAGTTAACGAAAATTTAAACTACGGAGCAAAAGGATTATTGACTACCTTCAAAAAATACTTCCCCGATGAAGCAACTGCTAAATTATATGAGCGTAAGCCTGAGAAGATTGCTAACATTGTTTATGCGTCTCGCATGGGAAATGGTGATAAAGCATCTGGTGAAGGTTGGAAGTATCGTGGTCGTGGTTATATTCAGCTTACTGGTAAAGATAACTATAAAGCCTTTGACGTTATTGTTACAGAAAATATCCTCGAGAATCCGGACTTAGTATCAACAAAGTACCCTCTCCTTTCTGCAGCATGGTATTGGAATAGTAGAAAGATAAATCTAGATGCAGATAAAGGAGCTACCGATGCAGTCGTAACAGCAGTTACCAAAAAAGTAAACGGAGGTACAATCGGCCTTCCGGATCGAATTAAGCATTTTAAAGAGTACTATTCTTACTTAGCGTAATTATAGACGAACCATAACAAGTTGGAGGTACGGAGGCAACTCCGTATCTTTATTTAAAATCAATCTATGTTTAAAGTATTATATTTTACAGCATCATGGTGCGGTCCTTGCAAAGCAATGGCACCTGTAGTAGCAGAAGCTCAGCAGTTTTTATCGATCGAGAAAGTAGATGCTGAGATGAGTCCGGATCTTACTAGACAATACGGAGTGAGAAGTGTCCCTACTTTCATCTATATAAAAGACGGACAAGAAGTAGGTAGGAGAAACGGAGCAATGAGAATTGCAGACTTTCAAAACCTAGCTCAGACTTATAAGTAAGAGCTTATTTCTTAACTTAACTTATTTAAAATGAAAAAAGTACTACTGGTACTTGCTGGAGTCCTATTCTTCAGCTTTGCCCTTCCCGGAGAAGGAAAGCTCCTAACCAAAGAGAACCTATGGCGAGTAATTAATCAGATGGATATAAAGTATCCTGATTTAGTATTTGCACAAGCTGTTCTAGAGACAGGACATTTTAAAAGCGCTAATTGCATAAACAACAATAACCTATTCGGTATGAAGCTACCCAGGCTTCGAGAAACTGTAGCTACGAAAGGAAGTAAAGGGTATGCCAAATACACAGACTGGGTTCAATCGGTGTATGATTATAAGCTCTATCAAGATTATATGTTCTCTAAAAAAGAGTATACAAGAACACAGTATATGTCAATGTTAGACAGAACATACTCTGAAGGTAAAAACTATACTGTAAAGCTTAAAAGCATTATCAAGAAACATAAGTACATTATATTAAAACCAGTTACAAATGACACAATACAAAAAGCTGATACTTCCGCAAGATTCAGCATGGGGTAGAAGAACTTGGAGAAGGTACACTCCTTACTGGTTCAATAACTTCTGGGATGGTGTAAAAAATATCATTAGGTGGATCCCAACCATCTACAAGGATAAAGACTGGGATGATTACTTTATAACAAAACTACTCCAAAAGAAGATAGAGTATCAGAGAGCATATCTCGTACACCATAACCGTCATATGGATATAGAACGAGATAATAGAGATATGACATGGGTACTAAATTTAATTGAACGTAAGCACGAAGAATATTACGGCACAGAACATCATGATTATCAGGATATAGATATGAAATTTATACCTGCCGAAGGTAATCCGGAAGTAACTGAGCTAGCGTTTGAAACTAAATCAGAAAACTTAGATGCCTACTTAGCAAAGTATCCAGGATCGGTTAAAAGAGTAAAGAAGAAATACTCAGGAAAAGATTTTAGTGGCTTGCAAGGAAAACAAACCTTATCTTACTATGTAGCTAGTTTCAACCAGCAGAGAAGTAATAAGCTACTCTGGAAGATCATGGAAGAGAGAAGTGAGAGGTGGTGGGATTAAAAATTAAAATACCTTAAATCAAGATTATGAAAAAAGAAGTACTGTACACTTTCAAGATTAAGTTCCCGCACGGAATTGAAAAAGTAAAGAAGATCTCTCTAGAAGAACAAACCCTCCCCTTTATGGTCATGAGACTTAGACAGCAGTATGTTAAAGCAATTGTTGAATGGGAAGGAACAAATGGACATAAAGGCACAACTGAAATAGGAGCACAATGATATACCCAACACCTACAACTAAAGCAGCAGAGCTTATACATAAGTTTAGAAATAACTGCTACGGACAATCAGGCACCTCAGAGGAAAAGTATCATGCTAAGATAGCAGCTAAAGCCTGCGTTGAGGAAATAATACCTCTACTGAAAGATGATGCTCAATGGCAACAATTCAACTCATACGCTTCTTTAGAACCGCACTACCAGTCATATTGGAGAAAAGTATTAAGTATACTAGAAGAGCTATAACTCATTGATTCTCAATAGGTTATAACTCATTGATTCTCAATAAACTTTTTTCTGTATTTTTCAAGAAAAAGTTGCTCGTCTGAAAAAAGATTCCTATCTTAAGGTATATTAATCAATCAAGGATATGGATTACGTAAAAGAAAGAGCAATCGAATTTAGCAAGTGGTTAATCATTACCAGAATGTGGCAGACTGACCTCACCTTCGAAGAGCTGTATGAGGTGTTTATGGAAAAAATTCAAGAAGAGCAAGAAAAATAGTTGCTCGTCTGAAAAAAGTTTCCTATCTTTAGTTATATCAATCAAATCAAAAATAAGAGTTATGAAAAGTATGATCACAGTAAATGACAAGAAAAGTATTTGTGGCGGTGATGTGTTCTACGGTAACATCAGAATCAACGGTAAAGATGTAAGCGTTAGTAACCACTTAAAATCTGCAACAGACGAGTATGAGTTTCGTTGGATTACGAAATGTAGAGCTGGTTTCCAAATTATTGCTGATGCGAAAGGTACAGTTGGAAGCTTAGTACATAACTTATCCAAGCACTGCGGAGGTGTTGAAGTAAAGATAGGTGGCCACTGGTTTCACGTACTGTGTGTTAAAGGTGGTAAATGGGTTAGTATTGACAAAGGTATCTTAGAAGCTTTAACCGTAGGTGATATGCACCGCGCTTTCAGTAAAATGGTCGACTGGAATATGTGGAAGAGCTTAAATACCAAGACTTGGGCATCAATGGCATTCGTACAGAATGCCGCTTAATTTAGTAATCAAAAAATGTGTATATGAAATTGAAGAGTTACGATCAATTGAAAGAAATTAACCTTGTAGGATATTGCTACTTTGTATCTGCCTGGGGAATGTCTATGACAAGTAGGCATAGTTATGATCCTGAGATGTGGATTGTTTTAGAAGATAACGGTACCGAGTGTACTGTTGCTAACTACAAGAATCAAATCTGGACTAAAAAGATCCAGAAAAATTCTATAGCTAGCGAAATAGCTTCTAACCCTGCTATTTGTGGGAAGACTTATACCAACCTTATCAAAGAAGTAAAGTTGGTAAATTGAGTCAAATTACCTATCTTAAGGTATATCGTTAAAAAGTAAAATGTGATGTATGAGCTTCAGTTATGGTTATTACAAAAGAAAATTATCCGATCTTAAAATGGTAGACGACCTCTACTACATAGGAGACATCTACGACGTTGATGGCAATCCTTGGGTAGATGCAGAAGCCGCTCGACAAATCCTTGATATAGTAAATCAAGAAGAGTTAGAGAAAACACTTGAATCGGATCAACTGCGAAGAGATCTTTCTCGCAAGACAAAAATAAAAATGAAAGGCGAATTCTAAACATACTCAATCAAACAAACATGAAACAGACTTTAGTTGTAGTAGTAACAGCTATAGTATTTATAGCAGTAATAGCAATACTTTTAGCCTACCCGGTTATGTGGCTTTGGAACAGTTGCCTGGTAGGTACTGTAGAAGGTATACATGAGATTACTTTCTGGAAAGCTTTGGGGTTAATTGCATTATTCCAAGTCCTGTTTACAAGATCTAATAGTACCTCAAAAGAATAAAATATGAAGCTGGTTTTAAGAGAAGGACAACGTCTGTTCTTTACTTCCGATACGCACTATAATCATAGAAACATATGTAGAGGAGTAACTGACTGGAGAACTCAAACTGGAGATATTCCTATCTCTCAGACTAGAGACTTTGCTAACCTCGAAAAGATGAACGCCGCTATTGTAGCCGGTATCAATAACACAGTGGGGCAGGATGATATACTATTTCACTTAGGGGACTGGTCTTTCGGAGGATTTGAATCAATCAAAGAATTTAGAGATCGAATTGTATGTCAGAACATATTCCTTCTATACGGGAATCACGATCATCATATCGAGAATAACCGCGAAGGTATTCAAGGTATCTTTAGAAAGACTTTTGAATACCTGGTGTTAAATGTTTACTCACCGAAAGGTAATTATGAGTTTGTGCTCATGCATTATCCTTTATGTAGTTGGCATAATATGAATAAGGGAAGGTTTCACCTATTTGGACACGTACACCTGCCTTCATCTAAAAAGAAAATGGGAGGTAGAAGTATGGACGTAGGCATGGATGGAAACGATCTAACTCCTTACGATATGGAAGATGTTGTTAGAATGTTATCCGGCCGTCCAGTCCAAGCTAATAGACTGCCTCAAGATCACCACGAAGAACGTTTAGTAGGAGAAAAATAAGACTGTATGATAAAAGCACTATTTTTAGTTAGAGGCTGTCCAGGAGCAGGTAAGAGTACTTTTGCTAATTTAATCTGGAATGAATATGCTGTATGTGAAGCAGATAAGTATTTTATAGGAGCAGATGGAGTCTATAACTTTGACCCATCTAAGATAAAAGACGCTCATGCTTGGTGTAGGAGAGAAGTAGAGACGAGAATGAAAGATAATCAATTAAACTCTCAGTACTATCCTGAGATTGTAGTATCGAATACTTTTACCCAGGAATGGGAAATGGAGGAGTATTATAAGCTAGCAGAAGAGTACGGGTACCATGTCTTTAGTATAATAGTTGAGAACAGGCATGGAGGAGTTAACGAGCATGGAGTACCTGCTGAGAAGTTAGAGCAAATGAAAAATAGATTTGAGATCAAATTATGAGATACGATCTAAGCATACTAAACAGTTATATTGATGAAGGGTGGATAGTCAAACAAGATCATCCAACCCTTCCTCTTTCTATCTACAACTACTCAAGGACATGCCAGTATGAGAAGAAGTGGGATGATATAACTTTAAACTGTAGAGGTTTAATTCTAGATAAAGAAGGAAATGTTATAGCTAGTTCTTTTGCTAAGTTTTTTAACTACGAAGAGTTATTACGGCCTAATCAAATACCGGAAAAAGGAGATTACGTTTATGTTCAAGAGAAAGTAGACGGCTCTTTAGGTACTTTATTCTACTATAATAACGAATGGCATTTAGCTACTAAAGGATCATTTATATCAGAGCAAGCTATTAAAGGTATGGAGATTATTAAATCTAAGTACAACTTAAGAGCTTTTGAAACTAATACAGCGTATATCTGCGAGATAATATACCCTGAAAATAGAATCGTAGTAGATTATAATGGAGAAGAAAAGGTAGTCTTTTTAAGTGCAACAATCAACGGAGAAGAGGTACATTGGACTACTGCTAAAGCAATCTTTAATATGTCCGGAATACCGGAAGAAGATTTAGTCAAGACTGAACAACACTTTGCTTTTGGCCCTGATTTATATAGAAGTTTAAAAGCTAAAAACGAAGCAAATAAAGAAGGATTTATCTTAAGATTTCAGCCAGGTAATTTTAGAATGAAGATTAAGTTCGAAGAGTATGTTAGACTTCATAGTCTACTAACTAACTTTGCTACAACTGATATCTGGGAAGCGTTAAAAGAAGGAAGATCGGAAGACATTATTAAACTTCTTCAACAAGTACCGGATGAGTTTGACAAATGGGTTAGGTATAAGATAGGAGAGTTTAAATATGCATTCTATAGCATATATGAAAGATGTGGAAAAGCTCACGACTCGTTTAAGTACGGCAAGTATGGAGATAAAGATCCAGAACCTTCTAAGAAAGATTATGCTTTATACGTTCAAAATAATATGCCTCCTGAACTGCATCCGGTAATGTATGCTATGTGGAGCGGTAATAGAGTAAAGCAGACTGAGCTTATTTGGAAACTTCTTAAACCTAAGTACCAGAAACCATTTTGGAATAAAGAAGAAAATTCATAACTTAACACTATGGGACGATTAGATAGAACTCAAGTAATAAGAGCCTTAATAAACGAGATGTTTAAGATAGCAGGGCATAGTGTAGTGTACGAAGACCTACTCAATCGAACAGATGAATGGTATTTGCAGTATACCATGACTCCAGAACAGAATAAGCAGTGGCGGGATTGGGGTGAGGGGTTTATTAAGCATTATTTGAGAACAACTAAGAAACAAGCTCAAGTTGAGATGGCTATGATTAACTTAAATTACGGATTAAAAATAATAGAACAATGATAGGATTTATACTGTTTATGTTAGCAATCGTATTAAGTATTGCATGGCTATGGGCCGGAGGTATAGCCTATATGCATAAGAATCATCCCGACTATAAAGGAGAGGACTTCCTAAACTGGGATTCAGATGAAGAAGATAAAAATAATATATCATGAATAAGACTTATTTGTTAGCTGCAATTTTAGTTGCAGGTATGGCAATCCTTCAATTCTCTAATTACAAGAAAGTAAGCAGGCTAAGAACTAAACTCTACACTCTAGAGCTAAGAGCAGATAGCCTAGCACATCACGTAGACAGTATTGAAAGTAAAGCTGATTCTCTCTACAGTGAATTATTCCCTACTCAGATAGAGTTAGGACGCTACCAGGTAGCTTTCCAAATACTTAACGAACGTAACCCTAAAGCAGCAGATCAATACGCAACAATCATCTCAGAAGAAACAGAATGAAAGAATCAATAGGTATTATAGGACAAGGCTTTGTAGGTTCAGCCGTTAGAGAAGGAATGAAGAATCATTTCAATATCTACACCTACGATAAAGATAAAACAAAACAAACTAATACATCCTCAGTAGACCAGCTGGTATCTTTAACTCGAGATATCTTCTTATGTGTACCTACTCCGATGAAAAAGAATGGCGAATGTGATCTTAGTATTGTACGAAGCGTGCTGAGAGAGCTAGACCTTGCCGCTTATAATCTAGGTATAGTAGATCTTGTAGTTATTCTAAAGTCTACTGTTCCACCCGGCACTACTAAAGGCCTTAATCGAGAGTACTCTAACCTAACGGTAACATTTAACCCAGAGTTTCTAACAGAAGCTAACGCAGTAGAAGATTATAAAAATCAGAGTAGGATAATTATAGGAGGAGAAAGAGAAGTATCTTCTAGAGTTAAACATATCTTCTCAAAAGTATTTCCTAAAGTTAATATCATTAAAACAGATTCTACAACTGCTGAAATGATAAAGTATGTTACTAATACTTTCCTTGCAACTAAAGTTTCTTTTGCAAACGAAATGTACGAGCTATGTCGAGCATTGAGCATAGATTATGATAAGGTTATTGAGTATGCTCGATACGATGATAGGTTAGGACACTCTCACTGGGCAGTGCCTGGACCGGATGGTGATTACGGGTACGGAGGTCATTGCTTCCCTAAAGATATAAAAGCGCTAGAGTTTCTAGCAAAGTCTTTAGATGTTGATACAACCATCCTTACAGCAGCTATTAATAAGAATGCTTTAGTTAGAACAGACCTAGATTGGCTAAAACAAGTAGGTAGAGCTGTTAGTGAAGATTAAACCAGATTAATGAACAATATAGATCGTCAGTACAAAGAGTTAGTAGAACATATCCTACATTTCGGCATCGATAAAGCAGATCGAACAGGTACAGGGGCAAGATCAATCTTCGGTTGGCAAATTAGGCACAACATGAAAGAAGGATTTCCATTGTTGACTACAAAGAAGATGGCATTCAAGACTATGGTGACTGAACTTGTTTGGTTCTTGAGAGGGGATACTAATATTAAATTTCTACATGATAATAACTGCCATATTTGGGATGGTGACTATATTAAATCAGGAAGAACAGATGGTGAATTAGGACCAATCTACGGTAAACAATGGAGGAGATGGCAAGGATGGATAGATCTTCCGAACGTTCACTACTTAGCAAAAGGATCAGTATGGTATGATCAGATTCTAATGCTCATACATCAACTAAAAACAGACCCGGATAGTAGAAGATTGATGGTCAATGCTTGGAATGTAGCCGAGTTAGATCAAATGGTATTACCTCCTTGTCATTATGGATTTCAAGTCTATACGAGAGAGTTAACCGTACAAGAAAGACTAACTTATTACCCGGCAAATAATGCAGCACCTACAAGAGCAATCTCTCTAATGTGGAATCAACGATCAGTAGATACGTTCCTAGGGTTGCCGTTTAACATTGCTTCGTACGGATTACTTCTTCAAATTCTCGCTAAAGCAGTAGGTATGGTTCCCGATGAACTAATAGGTAATCTAGGCGATGTACATCTATACAGTAACCATATTGAGCAGGCAAAAGAACAAATTAAAAGAACACCTTATAAGCTACCCAGGTTACAAATGAATCCTATATTCTTAGCTAACTTAGAACACAAGGGATTAGATGAAGCAGTAAACGGTGAAGTTAACTTTCAACTAGAAGACTATCAATATCATCCAGCAATTAAAGCACCTCTGAGTAATTAGTTTATATGGAAAAAGTTAATGCCGGACACTATCTTGAACTTATGGATCGATTACATATACTGATGTGTACCTTAGATGAGCACTGTATGAATCATCCAGTATCGAAGCAGAATAGAAATGTTAAAGTTCAACTAGAGCATGCTTTAGAGCAGCTATGGGATGCATACCAGACGGTAGGATCCTTAGATAACTCTCACGAACAAGAATCAGTTTGATATTTGATAGATAACCCCTATCTTTATTTCAAATAAACCTCTATGAATAGTATATTAACTCTAGATCTAGATCGTTTACAGGAGATTGAGCTGGAACGTGAACAGACGAAATTAGATGCTAACTACCAGAAATGGGTTAAAGAATTAAAAGTATCACGTATGTATACTGATAGGACTGGGATACTTAATGCTAAAGATATGTTAGCACAGTACGATATGTTAAAGCTTAAAGCAATACTTTCATGAAACTAGTCTGCATATCAGACACACACAACCAGCATAAGCACCTTACAAGCAAAGCTCGCTTCCCTAATGCATTGCCTGATGGAGATGTTTTACTACATGCAGGAGACTTCTCCGGAGTTGGACAGAAAGGAGAGGTTATGGACTTCTTTGAATGGTGTATTAAACAAGCTCCTAGATTTACCTATGGAGTTGTATTTATTGCAGGCAACCATGATAAGTCATTTGATCCAAAATTTTTTAGAACTTATGAAGATTCCGATCTTTGGGACGATACATCGCATAGCAAAAAGCCAACGTGGCTTCGTAATACTCTATCTGATTTTGAACTTAGCGATTATGGCGTTTCTTATTTGGAAAACTCGTCGATAGAAATAGGCGATGGTAGTAATACGATAAAGATATGGGGTAGTCCATATACTCCCTGGTTTCATGGAGATAGATGGGCGTTTAACGCTCACCGAGGTCCGGATATAGCTAAGATCTGGGAAGAGATTCCTAGAGATACAGACATAATTATAACTCATGGACCGGTTGCTTATAAACTAGACTACATTCCGTCTACCCAAGAGTATGTAGGATGTGAAGATCTTAGAAAGAAAGTAGAAGGTATTTCACCTCTGTTACACCTATCGGGACATATACATGAAAGTCATGGCTGGGATGAGAATGTCTTTACTACTTACATAAACGCAAGCATATGTAACCATGCCTATAACCCAGTAAACAAACCTTGGGAGGTTGAAATTAGAGCAGATAGAACATTAGATATATACTAAAAATTAAACATATGTTTTGGATTATTTACATTGTAAGCATTACCTACTGTCTTTGGAGAGCGTTTAAGAGTTATAAAAGGTATACCCTCGACGGAGTTATCGGCGCTACTCCCGGACTTGAGACTTTAGCTATTATAATCTTTGCTCCTCTTCTTGCAGCAATTGATATTAGCCTAACCTGGTATAGGTTGATGAAAGAAAATCATCAAGCAGGTAGAGGGAATAACCGCCTTTTCTAACTCATTGATTCTCAATAAGTTATAACCCATTGATTCTCAATGGGCTTTTTTTTGTACTTTTTAAAATAAAGTTGCTCGTCTGAGATAGTCTCCGTATCTTTAGTTATATCAATCAATAGTAGTTATGACAAACGATACTTTTAACGGACTTTCAGAGCGACACGTAGCTCAAATCATCCGCCGTCAGATGATCCAGAAGGTAAAGCCTTCTAAAAAGGTTTACTCTCGTAAAAATAAATCTTGGAAAAAGTTGGCGGCCTGAAAAAAAGCTCGTACCTTTAGTTATATCAATCAAAAATAAAAGTTATGAATACGAATTTAACAGACAGACTGAACCTTGACCAGCTTGTAGACTTCTTTAGAGATAATAATATGCCTTACTGTGCTGGGATCTTTGTCCGCCTGTATAATAGCTCTGTGACTGTCGACGGTTGGATTGAGGAGTCTTATGTTAAGAAGAGCATGACAATGTTCATACGAAAAGATAAGACGTTTTGGAATAGGCTCAAAGCCAACGTAACCACCGCTATCTACTGCTAATCAAATCATGTTAAAAATAAAAGTTATGAATAAGAAGAATGCGTTACAGACGCTAGTGAGAATGAGTCTTGAAGACAAAGATTACTCTAGATTTAGAGCTACTTTTGAGCTTATGAATCCTAAGTTAACAGACGAGGACTTTAAGCCGATGTTTCCCGAAGGCTGGTCTAATGATAAAAACTGGCCTGCTCCCGAAAAAGAAACTAATGCTGAGTTTTGGGAGAAATGGAAATACCATCAGATGCGAATCGATGAAGAGCTAGAACGTCAAGCTGGCTGTTAAAAAAAAGTTGCTAGTCTGAAAAACATCACCTATCTTTAGTTAAATCAATTAAATAAAAGTTATGAGTAATCAAATTGTCCTCAACGCCCTTAAGTCTCAGATCGAATCGCTCGAGCTTAAAGCTAAAACTATGCACACCGAAGTTGTTATTCCGGCAAAAGAAAAACTAGTTGCCGAGATTACCGACTGGTTGCGAACTGAATGTGATCTAATCTACGTACCTTTGAAAGTAGAGATGTCCAACTCTTCCGCAATTAACATCTCAGTTAATATGGAAAGCAAATCACGATGGACTCGTCAGGTAGAACTTCGAAAAGAACGTAACTGGCGTAGCGAAGGTAAAAATGAAGAGTACTGTAATCTTCGGTTTGATGGAGAGAGCAGTATACAAGTCGGCTATAATGCTGAACTTACCTATATGAAGCTAGTCGGAGAAGTAGGAAAGAACTTTAGTGCCATAGCTAATGAATTCCTTAATAACTGGAGCCATGCCTACGATGCTACAGAGAGTGAAATAGCTCCTATCTGGGAAGAGATTCAAACGCTCAACCGAAGTGTTCGTCAGGTAGAGTCAGATATGGCAGTACAGAAGAAAGCAGAGTATAGGAAGATAGGTGTTAAGTTTACCCTAAAGCCCTACAAAGAGATTAACTGGCAAGAAGACAAACGTATACTTGAAGAGAAGCCAGGCACCGCACAACTTCAGTACGGACGTGGTAACTACGAATACACCTATATTAATTCGTATAAGATTATAGGTAAAGTCGGTATAAAATATCGCGTAGAAGTTGAAGGTGGTCCGAAGAGCCTTCGAACTTACGAATTAACAGCTATGAGACTTGATCAGTTTATCGAAGAAGTATACGAATGGGAAACTAAAACAGCTGATTGGAAGACTAAGCGAGCTGAAGCGCATTACGCCGAGTATACTAAAAACCAAAATGCTTAATACATGCCTAGGATAATACACAGTATGATGCCGCCAGTGCTCTTCGAATCAATTCAAGAGCCTGGCAAGAAGTATCTGATCGTCGAGGGTAAGTGGGAGGAAGTTCCGATGGAGACTACCTATAAGGATCTACTCTGGTTTAGAAAGCATTACGGTCAGAAAAGAAACCCTGCTCTAGATATAGAGATGGATTTTGAAGTACCTGGATCAAAAGGAAAAGTATATGATGTTAGATACTCAAATGAGAAATGGTCTTGTAGTTGTGAAGCGTTTACCTTTGGAGGAGGACGATCACATTGTAAACATATTAAACAGGTATTGAAAGATATAGATGACGGTAAATATGCTGAGTAAAGCTATTTATATCAAAAGGAATGAAGAACATTTTCCTACTAGTACTATTTAGCTTCAGCTTATCAGCACAAGCACAGAACCGCGATTCAGTTTACGTGAAGAATAAAATCTTTGAAGTAGTTTACTCCGAAGTTTTAGAACAACCAAAATGGTTGATATACAGATCAACAAACAGACAGACTAAAGTTAATAGAGGTACGATGGACTTTCACACCGAGAGAGATATACATACATCAGACGGACAAGACTATTATAGTAATCCTTGGGATAAAGGACACCTAGCTCCCGCTGCTACCTTTTCGGATAGTATGGAGAACCTCTACCAGACCTTTTCTTATCTTAATAGTGCTCTACAGCAACAGGATTTGAATAGAGGAGAGTGGAGACTATTAGAACAGCAAGAAAGAATTTGGGATGATAGAGAGCCGCTTACGATCAAAATAATATTAGAGTTTAAATCTAATACAAGAGTACCAGCCGGTGCTACTATACCAACTGCTTTTCATAAACATATATTTTGGGAGATCTCTAAGAAGAAAGAGTGCTATTATTTCTTAAATGCTAAACCGACTAAGTCTTGGCAGCAATCTAAGAATCTTTTTTGTAGTTTTGTAAAATTTTAACACTATTTATAGACATGACAATTACTCAAGCAATTAGGACAGAAGCAGAAAAGTTTGGCAGTATCTTACAGGAGTATGAAAGAACAGACCGCGTAGGATTTATTACCCGTCATACAAATCAAGCACAAACTACATTCACTTGGGTCTGTGTTGTATTCTTTTACTTTAACGGTAATCTAGTACAGACTGTAGAAGCTACTGAACAGACTGTTAACGTTTCTCTTCTTCCTGATATATCTACTATAGATAGCGTTATGATCAATGTTATGTCTCGTTTTATAGACACAGATCGTATACATTTTAGTTTAGTACCATAATGGCAAGAAGAAAACCTAAACCCAAACCTATGAAAAGTAGGAAGTCTGGGTTAAAAAATGACAAGAGAATAAAAGCAAATCACGAAATTTTAAAACAATATATATGAAACAATACGTTAACGAAGCAGCTAGAATGCAACAATTAGCTGGAATCCGTTCTTTAAATGAGGAAAAAGAACCAATTAAATCTTTCTTTTTTGGATATGATCTAGATGCTATACAAGCAGTATCTGATTACATTAGATCTAAGTATAAAGTAGTAGGCCAGCACGAATGGGATGGTGGAGAAGGAGTTGATGCTGTAGAATGGGTTGAATATGGAGATGATACAATGGCTACTCTAGATATTCACAACCCAGCTATGCTACAGGATAAAGAATTCTTAAGTTTAGTAGCTGCTGCTGAAGGAGGTGAAGACGATATAGAAGAAGATCAAGCAGTAACAGACTATCCGGATACAGATGAGAAAGGAGTAGAAACAGCAATACCCGGAGACGAATCATCAGCTGTTCTAGATGAATATGAAGTAATCTATATGAGAGGTAATGATGGAAAATGTTACCGTGTAGATGACGAAGGAAATAGAGACCAAGTTGCTGATCATTATTGCAGACGTTAAAACAAACAAGAATGAAAAGCGAAATAAAAAGACTCCAGAAGCTAGCAGGTATAAACGAATCAAGAGAATGTTTCGAATGCTGGGATGATGCTGGCTCACCTTTAGATGGGCAGAGAACAGAGATCCCGGTAATGGAAGATGAAGCAGAGGTAGATGCTGAGATGATGGATTTTCTAGCTGAAGATAGCTTCCCTCGCTTAGAATTCGAAGAAGCAGTACTAGCGGCCCATAAAGCCGGACTAGATAAAGAAGAGCTCCATATTATAATTAACCAGACGATTTAGATTACCCCTTGCATGCCATATAAGAGCCGGCCTTAGTAGCCGGCTTTTTTATGAACCTTATAGAGTAGTTTATTAGAAGTTTATTTACTATATTTAGAATGAACAAACAAACTACAAGATGGCAACATTAGAGGTTACAGAAGAACAATTACGCCTTATTCAAAAAGCTTTAGACTTCTATTCAAGAGTAGGCATAGGACAGATGGACGTTATCAAAGATCACCCAACCTACGAAGGTGTGTTAAGAGAGAAGCTCAGACCTAAGAAGCCTATAGAGATTGGGGACAGAACAGAGCAAGGCGAAGTAGTTAAGGTGACTAAGAATAGGATACAGACCAAAGGATGGTGGGGAGCTAAAGAAGAACTTAGATGGTTTCCTAAAGATCAAGTTAAATTATCTATTGATTATGAAAAGTTTCATCTCATTCGTGATGCTGGTGTGAGAACATTATGCATGGGAAGGAATATGCTTCTCAGTGATATGATGAGTCACAACGCTTCTTACGGTATACACAATCCAAGTGTAGATGAATCATGCAGGGTGGCATTTGATATCATTCAAGTAATTAGACATGAGTTTTGGAAAAGAGATCCGAACAGAAGCGATATAACAGTTGATTCAAGCGTTCATTTATGGACTGCAGAATCAGATAATATAAAAGTAAAACTATAAAGTATGCCAATTTTTCAAAAGAAACAAGTTTTCGTAGAAGCAATTCAGTACACAGATCCAGAATCAGTCAAGCAGATTATAGAGATGAAAGGAGATGGATTAGGAATTAACAATTCAGAAGAAGGCCTGTATATTGCAACTCTAGAAGGAGTAATGAAAGCAGACAAAGGAGATTGGGTAATAAAAGGCGTTAAAGGTGAGATCTATCCTTGCAAGCCAGATATTTTTGAAATGACTTATGAACCCGTACACTACTAGTAAGCAGAAAGGGGGCGCCGATCTCGATCCCAAGACGGTGACGCGCGCGAGAAAAAATAGCGCCGGCCGCCCGGCTCTCGTTCCTAGCTTGAAAAAGTATAAAGTAGATCGATGAAAAAATATAGACCCGGTGGTGAAAGCTTATTAGAAATAGTACTATTGAAGATAGCCGAATGGATAGGTATCATAATTGCTCTTCCTTTAGCTATTCTATTTAATGTCTACGGATTATCGATAGTGGTAGGAGTGACATGGATTTTGATATCAGACGAGACCCAGGAGATGGAACCGGGCGAGATCGTAGGCAGGGTAGGGGCGGTAATCCTATTAGTAAAGCTAATACAGTTTATGATTAAGAAAATAACAAATAACAAATAATATGGCAAAAGGAATACTTGAATTCGATTTAAACGAACCCGATGACCGTCAGGGACATTTAAGAGCGGTTAAGGCATTGGATATCGTGCTAGCGTTATGGGATGTAGATCAGTATCTAAGATCGCAGACAAAGTATAACGAAGATCTAACCCAGGAAGCTTATGATGCTTTAGACCGAGCAAGAGAGGAGTTCTATCAGATATTAAATAAGCATGGGGTATCGATGGATGAATTATTGAGTTAAAAAACAAATAACTATGGCACAAACATTAGAAGAAATTAAACAACTAGCTGAAAGCATGTGGGAAGGATGTCATGGATGTAATGAGACAGACAAGCAGATGTGGATTAATGGATTTGTAACAGGGTATTTAACTTCTAAATCAGAATAAAATGACAGCAGTAGAATGGTTGATTGCAGAACTTCAAAGATTACCTCTTGAGCATAGATTAGAAAAAGCTCACTTGTTTTATCATGCCAAACAAATGGAGAAGGAGCAGATAATGGATGCTTATTGGAATGGCACAGTAGACATTGATAAAAAAGATGCTTTAATTGAAGCAGAAATTTTTTATAAAGAAACATATAACAAATAAACTATGGCACAACAAACAGCAGTAAATTGGTTGATAGACCAGATATCGAGTAAAGAGAATCAAGAAAAGTTAACAGGTAGAGAATGGCTAGAAGTAGTAGAGAGAGCAAAAGAGATGGAGAAAGAGCAGATAATAGAGGCACATAATAATGGCAAAAATATATTGCCACCAAATGAAAATGGAGAACAATACTACAACGAAACATATAATAAGACAGATACTTGTGAGTATTCGGGACTACCTTCTGTTGAATCTTATTCAAAAGAGGATCTAGATATATTGATAAAAGCGATAGAAGAACCTCCTCCCCCAAGTCAAGAACTAGTCAAGGCGGCTGCCAAGTATCAAGAAACCATATTAAGAAAAGAGGCCATAGATAGAATCCCAGATGAAGGCCTGTTTCCAAATTATACAGATGAAGATATATGGGTATCAGGATTCATAGAAGGAATACACTTTGAAAGAGAACGGCTATTTGATAATCAAAGAGGATGGAAAGAGATAGAAGAAGAATATATGGCAGATAACTATCCGGTATTCGGAGGACCGTTTACCGATGCTGAAGATGTATGGACGTGGCTGGATAGATACTATTCGGTCCCCATACCGAGAAACCCCTTCTAGACCCTATTAGATAAGGGAGATTTAAAGCAAAGTAGAATGTGTATAAAAGATATAGAGAAAATAAGACAGGGGAGATGAAAGGCTAATAAGGTAATAGAATATAGATTAGGATCTAGATTGTGTGTATAAAAATATAGAGAAATGTGTTGGGATAGGAAAGAAGATACTCCCCCGCGCGGGATAACTCCTTCAGAATCAATTAGTTAGCAAATATATATTTATTCCGGCTATATCGAATCGATTGATAATCAATGAGTTATAAATAAAGTTGCTAGTCTGAAAGAAAGTATCTACCTTTATGTATAGTCAATCAAATAATATGATAGAGATTTTAAAAGAGATGTTTCAGGAGGCCGGTCTGGCAATGGTAGTTTGTATAAGTATCTTGGTAGCGGCTAGGTTTATGAAGCCAGAAAAAGATGTAAGGCTTTAAAAATAAAGTTGCTAGTCTGAGAAATAGTTCCTATCTTTAGTTATATCAATCATCAATCATATGTCAGTAGTATCAATCAAGATCAAAGTAATCAATCAGCTCACCGATGTTATCGAAATCGATAATGGAGATGGGATCACAATCCAGGACTATAATGCTGATGTCATGGTTGCTAATGCTGAGGCGATGGCCGATATGATGCCTGACTGTCAGGTATCGATGTCAGCTTCTAATGGCGATTGTATCTACATTCCTTCTCGTAATATGATGAAGGATGAAAAAGAGCTCTCCTACGAGGCTTATACAGCTAAGTGGTACCCCGGTCTGGCCAGTGCTATTGAAAAGCTTGAGGAGCAGGATTGGGCCGAAAGAGATTCTATCTGCTTCTAAAATAAAGTTGCTAGTATGAAATAAAGTTCTTATCTTTATATAAATCAAATAAAAAAAATAAAAGTTATGTCTACACCTACACAGGAACAGAAAACAGCTAAGTTCAAATCATTGACCGTAATGTCTGCCGATCAGATCCGTGAAGCAGCACCTCAGGTCTACACCCAGGAGCCTTACGATAAGACTTCGAAGAAGTATACCTTCATCCCTACCTATCAGATCATCGAGGATATGAAGACCCTCGGTTGGGAGGTATGTGATGCTAAGGCAATGAAGTCTTCCGATCAAGTACAGACCAAGTATGGTAAACATCTGGTCAAGTTCTTTAACCCGTCCATCTTCATCCAAGATGCTAACGGTGGTATCGAGGCCTATCCTCAGATCGTTATCATGAACAACCACAGAGGTTGGGGTAAGTTTAAATTCGAGATCGGAGTATTCCGCCTTGTATGTTCAAACGGCCTTGTAGTTAAGGATAAAGATATGGGTTCATTTGTAATGCGTCACTTAGGTTATTCCTTTGATGAGCTTAAGAAGCTGGTTAACGATGCCGTGGCCGCTCTACCTCAAGTAACTCAGAAGATTAACGTCTTGTCTGAGAAGGTAATGACTGCTAAAGAGCAGACCGAGTTCGCTAAGCAAGCCTTGCAGACCCGTATGGGTGAAGAAAGAGAGTGTACCGATGATGAGGTACGTCAGATACTCCAGTCTACTCGTAAAGAGGATGATGGTAATACTCTCTGGAAAGTATTCAATCGTGTTCAAGAGCATCTCGTAGGAGGTGGCTTTGAGACTACAACCGCTAATGGCGGTGCACGTAAGGTGCGTAAGATTACTAATATGCTGAAAGACCTTGAGCTGAACCAGAAGCTCTGGGCATTAACTGAGCAGTTTGTTTGATTGATTGATAAATAGGAGGTCGCAGGGCCGGCATTTCGGGCCGGTCCCCCTCCACTTTCTTTCATCACTCTTTAACTAATCACTATGTCAAGAACAGAAACAATTAAGACCTTAAAAGAAGAACTAGTAGACCTTATTGCTCAACTCACTGATGAGATCTATGAGCTAGAACTATCTAAGTCCGAATCCGATCATTGGAATGATATCCAATATGGCCTCCAAGAGGAGCTTACTGAGCTAGATTACCTGATCGCCTCTATGGATGCTGCTGATGATAGAGATGTATACGATGAAGATGGTAACCTGGAGGATGGTGATACAAATGAACTCGATGGTTCGATCTGGTAAGAGTATGTAGTCAGAGATAAAGTCCTTACCTTATATAGATAAGACAATAGAAATCTTTTATTTATATTCACTAACAACAAAACCATTTAACATGGCATTCCAAAAATTGACACCGGTATTTAAACTGGTAAAGGTAGCTCAACGCCGTAAGCGTGGCGACATCGTTAACATCGCAAGCGAGTTGAACTATTCTGCATCGCATGTAAGCAATGTACTGGCTGGCCGTCGTTTCAACGACACTATCACCAATACTGCTTATCGTATGGCGTATCGCCGTGAGACACTAGCTACTAAGCTGGCCTCTATGAACGCCTAATATCCCTCACAGGAGCCGTGGGTTAGCGGGTGGTCATGTAGGAGTGGCCTGCCCGCACCCTACCCCCGGTCAAGAGCAGTCTGCTGTCAGTCTGACACCAACGTAATTACAGCCCATAGGCAGTACACTAGGAGCCCGAAGGGCTTGATAGCTCTGCAAGGAATTCTAAATCCTACCACTTAAGGGAATATATATTCCTATCTTACTTTTTATCAATCAGTTCACGTTACTTGCCTCGCAAGATTCCAAGAAAAAATTCTATTAAGTAAAATATATAAATATTTCAGTTATGTTCAAATCTACATTTAATAAAGGCTTTCAGATCAGTTTTGTCAATGGTTGGACTATATCCGTACAGTGGGGTACGAGTAACTATTGTGATAACCATTCTCTTAATAGAACCGATATCGATCCTCTTGATTGGATTAAACGTGATCCGATCTACTCTTGTCCTACGGCCGAAATAGCTATTTGGGATGGAGAGAATAATTGGTTTGAGTTTCCGGGCGGTGATACAGTTAAAGGCCATTGTCTACCCGAAGATGTAGCCTATTGGATAGATTTTGCTTCCAGGCAAGCAGATGGATCATTAGTAGAACCTAATTACAAGTAATCAATATGTTTGGTAAACTTTTTAACTTCCTATTATGGCTCGAAGAGTATCGTCTAATACTAATGGAGAGGTCGGGAAGGGGGAGTTTGTGATCTTTAGCCAATACGGGTTTTTTCTCGGTTTGGAGAAAGGCGGTCGACCGGTTTGGACTATGGACCAATCTCAAGCCAAGCCCTTTGATCATCCGGACAAGTTTTTAGGTCTCCAGCGTCTTTTACCCTCCGAAGAACTTTTAATCGAATACATATGATAAAGCTTTTATACCCGCTCCTCTTGGTGACCATCGCCCAGGTCATATCTTATCTTCAATTACAAGGGTCATCTAAATTTCCCATTCTAAAGGGGTCTTATTGGGTTCTAGCCATAGTTAGTATACCGATTGGCTTTTTACTTGTCAAGTATACTGAATTGATTAATGCCTACTTTGGAGCTACTTGGCAAGGGAGATTAATCGGACAAGGAGTGGGAGTGATTACGTTTTCGGTTATGTCTTGGATCATTTTCCGTGAACCGGTTACTGTAAAGACCGGTATCTGTATTACACTTTCCTTGATCATTATCTTGATTAACATATATTGGAAGTGATATCAATATATAAATAAAGTAGGCTATCTCGCGCGGGAAACCTTCTTCATGACGATCTGTAAAGAGTTTGGGGTTAGAAGCTAAGTTACTATCTTTAGTTAAATCAATGGTTATGCTAGTTGCAATTTTAGTTCTTGTTATTGTTGGTCTAGGAATTTATTCCTTTATGCAACATGGACAGATTCAAGATTTAAAGCTTGAGAATTCTATTCTTAAACAGTTATTGGATAGGTATGAAAGAAAGTAATATGTACAAGTACGTCTTCCTATTCTTTGCGTTGATGGTATTGATTAGTATCTTTGCAATAAAGTCCGATCTCTTTATTGTTACTTTTATAGTAACATCTCTAGCATATATAATTTCACTCCTGTTAAAGCAATTCTTAATCAACAAAAAATAAACGTTATGTCAAAAATTGAATTCATCAAAGAAACAAAGATCGAACAAACTTTATCCGGTATGCAAGAGCGTTCTATGTGGTATACTAAGAAGGATGGTAGATTTGTTCCCGATTCACTGAGCTATAATGAAAAGATAGCTAGAGAGACTTTCGATTGGATCAAAGCCGGTAAAAGCCTTGAACCAGTTATTGCCGTGGTTGAAACTTATGAAGATGAAAAAGTATAACTGGCCCTTCATCATTACCTGGGCTCTTATACTGACTCTAGGGTATTTCTTTTGGAGTTGGATTTTTAGGATGATGTTTAACCTCTTTCTCAACTAACAATGGTACAGTCGTTTTTAGTAGAAGCGGATTCATTACAGGAGCTAGATAGGCTCCTTGATGAGTTTTTAAAGGATAAAGAACCTCGTGATATTGTAGATACTAATTTAACAGTCTACATTTCACCCTATAATAACAATAGAACTACCTATACTGCTTTTATTACATACAACGGACGTCTAAAGGGAAGTAAGAAAGAGCCTGTTGAAATGGAAGGTGCTACTGTTACTGTTATACATGAAGAAAAGCCGGTAGTAAAAAAGAAGTTCATAAGTGAAAAGGTTAAAGCTGGACTAGCTAATAAGCATGTATGGATTTTTCTCTTTGTGTGGGCTTCTATATTCACCATTGGATATCTTATATACCGTTGGGTGTTTCCTAACTAATTGAAAATCAACGAGTTATGTCTAACTTATTGAGAATCAACGGGTTAGGAACTTTTTTTATCTTTTTTTAAGAAAAAGTTGCTCGTCTGAGATATTGTACGTATCTTTAGTTATATCAATCAATAATAGTTATGACAACAGATTACAAATTCACTTTCCAGACAGATGACGAGCTTTACGCCGCTCAAAGAACCGGTTACATTGATAGCTACGATATCGTTCGTATGCACCGTAAAGTAGGTAATGGTTCAATTGACCATCCTTGTAAGTCGCGTGAATCATATGAGAAATGCTTAGAGCTTTTTCAAAATGATATTATCGAGGTTTATCCTGATACTCACTCTTACGATATTTACGACTATCTCTAATCAATCAAAAATAAAAAAATAGGTTATGTTAAAAGTTGATGTCCTGGATATTAACAAAGAAGTTCTACACAACGGTGATGCTATTCTTAAGAATGGGGATACTAACAACTGTGCTGTAAATTCCCTCGCTGTTGCCTGTAATGTACCGTACGATCAAGCTCATGCTTATGCTCAGAAGAATTGGGGCCGGATTAACGGTAAAGGTACAAAGACTAAAGCAATCGTAAACGATTTTAAAGTCTCAACTCCTTTTGGTAAGATGACTGTTGAGGTTACTGTTATTCAAGAATATAAACAGCCTGGCGGTTGGATGCGGAAGCGTTGTATGAATGTGCAGACCTTTATCAAGAAGTATCCTTCCGGTACCTACTATGTGCTTGTTAGAGGTCATGCTTTAGTTGTTAAAGATGGTGTACTTATCGACAACAGTACTAGGCTTAAGCGTCGTGTTCATCAAGCTTGGAAAATTTCTTAATCAATCAAAAATAAAAGTTATGTCAGTTTACAAAGAGATGGGTCACTTAGTTAAAGAAATTAAAAGCAAATCAAAGCGCATATACAATGACGCTTGTGATTATGGAGTTCCTGTTTACAGTTTCAATGATCCTATTATGAAACAAATTTCTATAGTTTGCAAAGATCTTTACAATCTTAAACCAGAAACTGAGCGTTATAATACAGGCTTTACGCAGACATTCAAATTCAACGGAGGTTGGCCGGCAGTTTTAGAAGCCGGATTTGAAAAAGCAGAAATTGTGTATGTTTCTTGTCAAGATAAAAAGACTGGTATAATAGGATTTGTTTACGCGCATCCTTCTACTAGTAAAGTTGCTGAAAGACAGGCTATGTCTTACGATTATTAATCAAATAAAAATAAAAGTTATGTTAAACAAAGAACAATTCCTGAGCGCTACGCTCAATCAGATTTCTCAAGTCTATTTAGGTAAAGATCACCATTGCAGATGTGGTTGCGGAGGTGAGTATACGGCCACTTCATTCATGGAAGATCCTCGTTCTGATGTAAATGATTCGCTGGTAGCAAGGCGTCTTAAGCGAGCAAAGCGCTTAGTAGAATCAGGTGCTGTTGTTGAGTACGGTGGTACTTATGTCAATATTGAAACAGGGTACAATAAGGCGTTAACCTTCTATTTTGATGAAATTAAAAATTAAATATGCAAATCACATCAGTGCCGGTTCAAATACTACCCGGCTATCCTCACGAGATCTCGATCATTATACTCAACTAAAAAAAGAGCCCCGATATGGGGCTTTTCTATTATATGTAAATCATTGATTATCAACTAGTTATAACTCATTCATTCTCAAGTAGTTAGCCCCTTAATCTCCCCTATTTTCCCTTGGTTTCTCCAAGGGTTTTTTATTTCTATATATAGATATTGTTTTTTAGAGAGAACCGGGAGATGCAAGGGATATTAGGTCTGAGAATAGGTCTTATATCTGCTTAGCTACTTGTCTTCTTAACGACTTTATAATCTGGAGGACTTTATGAAGATCCGATCCGGGCTTCACTTTATCCATAAATTCTACAAGATCGTCTAGTTTTTCATGAACCTCTTTTGCAGTTATATCGTATTGAACATCCCAAGTTACTTTTCCGGTTTCCGGATTAATATCCTGTACAGTTGTTCTAGATCCTGTTCTAGGATCATACTCTTGCTTTCCTATCTCTATTCCGGATAAATCGGCGTAAGCAGCTTCATCTAATCTATCGACAAGCATCTCGAATAAATTTAGATTCGCTTCCTTCTTTACATCACCGGCAGCCGGATCTTTAAAGTTAACTTGTCCTTGTGCAATGTGTCCGAGCTTATCAGTAATCTTAGTTCCGCCTGCATCTGTTTGAGGCATGTCCTTACGTCCAGGAGCTCCAGGGACTGGTTTGTTCTTATTAATTAAGGATTGTAAGTTCTTATATATGTGATCAGCAATAGCTTTATTGTCTTTGTATCCGTTAGCTGCCCATACTCCCTTTGCTTTATCTGTTAACTTCTCATCTACTTTATCTGTTACTTGCTTCTCACTAACACCGTTGAGGATGTTAATACCTTTAGGATTAGAAGAAGGTACTTTACCGATATCAGCAGCGATAGCAGCATGTACAACTTTTAACATCTCGGTAGGTTTTAAATTACCTTGAAGGTCTATCGCTTCCATGCTAGCATTAGGATTAGCTGCATATACTTGACTCCATCTATGATGTCCATCGATTACATATTTACCTTGGTAAGTTACGATAGGACCTCCTACGTTAGCTTTTCCTTTTAATATGCTCTCTAAACTACCGTATTGATCGGTGATAATGTTTTCAATACTCTGGTCAAATCCTATCTCATTCTGAGTAGGTAGTAGACCTGTTACTTTTAATTGCTTAGTAGAGTACTTAACAACTTCATCTTTTGGGTCTGCATCAGTCTGTCCAGCTTTTAAAACAGCTTGAACTTTAGGATCAGAAGCTATGCTTTTAAACTTAGTTACAAAGTCCTCTACGCTAGTAGATTTAAAAGCTTGTTTTAATTGATCGGCTGCTTCTTGATCTGAACCAACTGCTTGCTGTTCTTCATCTCCTTCAGCCTCTAGTAACCTTTGTGATAGTAGTTTAATAAGTTTCATGTTAATTATAATTTACTTGCGACGAATGTTCCTAATTCAGTTCCTTTTATAGCTGTTAAAGCAGCTTCCGCAGCAGCCTGTCCGATTTGCGCTTTTTTAATTGCAGCAGCAAGTCCGATACCGGATGCAACGAATAATAAGAATACGATAGACTTGTGAATTGTTTCAGCTAATTCGCTAATCTTATCCTCAGGAGTGTCGGGCATCTTCTTTTTAAGAACCCACTTAATAGGTTTTAGAAACCACGAATGTACTTTATGAGCTGCATGAAGTACCTTCTCAGAGGCATTCTCTACTCCTTTAGATTTAGTTACTTTACCTATCAGCTTCATAAGGCTTCCTAATCCATCAATAACAGCTGGGATGGCAAATGCAACGCTTAAAGCTAGAACAACCGGACCTTCTTTTAACTGGTCTTCTTTTTTCTCAATTCCTTGAGCAATATCTTTAGCAATATCTTTTAAGCCGGATTCTAATTCAGCTTCTAGATTATCTTCTTCATTCAATACCTCTAGTACTTGATTTTTTATATACTCACGTAGTTGTAGGTTATGTACCATTATAAATCTTTATTAGCTAATTTTTTGAAATAAATATAAAGCCCAGCAAATAGGAGTGCACCTCCATAAAAAATCGCATCCGTAAGCCAGTAAGAACCTGTCCAGTTCATTACTAGTTTGAATAAGGCGTCGAACCCAAGAGGGTTTAGAAAGACTGCGATCATGAGGCAGACTGTTGAAGCGTTGCTTAAGAATCTGGATTTCGATTTCATTTAGTCGTTTATCATCAGAGTCCATAGAAAGGGGTTACGTTAATCCTACTCTTAGTTGCTTAAGAGTTTATATCCATTATAAATAGTTCATCTAAATTAAAAAATAAAAATTTAAAGAAAAGTTGGTTTGTTTTAGAAAACCATGTATATTTATTAATGTTGGTTAGGGTGTAAATATAGGGCCTGGGTTAGGAGTAACCTGGGCCCGCTTTTTGTTAAGAAGCTATGACTGAATTAGATGCATTAACATTAGAAATGGGTTTAGAAGAAGCTACGGAAGAGATCCTAAACCAGTACTTCTCTAGTATTACAGAATATATATTAGCTATATCTAGCACATTACAGAGTGCAGATGCTTCGGAATTTATTAGTTCTTTAGATGAAGAAACGAAGCGAATTATCTTAAACGAAACTTCCAAAATCGTTGATTTGTGTGTAGAATGGGAATTATGGGAATTGTATGATGAAGGTATTCTCATCTTAAGATCTCTCAGTTAAAATATTTTTTTTCTAGAAAGTTGTTTTTCTGCTAAAAAAACCTTAGCTTTTTGCTATAAGCATTTCTTCTTAAGAAAAGAAGGAAAGAAAGTAAGTAAGAAGAAAGATAAAAGAATGAAAGATGAAAGTAAGAGTATTTAAAATGGAAGGGTGTGGTTTCTGCGATGATACCATCAAGATTCTAAAGAAGAGTAAAATACCGTTTACTGCTATAGAAGTCTCCGACCCCGAGTACAGGGCTCAAATTCATAAATTAGAACAGTTTTTTGAAGATACAAGATATCCGAAGCTTATATTAGAAGTAGGGTATTCAAAATCTGTCTTTATAAATCCTCAAAAGGGGAAAAATGATAACCTTACTCAATTAGGAGATAATTACTTTGAGTATTATAACTCCGTTGACGAGATTATAGAAATAATTAAAAAACATAGAGATGAAATACAAACCTTTAGTTGATAAAAAGTTAGAACAGTTAGCGAATTTACAAGTTACTATTGATTCATTAACTACTATTAATGCGCCTAAGAATGAGATTAGAAATGTAATTAGTAGGGCTAAAGAACTTATTGCCGAAATACAATCCTTAATCAATAAAGAAAATTAATTTATGAGTTACGAATTATCCGCGGAGCAGATACAAGAGAATTGGTTCATATTTCAAGATAATATAGGTAAGTATATTACTGGAGAAAGGGGTGATAAGCTTATGGAGATGTATAAGAAGATGGAAGATCATATCGTTCTAGCTCCTGCTGCTATCACTAAATCTAACCATAACTGTATACCCGGTGGCTATGTTGATCACATCAATAGAGTAGTTGCTGCTGCTTTTCAATTAAAAGCTACTTGGGAAATTTTTGAAGCTAAGACAGATTTTACTGATGAAGAGTTAGCTTTTGTTTGTATTAACCATGACCTCGGTAAATTAGGTCTTCCAGAAACACCAGGTACTCACCCTAACGATAACGACTGGGAGATTCAAAAGCTAGGAAGGATGTATAAGTACAACACATCACTACCCTTCTCAACTGTTCCAGACAGGTCTCTCTTTATACTACAAGCTGAAGGTATAGTAATTTCTCAGAATGAATACCTAGGTATAAAGTTACATGACGGCTTGTACGATGAATCTAATAAACCTTATCTAATTTCTTATCAACCGGAATCTCGATTAAGAAGCTACCTTCCTATCCTAGTGCATCAAGCAGATATGTTAGCAGCTAGAGTAGAATGGGAACATGAATGGTACGGAAAGTTTAATAAAGCTAACTCCAAACCAGCTACCCCAAAACCAGCTGTAAAAACAAATAATCCTAAAGCATCTCAAACAGCTTTAAAACGCCTCGGATCAAACAATCCAGGTATTTTAAATGCATTAAAAAACTTATAAACTATGACAGTAAGTACACTTTTAAATATAGCCCTATGGTTTTTTACGATCATAGGGTATATTGTTTTTAACCTTTACCAAAAGAATATTAAACTCGAACGTATCGTAGAAGATCAAAATCAGCTCATAACGAATATGCAAGCTATCGTAGAACAATCTGATAAAATGCTATCAGAGATGGATAAGCGCGGTATCTTTAAGAGCGATGACGAGGTCGGAACGTTCTTTAATACAGTTATGGAGATACAGAAACTGTTAAACCAATTTTTTAGAAAATGAACCATGAACTTGTAGAGAATGAAGTAGAAGTACAATTAACAAAAGCAGGCACAGTCCGAAAACGAAAACCAAAACAATCCATACTCTATTTTACACAGGAAACCGAAGATGCTATTTTAGAGTATTTAGCTAGTTCAAATAGTATTCACAGGAATAAACTTTTTAACGAAAAGATTAATTATGCTTTTCATAAACTAGCAGAAAATATAATTCACACTTTTAAGTTCTATTATACAGAAGTTAATACGATAGATGAGCTTAAACATGAAGTAGTAGCAGTCTTACTAGAGAAGTTACATTTGTACGATCAATCAAAAGGTAAAGCTTACTCTTACTTTGGTACTATAGCAAAGAGGTATTTAATTAACTACAATAAACGTAACTATAAGAGAAAGAAAGAAAAAGCTCCTCTTGAAGATGTTGATGTAGATAAGACAATCTTGGCTGGTATAGTAAATAGTATAGATAAGGAACAGAATCTTGAAACAACTAGCGTACTTGATTTATTTGTTAAATACGTAGAGAGTAATCTTAGTTTATTCTTCCCTAAAGAGAGAGACGCTAAAGTAGCTGATGCTATATTAGAACTCTTCCGTAAAAGAGAAAACCTAGATATACTATCCAAAAAAGCCCTGTATATATACATCAGAGAGATTACAGACGCACCAACCCCGGTTGTAACTAGTATAATCAAGAGACTAAAGAAATTATATAAAGCTCTAAACAATAGATACTTAGAATACGGTTACAGTTCAGATATTTTTTAAGGCTCACTATTTATTTTAAAAGATCATGGACTTTAATCAAGAAGTTTTTAACGGTAAGACCTTCTCCTCGTTGCTAGAAGATATCTACAAAAACAGTAGAAATAAAGAAAAGCAGCTTAAGGATATGATCTTACAGTTAAAAGATATGATAAACGAACCTGGCGATGCTGTTCTAATCGTACCTCTATTACAAGGTTACATGGAAGTAGCTGTTAAGAATGATGAAGCTTTAATTAAGATGGCAGGCATCGTTCAAAAAGCTATGGCTAACGCTACCGAATCTCAAGAAGGAGGTCTACTTTCAGAAAGAGATAAGGAACTTATTTTTAGTGAAATTAAACAGCTAGAAGCTAAGTAATGCTGGAGAATAACCAAGAGGTAAACAGGGGTGTAAAATCCGGTAATAGCTCTTCTATAAAAGGAGTTATTATAGGTAGAGTTGATTCTGTTATTTTAGACGATCCTAAAAATCTAGGCCTTATAACCTACACTCCCCTATTCGGTAATTCTTCTGGAGATAATAAAGCTAGACCTTTAAATGTAAATTTTAAACAATTTCCCGTTGAAGATGAAATTGTGGCTATCATAACAGGTCCTAGTTATAACTTAAATGAATCTAGTACTGCTCAATCTAAATACTACTTTTCTCCTTTCGCTCTTTGGGTGAATACTCACCACAATAAGTTTCCTAATTTAATTACATACGGTAATAAAGCTAAAAAGACAACGCCGACTAGACGAGATATAGAACAAGGAATAAGCATACCTCAATCTAAAAGCGCAACTCGACCAACTGCAGACATTGCAGAGAAAGATTCTGTATTGTCACTTAAACCTTTCCTTGGAGATATCATAATGGAAAGTAGATGGGGAAGCTCTATTAGATTTGGAAGTACCAGCAAACCAGGAACAACTAATCCATGGAGTAAATCCGGTACAGAAGGAGATCCTATAACAATCATAACTAATGGGCATCCCTCTGGAAGTGGTGACCCTTTCATGCTTCTCGTCGAAGATGTAAATATGGATAAAAGCTCAATATGGCTTACAACAACTCAGGAAATTGAAATTCAAGATATTAAAGATAACTTTAGTTTAGAATCATTTTACACACAGCCTAATGTTAGTCAGGATACGTTATTAAGTATACCTGTACTACCTACTAGTTATAATACTATTTCAAGAAAAGAACAAGATAGAAGAAATAACCAATAACTATGGCAACAAGACCTTTAAATAGTATTAAAGAACTGGTTTCAACCTTAGTTAAGGATGATCAAAATAAGAACACTAGAGTTCAACAAACTCCTTACATACCTCAATTCCCTTACAAAGGAGAGCAGATTATACTAACCTCTGGTAGAGTAATAGTACACAGCAAAGGAGATTCTATTTTTTTATTCGGTAAGAATGCAATCGGGTTATCATCGCCTGGAGCAGTCAATATAGATAGTAAGACAGGTACGACTATAAATGCTCCGATTATTGAGCTCGGACTACAAGCCAAACCAGAAGGAGAGCCTGTGACTAAAGCAAACACCTTAGCAAAAGACCTGGGACTTCTTTTATCAAAATTAGCTGCAACAGCAGATGCATTATCTAATTTAAGTGATTCAAATTTTGCAGAAGCAGTAGTAGATGTAGTAAGTAAAGCTTCTAGCTTAAAAAGTACCTGCATTAACATAAGCGGTAGCCTTGATAATATAAAATCACAAGTATCTTACACTAAATAACCTAATGGCAGAAAATACACCAAATACTACACCAGCTGCCTTACCCCCCGGTAAGAGAACTATAACAGGAGTTATTTACGATAATAAAAGACAACCCCTATTAGGAGCATCTATTCTAGCTATTGATAAAAATCAAAAACCGACATCAGTAGGTACGACATCTGATAGCCAAGGTAAATTTACGCTTAATCTAAATACTGCTCAAGTCCCTGCTGAGTTCGTTTCTATAACGAACGTCTCCCTTAAACCAGCCCTAAAGCCAATTTCAACAACTACTGAAAAGACAGATTTAGGAGAGGTAATTCTAGAGCCACAGCCTGGAGAAGAAGGAGAAGTAATAATCCGAGCTGCTAGAAAAAATCCTGCAATCGCTAAAACTGCTATAACTCCTAACTTTACACCAAAACCACCTCCACCTATACCGCCGCCCGTACCGCCACCTTCTGCAAAGGGACTAGAGAAATTTGTTTTAACTTCTGCTAAGAAGATGGTATCCTATCAAGATAAGATTACTAGTTTTTTCGATAAGTTTATCTTAAAACCTCTTAAAGCTATCAATAAGATAGATATCTGTAATATCATAAATTACTACTTATCAAAAGTTACAACAGATAAAGTATTTAAAAATAATCCTAGAGCTTTAGAACAGCTGAAGAAAGCTCAATTAAAAGCTTCAAATCTAAACGAAGCTATTACAAAATATACTGCTTTCTCAACAATAAGTAACAACGCTAGAACTCAAGAAACCGTATCAACAACAGCACCTACAAACGCAGATCGTTCTGCTGAAAAAGAAAAACTACTTAACGTATTAACTGAATTAAGACGACTGGGGCCGGAAATAACTCAATCCGTAACACCGTTGTTATCCGTGATACCGGGAACAGGAAAGTTAAGAAGTACTTTAGAAGATTTGACCGGATACTTCGGCAAATATAGAACTATCGCCGATATACCTAATCAGGATATTCAAAAACTCGTTAACAAACTATACGACGTCCAAGGAATACTCGGAGCAATTTCTACCTTAAATTCAGCCCAAGGCCTAGTTAACCTACTACAGATACAAAAGCAAGTAGAACAGCTGCAAAAAACTCTAAACCCAGCTCAACTTATACCTGCTGTAAAATCCATACTAAAAGCAGTTAAGAGCTTAACCCAAGCTGGTCTTCAAATTTTAAAAATAATAACTTTTGCGAGAACCATTGTTAGATTAGTCACAACCTTAGTGAAGGTGTTAGATATAATCGTTAAGCTATTTCATACCCTACCTCTACCCAATATGTTCACTGTTTTTGGAATTAACTCTACCCTAGAAACAGTAAAGAATACAATCCAACGTCAAAAAGAGACAATTCTTAAAGTACTATCTCAAATAAACAGACTCTTAGTTTTAGTTTACGACTTCGTCTTATTTTTGCTAGAGAAGATAAATCTCGTTGAACAAGAGATAACAATCTTATTAGTAAAGCTAACTGCTTGCGAACAGCTAAAAGACAATCCAGTTATTAAAGAAGCACAAAGAGCTTTAGAAGATCTCAAAGATGTTAAACGAAAACTAGAGCAATTTGCTAACAACTATGCACAAGCTCAAGCAGACTTACTTAATAAGGTTAAGATACCTGGATACACTATCGGTATTGTCGAGGAAGAACTTGTAGATGAAGGTAAGACCTTAAAAAGACGAAGAGCAGTAGCATATGATGATAAAGGTGTTTTAGTATTAGAAGGTAATCTTAGCTTTGCTACCAACACAGTTGTATTAGTAGAAGAATTGAGATTACAGCTTGTAAGTCGAGGGCTTGTACAAGGTACAGATAATTCTCTAGGAATAGAGGATCAACAACTACTAGATAGTGTTGCTGGATCTTTAGATCTAACTCTTGAGGATGATAATGCTTTTGATGAAGACGGAGCTGCTGAAGATGTAGCGGAGACTCAAAAAGATCTTGATAATTTTATAACAGGTCTTAAGAACGGAGAGAAGTTGAAAAAGAAAGTAAGAAAGAGAGTACAGGATAGTGTGTCAAAGACAAAATCTCAAATACAGGATCAAGGTATAGCTGCAACAAGTTCTAATACTTCCGGAGTAAATGCTATTGAAAGAACCACTTCTAGCTCAATCGCAGAGACTACAACTGCGAAGTTGTTAACTAAAGCAGAACGTGCTAAATTAAAAGCTACTATAACAGCAGCTAAGTTCTCAAGAAACCCTCTTATCCAAAAAGAAGCTGAGAAAGCTAAGAAAAGATTAGCAGAAGATGATGCAGCAAGAGAACGCTTAGAAGGAGGGTAAATTTAAGTATCTCAAATATTTATAACATATGAACCAAAAGACTACATCTAAAAAACCGAATTCTTTAGAAGTTTTAAGAAAACTTATTAGAGAAGAAGTTAAAAATGCCGTTAGAGAAGAAATGGTACCCATATTACTAGAAGTAATAAAGAGCAAACCTTCCGGGCAAACCTCTTCTTTTCAGCAAACAGCCACACCGCTTAGTAACGGAATTGCAGCACCTGTAACACCGTCTGCAAATAGTGGTGCTTCTAGTATCCTCGAAGAAACAAGGCTTGAAATGATGAAAAATCTAAACATGCCAGAATCACAAGAGTATAGATCGATACTTAGCGCTAATACCGCTAATATGTCTATGTTCGGCGAAAGCAGTATAATACCTGCCCCAGAACCGGTAGGTAGCGTAGATGCTATGCTAAATACAGCCAGAAGAGGAAGTAAAGAAGAATCCGTAGAGATTACAACCGTCCCAGACTTTTCTCATCTAATGAAAAAAATGAATTTATAAAGTGGCTTATAGAGAACAAAATATAAACGTATTAGACCTACGAGCAAGCACAGGGGTAGGAGTGGCTATTCCATTCGTCTACCCTTCCGCTTTTAGAACAGTCTATACAACTCAAGAACAGCTACAATATAACCTCATAAACTACATATTAACCGAACCAGGCGAACGAGTGTTTGAACCTGAGTTCGGATTAGGACTTCGAAGAAAACTTTTCGATCAACAAACAGAAGTATTTAAGGAGAGTTTACAAGATCTAATTACTACGGGAATTGAAAATTATTTTCCACAAGTAGAAATAACAGACTTAAAAATACTTCCTTCACCTGATACAAATACGGTAAATGTTACGTTAAGCTATAAAGTTTTGAATACAAATCAAGAAGATCAAATTACTATAAACTTGCAGAATGGCTAACGTAGATATAAAATATCTTAATAAAGACTACACCGATTTTAAAGCAGCTTTAATCGAGTATGCTAAAGCGTACTACCCTACAGTCTATAACGACTTTACAACTGCTTCACCTGGTAGTATGTTTATTGAAATGGCTTCTTATGTAGGTGATGTACTCTCCTTTTATTTGGATAATCAGATACAGGAAACATTCCTACAGTATGCAAAACAACCATCTAACGTATACGCCTTAGCTTACATGCTAGGATATAAACCAAAATTAACCTCAGCAGCAACCGTTGATCTAGATGTATATCAACTTCTACCATCTAAAGAAAACTCACCAGGTTCCGGAGTATATGTCCCCGATTACGACTACAGTCTAACAATCGAAGATGGAATGCAGATAAACGGTAATACAGGTCTCACCACTAATTTCTACGTACCACAGTCAATTAACTTTACCGTATCAAGCTCAACATCTCCTACAGAGGTTACAGTATATTCAACAGACGGATTCGGTAACCCTCAATACTACCTTCTCAAAAAGACTACTCAAGCTTTATCCGGTACACTTAAGACTGCTACTTTTACATTCACAGAACCCGTTAAGTTTTCAACAGTAACGATTACAGACTCTGACGTAATACAGGTGATAAGCGTAGTAGATAGTGATAATAACACATGGTATGAAGTCCCTTATTTAGCCCAAGATACGATTTTAGAATCTGTCGCTAACTTAGAAGGAGCTGTTCCAGAGTATAGAAACGATACAGAACAAGTACCGTACTTCTTACAAGTAAGAAAAGTACCCAGACGTTTTGTAAGTAGAATAACAACAGATAGTAAAGTCGAATTACAATTCGGACCAGGTATAAACTTAGTAGCTGATGAAGCAGTAATACCTAATCCTAATAAAGCAGGAATAGGACTTTTAGACGGCTTAACAAAACTAAATACAGCTTACGACCCTACAAATTTTACAACAACCTACACTTACGGACTTGCTCCCTCTAATACAACTTTAACCGTTACCTACCTAGTAGGAGGCGGCGCATCAGCAAATGTTCCTGCTAATTCTTTGAATAGCATAACTACCTTAAACTCTAACTTCTATGTCGGAGTACCGACAGATAATAATCTAGCACAGATCATTCAGAACTCAGTTAGTGTTAATAACCCTCTACCTGCAGCAGGAGGTGGAGACGGTGATACCGTTGAAGAAATAAAACTAAACACACTACTACAGTATCCAACTCAGCTACGCGCTGTTACTCAGCAAGACTATATTGCTCATGCCTATAGTATGCCTTCTCAATTCGGTAAAATAGCTAAAGCCTATATTACAAAAGACAGTGCAGTATTTAAAAACATACTACAAGAACAACCCGGAGTTATAGATCCATATACTGCTACAATCTACGTATTAGGATACGACGCAGATGGAAATTTAGATCAACCGCTTTTAAGCTTAAAAGAAAATCTTAAAACCTATCTGACTCAGTATAGAATGCTTACAGATACGATTTATATACGAGATGCCTTTATAGTCAATATCGGTGTAAACTTTGAGGTAGTTTTAAGACCTAACTACGCAGGACGTGAAGTTATCGCAGAAGCAATTACTAAACTAAAAGCTTACTTCGATATTCAGAGATGGGAAATAAATCAACCCTTAATACTTTCTGATATTTATAACGTTATAGACCAGGTACAGGGAGTACAAACAGTCCGTAATGTAGAGATTGTGAATAAGTACGAAGGAGATTACTCTCCATATGCTTACGATATTTCATCAGCTACTTTAAACGGAGTTGTATACCCTTCTTTAGATCCCTCTATCTTCGAAGTCAAATTCCCAGATAGAGATATAAAAGGTAAAGTTGTAACTTTTTAAAATAATATATAACTTAATCCAATGGCGGTATATAAAATATTTCCAAATAAAGATGCAACACTATATTCAAGAACACCTTTAAAAAATACAGGTAGGGATGAAGTATTGGAAGTATCTGTAAAAAACTCTCAAGACTACTTGAGATATACCGGTAAAGTACCAATAGAAACTTCCCCCTATTATAATTATGATTTCGCATACAACGAATATTATAATACAACATTACCTACTCCTTACGAAGACATCAGTAGATCATTAATATCCTTCTCATCAGGAGATATTTCAGTACTAAAAAACCTCAACAGTAGTTCATTTCAAGCTAACTTGAGGATGTATCTAGCTTTTGCTCAAAATTTATCTGAAGATTATAGCCTAGAATGTTACCCTGTAACTCAAAGCTGGGATATGGGAACAGGTAAGTTTGCAGACTACCCTTACAACACTACAGGTACTTCGTGGATTTATACAGGTCAAGTTAATAACAGTCCTAGATGGACAGCCTCTCTTGGAGATATGTCATACCTCTTTATTACAGGCGGCGGTTCTTGGAATGACAACTACTTGACAACACAGTCTTTTAGCTACACTAGCAACAAGGATGTTAATTTAGATGTTACTGATATAGTAGATCAATGGTTTTCCGGATCTGTCAATTACGGACTTATCGTTAAACATTCCGGTTCTATAGAATTGAACACCGGATCTTTTATAGATCTTAAGTTTTTCTCTATGGATACCCATACAATCTACCCACCATGTATAGAGTTTAAATGGGATGATTCTCACTATAATCTAAGCCCTTCTAATACCAGATATGTTATAACTAATGACTTTGTTCTTCTATGTGAAAACAACGTAGGAAAATACAAAGAAGGATCAATATACTCTTTCAGACTTAAAGCAAGAGATAAGTACCCTACACGACAATTCACAACCTCTTCAGTGTATTTAAACTGGAAGTACTTACCGGAAAAAACATACTGGGCTATTCAAGACTATAAGACTGAAGAGATGGTTATAGACTTTGATACAGAGTATACAAAGGTAAGTGCTGACTACTACGGCAACTATTTTAACCTATATGCAAATGGACTACAACCGGAGAGATTCTATAAGATATTAATTAAGGCTAGAATCTATTATACATCTTTCGGACCTCTTTCCTTATTTGATAGTGAAGATGCGATATATGATGCACTAAATACCTATACTGACGTTGAATTAGACGAGCTACCGTATCAGGAGGTTATAGTTGATAACGACTTAGTTTTTAAAATTGAAAGATAATGAGCGAAAAAGTCGAATTAATTAGGCAAGTATTAGGTGCGAGTACCTACCCTAAAGTAGTAGATACTCAATTCACACAACTAATAAAGCCTTCCGCTCCAGTGGAGGAAGAAGTAACAGTGGAGAAATTCTTTCAACTTTATGAACAGCTATTTTTTCAAATACCAGTTACCGGAGAAATTAATTCGCATGAATACCTAGTAAAGACTAGCGGTGAATATATTGGCGGAGATATAATTAGCGACAACGAAAGAGCGTTGTTAGAAGAGATTAACACTCTTAAACAACAGCTTCTTGAATCGAATCAAACTTTAGTAGATATAAGTAAACTGACATAATGAGCGAAAAGATTACGATAAATTCCATAGATAACCCACAGGAGTTCCAAGAGTATAGCTCAAAAGATTTGAACCTAATACAGCAGTTCAAAGTAAGTACTCAGTTTGGTAATCCTGAAGATTATATTGAATATCACATCTATGATTTAAACAATAAACTAATCTTTAGCAACCTTAACAGTTTAGACTATAAACCAGACCCTTCCGGCAACAACCCAGCTCAAGATACTACCTTTACTTTAGATTTAGATCCTAAAAGAGATCTCTCTAATGCAGGTATAACTCGTGGTACCGCTACGGTAACCTATAACTTCTTTACAACCATACTAGGAAGTAATCAAGCTAGTCCATACTGGATAAAAGAAATTTCAACAGATAGAACCGAGCTTAAAGTAAGTAGTCAAAATTTAGGTTCTGAGGAGATACTTAATCTATTTGCTGATTATCAAATAAAGACATCAACAAGAGCTTACTTTTCTGATTTTCTATTAAATTTTGGAAATAATATAACTCTAATAGGAGTTAATCTCGCAGCAGCAGTAGATACTGATGATGATGTTGTACTATATGTAAAACTCTACGAACCTCTACCGTTTGCCTTAGAAGATAAAAGCACTTTCTGGTTTGTAGAGAAATTGAGTGAGCCTGCAAGCTTTGCAGTTAACATACAAGTTTTTGAAGAAGCTGCACCAGATACAACATTAAGGCTAAGAGGTCCGAACCTCTCAGTAGCTGTAAACGAAAGAATCAATCAAACCGTTCAAGAATATTCGTATGAAACTTTATTCTCTGCTCCGATATCTTCTTCCTACCAGCAAATAAAAAGTTTATTAGAAGAAAAAGGTGTAGAGATAAATGTAGACTATTCTCAATTTGAAAATTTTGCTCATTTTTCTTCTGTAACTGAGAGACTTTATAATTTTAAATACAAGCTACAGCTTATTGAAAGCTATTCAGCAGATCTCTATAATTTAGACAATAACGTAGTAGCAACCGCTAATACGGCTATATTAGGAAGTACTAAAGAAGTAATACAGTCTAAGATAAATAACATAATCGAGAAGTTCGACGGCTATGAATATTACCTTTACTATGAATCCGGATCAACAACCTGGCCTAAATATACTTCTGAAAAAATATACGAACTATACTCTGTTACAAGCTCACAAGCAATTAATTGGCTAGGAGCTCCAAGCAACAGTCCGACAGCTACTTCACTATCTATACTCTACAGTGCTTCAAGGTATGATAATGAGAATAAAGATTTATTCTTAAATACAATACCTACATACCTCAGAGATGATTCCGATAACCTACCTTATGAGACGTTCCTAGATATGGTAGGCCAACATTTTGACAATATCTGGATATACTTAAAAGATGTAACGCAGAAGTTTAATGCAAACAACAGCTTAACTCGAGGTATATCGAAAGACCTGATAGCTAACACCCTTAAAGGTTTAGGAATAAACCTATACACCAACACCAACATTTCAGATAACGTCTACTATTCTATTTTAGGATTTAACGCAGACGGTTCTCTACTACCGCCCACAGGATCTGAAGTAATACAATACTACGTTACATCTTCAGAAAGCACTATGGCAGCAGAGGATATAACGCTAGAGTATTATAAAAGAATCTACCATAACCTTCCTTATCTCTTAAAAACCAAAGGAACAGAACGAGGCCTACGCGCACTTATCAACTGCTACGGTCTTCCAGATACTATTTTAAGAATTAACGAATACGGAGGTGTAATAAAAAATAGTATATACAGTGGTTATAAAGAAAATAGATTTAGCCTTGCTTACAGTAACGACTTTACAAGTAGTATAGCATTTCCCTGGGCTCCTTCTTACTATACTTTCTTAAAAACAGGTAATGCAAATATTGTACCTGATGCAATAGAGTTTAGGTTTAAAACAAAAGGAGTACCTGAAGCAGGATATTATGAGCAATCCTTATTTCAAGTAGGAAGCGATGCTAACTTACAGTTCGGATTAGGATTACATTACGACCCATCTACAACAGTTCCTAAAGCAACTGTAACAAGCTCTTATGAAAACTACGGCTATCTAACATTCTATCTAAACGGAGGAAGCGGAGTACTAGAAACTACTCCAATCTACTTACCGTTCTTTGATAACGAAAAATGGTGGACTGTTCTTCTACAACGCGAAACCGGTAGTATAGCTGCTACACCTTCCGCTAACAACAAGTATACCGTCTATGTTAAAAATGCATATTTTAACGAAGAAGGAATTAGCAGAGTCGGCTTTCAAGGCTCTGCCAGTATTAGTATAAATGGAGCATCTCAAACAAGCTATAATACTTCTTGGAATTCCTTTAATGCTTCTAAAGCAACATCTTTTGTGGCTTACTTAGGAGGTGCAAATAATAACAGCGTTATATCTCCTAACGATCGAAACTTTAACGGATATTTTCAAGAATTTAGATACTGGACATCACCTATTCCGGAAAGTGTATTTGACCGCCACGTACTCAATTCTGCAGACTACTCTTTAGACTACGCAACTGGATCTCTATTTAATCTTATTTTTAGAGCTCCTTTAGGAAACAACCTAACAGTACCGTACCTAGACGAAAACAATAATGAACTAAATGCTAAAGACTATGACCTATACCTCCTCGACGTTAGCACAATAGATCCTAACGCAGTTGTAGATACAATACACCCCGCAGTATCCGGTACTTTTTATATACCTGAAACAGGACAGACGGTAGTAGACATAAAATCCTTTTTTAACGGGCCATTATACGGCTACGGTTTATTCTCTGCCGATAATTATAGAAATTTTATACCTCAAGAATTTACAGATCTTATTACAAGCCCTACTGTAGGAATTTCTCAAAAGGTAAACAATAAAGTTATAATTGAAGAAACTATTACTGGAAGTTATGCAGTTGAGAGATTACTTGATACAGCCGTAACACTCCAGAGATTTGATACTGATAGAGTGATATCTAGCCCACAGCTAGAAGTAGCTTTCTCTCCTACGGATCTCATCGATGAAGATATTATAGATCAACTAGGTAAGTTTGATATAGATGAATATATTGGAAAGCCTACAGACAGGTATACGATTCGTTATCGAGATTTAGATAATTTACAGAAATTATACTTTGAGAAATATTTAAAAAGTTTTAACTTTTTTGATTTTGTTAGATTACTTAAGTATATTGACAATTCACTCTTTAAGATGATAAAGGATTTTACTCCTGCTAGAGCTAATCTATCAACAGGGGTAGTCATAAAGCCTCACATATTAGAGAGACCTAAATATCCTCGTCACGAACCGGACCTTATTCGATACGAATATACCGGCTCTATTGATACAGCTTTTATAACAGCTAGCGTACCGCAAGGTGTAGAGTATGAAACGGCTTACAGTATGTCTATAATGACTCCTAGCGGTTCTACAACTAAGTACCAACCTAATCACTTAGCTCAATTTACAGGAGAGTACCAAGGCTCTAGTTTTGAAGCTATGCCTCATAATTCACCGATTGTTTTTGAACAAACAGAAGTGTCTAACGTAGTTCCTATAAACACCGAAAGCCTATCTGTAAATAGAGAAAGCTGGTATTACGTAACATATTCATTAGATCCTCTTTTCAATAATGTAACCGAAAGTAGACGCTCTACACAGTTCTACGATCTAGACTACACTTATAACCAAGTACTTCCTGTTAACTACGGATTAGTAACACAGTCCATGTACGAAGTATCTATTGATAATCCTCAATACGGTAGTCCTTATGTTCCTTGGGCACAGATACAAGATTCAAATTACGAATCAAAAGTATATACTATTCCTAGATACGAAGGATCTAAAACTATCAGTAGACTATACAGTACTTACTCTGTAGGAGATTCTTCATATGGAAAAACCGCAGCGATTGACAAGATTAGAAATCAATACGCCTATCTAGTAGATATATACACAGCATCCTTAACACTTCCCTCTAGAAGTAATGCACAAATAAAATATCTTCTAGATAACACCGAAAATGTATTAGATCTAACTAAAGAAAATAATAATATTTTTGAGGTACAAAACTTATATAAAGGAGGAGAGACTGTAAATATCTCACTATTCGACTACACAGACCAGTCAACCACGGTACTATCAAATAAGCAAATACAACTCTACGAAGGAGGTTATAGGTACCTGCCCATATTACATAATATAGCCGGCACTGCTACAGCTTTTAGCTGGAGTTATTCTCAACCTCAACGTACAGTAACACTAATACCCGGACAAGGAGGAGGAGGTACGCCTGTAGACTGTACAACGGAGGGTAACTACGCAAGATGGTCAAATCCTGCAAACTATATAGCAAACTATACAACACAGACCATACCTAACGTAGGTAAAGTTTTAATTATACAAAACGTACAATACATAGGTCCTGGCGGAGCTGCTGACCTACCAACAACCTGTGCTTTATCAGTATACGTTAGAATACAGCATAGATGGCTAAATAGCTATATGTGTTACTCTTACTTAGATCTAGACGCGTACTCAACATACGGTCCATTTACCTTCCTAGGAAGTACTACCTCAACTACGCAAAATATACAAATATTTACCGAGTGTGATTGTTTCCAATGTTCACCAAGTACCGCCGGAGGCTATATACAGTTCTTCGCCGCCGGTATATCAGCTGGATACCCGTTAGGTGATTCAGTAAACGTCAACAATGCTTCCGGAGCGCCGGTGGTAGTAGCTTATAGAGGCTACTGTGATTCTAGCGTAACAAGCCACACTCTACCGGTTGGACGTACTACAATATGTTTACATCCGCTACAATCTATACCATCAAACGGAGGCGGAGTGACTTATACAGCAGCAGGTACCTGTAATAGTTGCGGAGATATACCACCTATTGAGTTTGTCACCTACGAAAGTACCGGTAGAGACCTTCAAGTATGTCTAAACTATCCCGGTACATCACCTGAGCAACCCTCATATTCGAACAGACTAATAGAATTTTCAGAATTTATTTCAAATACCCTATATAACGGGATAGAAATACTATTTAACGACTCAAGTGACCCGGCTACATCAACTTCCCCTATTGAACCAGTAGAACTACCGTTCACTCTAGCTCCCGGTGATGCTATACACTTCTATAGTTCTTCACTAGGATGGTCAGAGCAAGAAGAATATAGAATAGTAACAACCTTCTTCTCAGGTTCCGTAGGAGGCAACATAACAAATCAAAGATTCTATGCTGTATTAGATAGATCGATTAACCGCAACATCTTAACAACTCAGCCAACCGCGACTACAGATGGTACAATATGCAAGTATATTATCGCTAAACATATACCGGATGAGACAAATCTTATATTAAGATACAATCCAATTAATCCGGCTCTCGTAGAAAATGGAGTAGTTTACCCGCAGTATATACAAGAAGCTGTTAGGAAAAATGCAGGAAATGTGATAAAATCTTTAAAAAGTCAAGGACTCATTTAATTAAAATCCTTATATTTAATATTTATAATAGTCAAACTACATAAAAAATGGGATATCTAAATAACACGTCTGTAATATTAGACGCTATCTTAACAAAGAAAGGACGCCAGCTTCTAGCTAGAAATGACGGATCTTTCCGTATTACACAGTTTGCTTTGTCTGATGATGAAATAGACTATACTTTATATAACCCATCTCATCCGTCCGGATCTGCTTACTACGGTGAAGCAATTGAGAATATGCCCGTAATTGAAGCCTTTCCTGATGATCAACAGATTATGAAGTACAAACTCATAACTCTACCCAGAGGTACTTCAAAACTCCCGGTACTAGATATCGGTTATAGTAGTATAAGCTTAAGACAAGGTGCTTCATTATCTATAACTCCACAGACCTTAAATTATCTAGGAGCTACTTCTACTTTTGAGCAATCTGGTTACATAGCAACAATTAACGATGTTAGAGTTTTAAGTAGCTTTAACGGAACTGGAATTAATACAGCAGAAGCACAAGCTCTAAACTCAACAACAACAGTAGGTACCAACGTAGGAAAGACAGTTGTTGGTGCTACTATAAACCTAACCGCAACAACAGTTAACACCCTATTCGGATCACAGCCGTCACTAACTACCTTGTTAGTTATAGAAGGACGTGATTCTGGAGCAAGAGTATCTGTTCCGGTTACTATTCTAAAAACGAATATTTAAAGTAATATAACCATATGAGCTACGCTAGATTACAGCCTACTGATTTCGTAATAAGTACGGATTCAATAACAGTGCCGACATGGACAGGAAATGAGCCTGTACTAACTTCTTACTACACCTCTTCAGTATACTCTCCTGCTCCTGAATTTTACCTAGATGTATATCAAGCAAACCCAAACTCTGCGGATGCAGAAGTTCAGTTTAGTGTAGCATACGGACACATCTCAGGCTCAGGTTCAACATACTACAATGATTTAGTACCTGGAGTATCTCCTACTAAGACAGTGTACGGTCAATACAGAACCTTGGTATTTGGAGATGAAAACACAGGTTTTAGTTTCGGACTAGGCTCAACTTCACAGACTTGCGGCTTAAGTACAACCTCACCCATTAACTCACCAGATATTTACGTCATAAACGTAGAGAGAACTAGATACAAAGAACATCTACTTCCCGGTAGCTTTAACCTGCAATTAAAAGATAACTCAGGAAATGTTCTAAAACTATCAGATAATAGTAAGACAGTTTCTGTTAATACTTACCTAGATTGTGGTAGAGCATTTGATATCGTAAGCGGTTCTTACGGTACTCCGACAACTTCAACAGTCGGTGCTGGTATCGTAGCAGGATATACAGCATCCGGCTCTTACGGGTATTTTCTCCCAGATATTGGAACCATAGTCCTAAATCCTAGAGCCCTAGCATTAACTTTTGCAAACGGCGGTATTTCTGCTACTCCAAACCAGGGAGCCGATGTTGCAGCATATAACTATCAATTAGTATATAATGCAGTTAGTAGCTCAGGATATTTTCAAATGAACAGCGAAGAGACAATTGCTTCAGATTATATATTTGTTAGAGTAGGAAACCAGGATTTTAACTACACCACTAACCCTTCGATGATAAGCGGGAGCGGGGATTTCGTCTACCCTAATTTTGTGAATAGTCCACAGACCTATGTGACGACTATCGGCTTATACAATGATAATAACGAGCTTCTAGCTGTAGCAAAAACATCTAAGCCTCTAGTTAAGGACTTCACAAAAGAAGCACTGTTTAGAGTTAAGTTAGATTGGTAATTAAATTTAAAACTAAAATGAAGAATGAGTTCTGCATTCAAGACACTATCGATTTCAGATCTAGCTGTAATTCCATACAGGGCATTAAATTACCTGGAGTACACAGACTGTTCTTTCTACGATGCAGGAATACAAGTCTTCAAAGGTGTTAATACAGCACAATCTATAACCGGCTCTTTCCCTGAAGAAGGATTATATTACTCTTCTATTAGGAATCTCTTCTATAGAGCAGCTCAATCAGCTTCTTTTACATCTGCGTCTGCTTATAACGATAGCCTACAATCAACAGCAGTACCTGGTTCTTATCAAGCTGATATAAGGAATCTTCCTACTTCTAGTATAAAGATAGTATCTGTACCTCAAGAAATTTATGGAGAAGCAATTCACCCTAAAACATTTAGATTAGGAAGTACTACTAGCGCTTTTTTAATTGTAGATGACGGAAATGGTAATCTAGTAGATGTTGCAGACTGCGCAGTCGGAACCTTCAATACAAATGACTATACAGATGAAATACTGTACAATTCAGATTTCCTCTATAGATGTATAGAATCAGGAAGTTTAGTAGGTAATATACTATACCCCCAGGGATTAATTGTAATAACTAATCCAGACTACAGCTGCCTCTTTGATTCAGGACCTAATACATCTGATGTATTTGAAGTCTTCTTAACCACCGATGATCCTAAAATTATACAGCCGCTAATAACGACAACTGCTGATTGTAGTGCAGTCGATGTAGCAAGTTTACAGTTACAGCCTATACCTGGAAACCTTTTCCCTGACTATACGGTAATATCAGGACAAGTAGAGTTAGACAATGCAGATCCTTTATCAAGTACAGAAGGTGTATATTCGATAAATTACAGCGTTACAAGCTCTGCTTGTGCCCCTAGTAACGTATCTACTATTATAGTAAGTATTATTAATTGTGAAATTATAGGCGGAACAGTGACTATTCAGCCATCACCTACACCGACAATGACGCCTCCTGCAACACTTACTCCAACCCCAACCGTCACATTAACACCATCTATAACACCTACTATAACAGCAACACCACCAACAACTCCTTCGGTAACGCCTACTAATACACTAACACCGTCTATAACACCTACCAATACCGTAACACCTACCAACACGCCAACTCCTACGGTTACGAAATCACAAACACCTACTCCTACCCCAACCGTTACTCCTGTTAATATGCTATACATGACACTATGTCTGTACTATGAGAATACAGGAGCAAATCAATCTACAGTTTACTACAGACTGCAGACAGTAGGTGATATTATCGGAGGATATCCACCTAACACAAACGTTACTGTAACATTTAGCGCTTACCTAAATACAACCTCAGGATTCCCAGTATTACTGAGCAACCAATCTGTTACATTACAGTCAGGACAGTATACAGGCGGTACGTCTGCAACAAACCTAAATTACAACTTGAATGGAGTTAATTCAATATTTAGCGTATCAGTATCTCCTGCAAATAACGGAAATCAAATTTTTGCTGTAGGAGCTTATTGTACTAACACTAACTGTACAGGATGTTAAGAGTATCACCATATAAAATGCTGAAAGGAAAATGGCAAGTTACTCAATACAGATAACAGGAGGTGGAGCACAAGGACCTTTTAACATATATTACGATACTGTTTCTTCCCTAACTCAAGTTGCAGCTAATATATTTTTAGTAGATTTTCCTTACATAGTCAATCTACCCTCTACAGCAACTCTAATTATATTAGAAAATATACAACCAGGCTGTAACAACATAGTTATAGAACCGATTCCAGGCATTGGACAGCCAACTCCTACTCCTACTCCTACAAACACTATAACACCTTCTATCACTCCTACGAACACTATTACTCCTAGCATTACACCGAGTAATTCCCCTACACCTACATTCACTCCTAGTAACTCACCAACACCTACATTCACTCCTAGTAACTCACCAACACCCAGCATCACAGCAACCCAAACCCCTACCCAAACTCCAACCAGAACTCCCGAGCCAACCTCGTCTCCTACCCAAACTCCTACCCAAACACCATTTCAAACCCCATCACCTACTACTACAACTACAAACACCCCCACCGCCACCTCTACGGAGACGCCTACACAGACTCCAACTAACACAATAACACCTACTAATACTCCGACCGTAACTATAACCCCAAACACACCTACTCCTACTCCTACAACAACATCTACAAGAACACCGCAGCCGACTGAATCCCCTACACCTACATTGAGTGGAACTCCTGTTAATAGTAATACCCCCACTCCCACTACTACAAGTACTCCTACACAAACTCCTACAAGTACCGAAACCCCTACCCAAACTCCTACAAGTACCGAAACTCCTACGCCAACGGTTACAATATCTGTAACACCTACAAGGACACCTACTAATACACCTACAAATACTATAACTCCTACCGAAACACCTACTAATACTCCTACCAGTACAGTAACTCCGACTAACACAGAAACCCCTACCCAAACTCCTACAAGTACCGAAACCCCTACTCAAACCCCAACTAACACAACAACTCCTACCTTAACTAACACCCAAACCCCAACACAAACTCCAACTAACACAACCACTGCTACTCAAACCCCAACTAACACAATAACTCCTACCCAGACTCCAACCAACACAGTTACACCTACTGAAACGAGAACTCCACAACCCACAAGGACAGTAACGCCAACATCTACAGAAACTTCTACACCCACTACAACACCTACGACTACACTGACTCCTACACGAACTCCACAACCTACAAGAACATCAACACCTACACCAACAGATCTAGCTATTATAGGAACACTAAACTGCGGTGATACTTTACAAGGAACAGCACCCCCTTACACTGCAAAGTATACAATTAATATTGGCGCAGTTACGGGTACTGTAGGCATAGACTATATAACAAACTTCATACCGGATAGGTTTACTCTAATATGGGACGGCAACACTTACACAAGTGGCTATGTAGGAGATTGCTTTAATACAAGCTGTGCTGCATACGCTACATGCCTATCAGGAGATCCAGTGATCGCAGCAGGAACCGGCACTTTATCGTTCAGTAAGACAGCCGCATTTCCTACAACAGCTACTTTAATTATAGATGCTCCTTGCGGGGGAGAGTATACGGTATCGGTTAACTGTTCTTTAGCAGCAACCTCTACCCCCACCCCAACACCTACGTACACACCTACAAATACCCCCACTCCCACAATTACACCAACCTACACACCTACAACTACTCAAACTCCAACTAATACTGCAACTTCAACACAAACACCTACTGAAACTGCAACTCAAACTCCTACACAGACCCCTACCGAAACTGCAACTCAAACTCCTACTAATACCCCTACTCAAACTCCAACCAACACCGGAACACCTACACAGACACCAACGCAGACACCGACACAAACCGCTACAAGTACTAAAACCCCTACTAATACTCCCACATTAACTCCTACACAAACTACAACCCAAACACCTACCAATACTGTAACATTATCCCCTACTCAAACACCAACTCAAACCTCAACACAGACACCCACTAAAACAACTACACCTACAAACACTCCAACAAATACAGCTACAAACACTCAAACTCCCACACAAACTCCTACTAATACCACAACCCAGACTCCTACTAGAACTACAGGAGCTACTCAAACCCCTACTTCGACAGCAACAAACACCCCAACAAACACCTTAACTCAAACTCCTACCAACACTTCTACCAGAACCGCTACTCCTACAAACACACCAACACAAACACCCACTAATACTCCAACGCAAACCAGCACACAAACTCCCACAAATACTCCGACAAAAACCACAACTCCTACTACCACACCGACGCAAACTCCAACAAATACAGCTACTCAAACTCCTACAAATACCCCAACTCAAACTAGTACTAACACACCTACTAGAACTAGTACTCCTACGAATACCCCAACAAACACTTCTACCCAAACTCCCACCAGAACCACTACTCCTACAAATACTCCTACTCAGACCCCAACTAATACGGCTACTCAAACTCCCACTAAGACTTCTGGAGCAACACAAACACCTACTGCAACACAGACACCAACACAGACCATTACAAATACACCGACACAGACACCTACTAATACTCCTACTAGAACTGCTACTCCCACAAATACACCAACCAATACGCCAACACAAACACCCACTCAAACTCCAACTAGAACAATAACTCCCACAAATACACCAACCAATACACCAACACAGACACCTACTCAAACTAATACTCAAACCCCTACTAGAACCACCACTCCTACAAACACTCCTACTCAAACTCCAACTAATACCCCTACTAACACCCCTACAAATACTCCTACAAATACTCCTACCAATACCCCTACAAATACCCCAACTCAAACTCCTACTAATACTCCCACTCGAACCCCCACTAACACAGTAACTCCCACTAGTACAATAACTCCTACTAATACCCTTACCCCCACCAATACAGAAACTCCAACTCAAACACCAACTAATACAGCAACTCCTACTAACACTATTACACCTACCAATACAGAAACTCCAACTCAAACACCAACTCTTACTCCTACCAGAACACCCACTCCTACACCGGAAGAGTTAGGAGATTGTACAGAGATTTACAACCCTAACAGTTTTGAAGTCTATGCATCATATATTACAAGGCAGAATAATACTGGATGTATTGCAATAGGACCTTTCGAAACTGTAAAAGCTTGTATCAGACAAGGAACAATCGGGAATATCTCAGCAGCAGATGGAGGGTGTGGAACCGGAAATGCTGTAGCTGTTAATACTACAGGATTAGGTACCTTATGCGTGGATGTTAACAACTGTTACCCTGTAACTTACTATCCATTAACATTAACCTATGATGTAGGATTGAGTTCTTGTTTCTGTACATACTTATGTTTTGTAGCATTAGAAGAATAATAATTTTTTAAGATATGGCTGTTGGACCTGGATTTTGCGAAGCTACCTCATCGACACTGTACTCTAACTGTTCAACCTTTAACATAGGCTGCTACCTCTATGCCTATTCAGCAAGTCAGTACGTACCGGTTAATGCTGGACAGTATTCCGATGGAGTAAAATGCGCTACGGTTTTAGAAAACGGTTACATAGATAGCTGGATAGACTGTACTGATATTTATGCAATTACAAAGTATAGAAACTGTACTAGTGGTGAACTCACCGAATCTGGTTCAAATATACCCGTTGCTTACGGCTACTTTCCTAGCGATCCTAACTTTACACCATACAGCCAATGGTGGTATAAAGATTACGGAGATTGTGTAGTTGTTTCCGGGCAGACTCCCTACCCTTGCTATGTTAACTACATCTATTCAAACACACCAGTAACTTCGGTAAACAGCGTAAAAGGACTTTACCCGCTATCTACAACACTTTACGATCAAGGAGGAACTAATGGTGCAAATGCTTGTAATAACATACTAGCAACCCCTACTCCTACTCCAACACCTACCTTAACAATATCTCTCACCCCAACTAATACACCAACTAATACTCTAACACCGACCCCTACCCCGACAACATCGTTTACAATATCTTATAGCTTTACGACTACTGCAACCGCTGCTTACATGGCAATTAGCAGGAACGGAAATACGGTAGTAACTCTTACTTCTAACGGTAGCGGCAATTTCACCGCGTATGGTGCAGATACTATATCAGTGTATACTTACACAACAAGTGACGGGGTTAACGATGCATATAACGGCTTAACTGTAGTAGATAACGGAAGTACTATATATAACAATACAGCAACAGATCCTACTACCGCAGTTAATAGTTATGGCACATATAATCCTACAGGTGACGGGTCTATAACTGTAAATGCCTATGAATTTTAATCAGTGAAAATTAAGTTAAAAACCTAAAAAATTCTATTTATATTTACAATATAAGGAATGTTAGTATCAGCAGTAATACAAATCACTAGTTGCGGGTCGTCTACAGGGCCTTTCGACCTATACTACGATAGTGTTACACCTGCGAACTTACTCGCATCTAATGTATCTTGTACAGAACTAGTAGCAGGATACACTGTTAATAATCTTCCGAATACAGCAGTAAATATTATATTAGATGGAGTTGGCATATGTACTGATATATTTACGATCCCTATTGTTATACCGACACCTACGCCTACGCCTACTCCTGGCTTAGATTGTAGCTTTACCTTCGTTATCGGTTCACTAATTACACCAACACCGACTGCAACTGTTACAAGAACAGCTCAAGCAACACCTACACCAACTCGCACTGCTACTCCGACACCTACAACTACCAAAACTCCTACTTTTACTCCAACAAATACACCTACTTCAACCAATACTCCAACCGTAGGACTTACACAAACCCCTACTCAAACTCCTACAAATACAGAGACACCTACACAAACCCCTACTAACACCCAAACACCTACAAACACCCCTACAAACACAGAAACCCCCACTCCAACCCGGACAAATACTAGTACCCCTACTCAAACTCCTACAAATACAGAGACACCTACTCAAACACCTACAGCTACCGTAACACAAACTCCTACCCAAACACCTACTGGTACTGTAACACCAACACAGACTTCTACCCAAACCCCTACCGCTACTGAGACTCCAACAACTACACCAACCCAAACTCCTACTCAAACCAGCACTCAGACACCTACTAATACTCAAACTCCTACTAATACCCCTACAAATACAAGTACACAGACTCCTACCCAGACAGCAACACCTACAAACACTCCTACAAGTACAAGTACACAAACTCCTACTAGCACAGTAACTCCTACTCAAACTAGTACTCAAACTCCTACTAACACCCCTACAAATACTATAACACCAACACAAACTAATACCCAAACTCCAACTCAAACTCCTACTCAAACCTCTACACCATCGCAAACTGCAACACAAACCCCTACAAATACTCCTACAAATACCGTAACACCTACTCAAACATCTACTCAAACTCCTACGAATACACCAACTAATACTACCACTAATACACAAACTCCAACTCAAACTCCCACTCAAACTGCAACACAGACACCTACAAATACAGCAACATCAACTAATACTCCAACAAACACTCCAACCAATACTCCTACTAACACACCTACCAATACTATAACTCCAACTAATACCGCAACACAGACCTCTACCCAGACTCCAACTAATACCCCGACAAATACCCCTACTCAAACCAGTACTCAGACTCCTACTAACACCCCTACTAATACCACAACCCCTACAAATACTCCAACACAGACCTCTACCCAAACTCCAACCAACACACCTACTAATACCATAACTCCTACACAAACTCCTACGAACACTCCAACACAGACTAGCACCCAAACCCCCACCCGTACCACTACCCCTACACAAACTCCAACTAATACTCCCACTCAAACTCCTACTAATACAGTCACACCTACTAATACCGCAACACAGACACCAACGAACACTCCTACAAATACTATAACTCCCACTAACACACCGACACAGACACCGACGAATACTCCTACCAACACTACAACTCCTACTCAAACTACAACACAGACCTCTACTAACACCCCTACAAATACTCCTACCGGTACTATAACTCCTACCAATACCGCTACGCAAACTCCTACAAGTACATCGACGCAGACACCAACCCAAACTAGGACTCCTTCTCAAACTCCCACAAACACTTCAACTAACACCCCTACACAAACTCCAACTAATACTCCTACCAATACTATAACACCTACCAATACCGCTACGCAAACTCCCACAAATACACCAACCAACACACCAACTACTACTACAACTCCTACAAACACTCCAACTAATACCCCTACTAACACCCCTACAAATACTCAGACATCAACACAGACTCCTACAAACACTCCAACACAGACTCCTACCCAGACAGCTACGCAGACTCCTACAAATACCCAAACTCCAACTAGTACCTCTACTCAAACTCCAACGAATACCCCTACTAATACGATCACTCCTACTCAAACTAGAACTCAAACACCAACACAGACACCGACCGGTACAGCTACTCCTACAAATACACCGACACAAACGAGTACCCAAACTCCAACTACAACAGTAACTCCAACTCAAACTGCAACACAGACTCCTACACAGACTTCTACCAGTACAATCACTCCCACCAGTACTCCTACAAATACAGCTACGCAAACTCCTACAAATACACCAACCGGTACTCAAACCCCTACTCAGACAGCTACTCAAACCCCTACTAATACTCCTACCAATACAACTACACAGACCCCTACTAATACTCAAACTTCAACACAGACTCCTACAAACACCCCTACTCAAACTAATACTCAAACTCCTACCAGTACTCAAACTCCAACTAACACACCTACACAGACACCTACTCAAACCCCTACCCGTACAACTACACCAACTCAAACTGCAACACAGACTGCAACACAAACTCCAACTAATACTTCAACACAAACCCCCACTCAAACTAGTACACCTACTAACACTCCTACAAACACAGTAACTCAAACACC